AAGGGTTCGGACTCCGGATACCGTCTCGGGAGAGTTCCAGCTAACTGCCGACTAGGTAAAAGCTTAGCGTTCTCCCTGGCCTCAAGTAGGTATCTTCCGAAGTCTTCATCGCTAAATGACATCAGTCGAACTCCACATGTTGATTGTACGGATGAGGGAACGTAATGTTCCTTGTATCCATGATGATCGTTTGAGAACTGGGGAACGCTGTCTGACCATCGAGCTGGTGACTGATGATGAACACTTGCGAGAAGTGGTTATCGTCTACCAAGTCTTTGATCATCGGCAACAGGTTGTGACGGTGGGCTTCGTCAAACGACGAACCGATCTCATCGAGGTGCAGAGGAAAGTCAGTCAACTGCATGCAGTAGTAACCAGTAATGACGAACGCCTCGTCGATAACATCTTTGATCGACGTACTACCTTTGGCAATATCACTACGAGGCCTGTCAGCAACCATCATCGGGATCTTGTAATCGATACCGTTCTCATCGGCGGCACATGTCGACATGAACAAGGGGTAGCCCCACAGCCGTCTGATGATCTTGTTGGCCGTATTGATGACTGTACTCATCTGCATGTGGATCATTTCAGAGAGCAATCCTTTCTTAGGACAGATCTCATCGACCAGTCGAGCATACGTCATCCGCTCGATCTCTACCATGGCCAGTTGGTTAGTAGAATCCTTGAGGAGATTCTCCAGCGTCTCTTGCTCACTCAATGTAAGCTCGATGCTGGCCAGACCCAACTTGGTCTTCCTGATCAGATCCTCAATCTGAAGATCGCCTTGGTAGTTGCAGTAAGAGAGGATATCGGACTTCAATTCCTCGTAGAGCGAGATACCCAGTTTGTACTGCTCACCGTACTTAGTCCACACATACATCGCGTTGATTACGATCTGTTCACGATCCTTGAGCAGGCGAATCCTGAAATGGACATCGTCGTACCGCTCTTGTGCCTGCCTGTAATCGGCCATGATCTTTTCAGAGTTACCTGATTCAGATTCGTACTGGACCAACTGTGCGCTCACTGTAGCGATGGCTCGCTCGATCTGTAGCTTCTTCTCAGCATAGATCGCATCACGCTCATAGATCGCCAGACGACCAATTAGACTACGTCCAAGCTCCTGCCATCCAACACTGTCGAGATAAACGAACAATCCAGGGAACTGGCCTTGATACGTAGCCCGAATCTCTTCAAGACGAGCATAGGCTTCAGCAGACAACGAAGCAACTTCGAAGATTTCTTCAGCGAGTTCAACATCGTTACTCATCTCAGTGAAGATCTTCTCACCATTACCGAGTCTAGCTTTCAACTCTTCGAGCTTACCGGGCTCGACACCGGGCTTGAATTCAGTACGGCACGACGGACAAGTCACTTCTTCGCAGCTGTGGATCTGATCAATTTCCTGTTTGATCAATTCCATCAGGTTGCCAGCGCGGTTATAGCGCATCCGTTTCTCAAAGACGGCTTCTTGCAACATACGAACATCTGACTCTGACTTACGTTCCCTTGGTAAATCAGCAATGACCATACGCAGCTCAGAGATGGGCTTAGCGGCGTTGATGAGCAATGAAGCATGTACGCCAGTCACAAACTCCGGAATGGCGTCATAGTCGCTCTGGAGCTGCGACAGAGAGGTTCTCAGATACTGCGGGTCAACCTTCATCGACTTTTCAGTCAATTCCCTCAGCCGATCACATTCTGCGTACCGATCCGACGCAAACCTCAGCTCACCTTGAACCAGCAGAATCTCGTCTCTGACGTCTCGAAGCATCTTATCAAGATCATCAAAGCTTTCAGCGCCCAAGGTGTCTGGATACTCTTGGAACAAGAAGTCCGTAGTGACGGAATCCAACTTGTTGGTCAGTTCCTCGAGACGAGCCTCAGTAACAGGTTCTGTCGTCTGACGAGGTTCTCTGAGCAGCATCTCGAGAGTATCGTGCAGCTCAGCCGAATGTTTACGCATCGAGATGCGCTCTTCTTCGGGATGGAGTAGATCTTGAGTCTCAAGGATACGTTCTTTGAGATACTTGATCAGGCTGACACGAGAGCTGAGCTCCTTCTTCCAAGCGTTGTATTTAGAAAACGCAAAGTCAAAGTTGGTCGGAGAGAATCGTGCAAACCAATCACGACGTTCCATCACACTGAGTTTGGTGAACTTGACACCGCCGGTGACGAACTTATGGATCATCCGGTCATAGCCAAGATGGATCTTGACGAGTTCTAACTGAGCAGTAACCGTTCTGCCTTTATTCAGGTTCTCGCCATCGTCTACTATGAACGAGTAAGAGTTCTTTGCTCCAAACGTTGAATTGAGTTTATAGACATGGCCTTTATGCAGGATCGTCTGGTCGAGTGATCCGCCATTAGGGAAGTATTCTGCATCCGGGGGAAGGGGACTGAATCCGATCTCAAGTAGGCTCGACTTACCGCTACCGTTTGTGCCCAATACCATCTGAGCTTTGGTGGTAGGACGGATAGTGATGACGTTAGAGCCATTCAGAGATGTTCGGTCGCATCCTTCCAATCTGACGTATTCGAAGAACATCGTAATGCTACCTTGTGATAAGCAACTGTAGTATTGGGCGACTTAGTTAAATTTTAGGAGGTCGTGAATGAACGTGTCTGCTTACCGTAAGGTGGCCGTCGGCGTCGTTGCTGAGAACAAGGGTCTTACTCACCCTGAGGGCGGTGGGTTTGTCAAAGAGGTGGAGATTACTCCTACCGAATGGTTGACCATGCGAGATGGTGAACTTACCGATAACCCTCAACAATTGGCCTTTGCGACAACGGATTCTCAAGGCAATGCCATTACTGGCAAGGTCGCCGGTAACAACACTATCAAGTGTACGTGGATGCCAGCTGGTACTAACCGCCTATCGCCTCCCGATGTTCGTCGCGGTAATCGCGTAGAGATCTGGCAGGCCGCTAACCAGGATAAGTTCTGGTGGCGCGACATGGGTCTTGATGACCATCTCAAGAAACTGGAAACGATTGTCTGGGGCATCAGTGCGTCTACCCAGGAACAGGAGCCGGGTGTAGATACCGTACTCAGCCCAGCCAACATGTACTGGATTGAGTTCTCGTCTCACAGCAAGAAGCTTGCTTTCAGTAGCTGTAAAGCTAACGGTGAGCCGTTTCTGTACGAGATGTACTTCGACTTCGATAAAGGCGAGTTCAATATCAAGGACGATATTGGTAACTTTATCAATCTGGTCAGTGCTTTGAAGTTGATTCATCTTCAGAATGCTGAGGGTACGTTCATCAAACTTGATGAGAAAGATATCAAGATGTACGCTCCCCAAGACATGCTAGTCGATGTGGCCAGAAACATGACAGTCACTGTCGGCAAGAATGCTACTGTTAAGGCAGGGTTACAACTCCTCCTTGATGGCGGTGGTAGCACACAAACTCATACGTCGGCAGGTATTGTCGTCAAAGCCCCAATGTGGGACGGTGGTCCATAATGGCAATGGTATCGTTGGTAGGCGAGTCAATCGCAGGCGGGGTCATCACAGGCCCAGGAGCAGTCACTTATCGAGTAGAGGGGTTGTCTATCTCGCTTGTTGGTGACGGGGTAGCAGGGCACGGCACAGGCGCTCACGCAGGACCTATCATGGTGACGGGTTCTCCTTGGGCACGCATCCGTGGAATACCTATCGTTCGGCAAGGTAGTCTGGCATCATGTACTCACGACGCTAACGGCAACCCGTGGATGAATATTCCTTAACAGCATAGAGCCGGGGTCTAGCCCCGGCCTTATGTCGTCAGGATTGGTTCAAGGAGCAGTAGCCGTAGTTGTCGTAGGCGTCGTCAAGAACTCAGTGCCCAGTTCCAGCAGATACCCATCGCCTTCGCGAGTAGGATGGCTGGAATATAATGCACCACTGAAGTAACCATCATCCGATGGCTTCTTGGTTTCGCTCACGTACCGACGGACGTAGTTGTCAGGAATGGCAATCACATACGCCTCGGTCTCAGGCACAGCCACATACGCAGGCAGGAGTCCACTCTCCAGTTGTAGTGGGAAGTCGGGACGCTCGTAAGTGTAGTACCGGCCAAACAAACCGGTGCGTTCCAACGGATGACGCTCGAAGTAGAAGTTGCTGGCATCGAGTGTGATGATGAATGTCTGACTCAAGGTCAGATACGCCATGATCGATTCGTCACTCATTGCCTGGAACATGTCGAGTGTATCACCGTGGTTAGGGTTCCTGACCAAGGTCTTGTTAAACGCGTCCAAATCGATGAGGCTATCCGAATTGAAGTAGCGTTCTTCGAACAGTAGTTTGTACCATTCGATGTTGATCGTGTTGTCTCCGATCATCTTATAGCAATGGTTAGCAAAGTGCAGATAGCCGCCCAGTGACACCATGATGACCTTGTTGTTCAGATCAACACCCGGTAAGTTGATGTTGAAGCCGTTCTTGAGCGCTGTACCGCCACGCTTATAAACGTTCTCAGACTTGATCGGGTAGCACGCCACCTTGCCGATGTCACGGAAGCTGATGATGCTGATCTCGTGTTTGTTCGAGTAGTTGACCGTACGGCCGCCGTCGATAATCGTCACACCAGCAGTCGACGCGTCAGTCAAGTGCAACAGACCGTTTACGGTGACGAGGCAGTGATCGTAGAACAGCTGATAGTCGACGTCTGTCTTGGTGACGAGGATGTCGGTCAATTCTTCATCGGGGAAGTCAGAATCGACGCTGGCGCCTGGGTGCACCTTAGTAGCATGGTAGCCCGCAATGAACAGATCGTTGCACTTAGCGACGGCTGCGGTCCTTGTAGGTACGGTGTCTACTGTAGGTAGGGCAGTATCACCCAGCACTTGCAGCCACTCGTCGACCGTGATGTCGTCACGCAGACCGTAGATCAGATCTGTCACGGTAGTCAGGTCAAGACTCATCTGGTGGTCAACATCGACGTGAGACAGTACGAGGATGGCGATGGAGTTTTCGTCAAGGATACTCCGGACTTTGACGGTGTTCACCACCGCTTCCAACACCCGACTATTATCGCCGCGTTGTTTCAACAGTGCTTTATCGCACGTATACATACCTAATCCTCCAGATGCCTCAAAAATGATATGCCTAGCCAGATAGCAGGTGGTGGCGCTTCATACATTAACGGAGACCGTTCATGGCTTCTACAGATCCAGTACTGCAATACCTCTATCCGGAAGACCAGACCGGCACTGCGACCACCAACCTCGTCAAAGGCGAACGTCAGACACTGAATCCGCCGGATGCTCCGACCGATCAGGAATTGGAGAGTGGCGACTTTGCCATCCGTTTCCACTTCGCGATCCCGTTTGCAACGCCGTACTTCCGTGACTCGCTGAAGATCAAATACATCCCGACGGGCCAGTACCTCACCCGCGGAACCGATTATGCCTGTGGTCACGAATTCCAGGCGGCTTCCTACGAGTTGCAGAACGTGCTCGGCGGGATCTACGGCAGTATTCTGTTCTTCGATCCGACGCTCTCTGGCCAGATCGAACTCGAGTATCAGACGCTCGGCGGTAACTGGACACTCGACGAGAACAAGATCTTCGAGATCCTCGCCAACCGTCTGGTTGATCCTCGTTCAGTAACCTACGATGAAGTCAGCGGCAAACCGGAAGTGTTCCCTCCGGTAGAGCACAACCACCCTGCCGATGACTTCACCGGCATGAAAGAAATGCTGGTAGCTGTCGCAGCATTGGTGGCCGCCGTACAAAACCAAACAGATACTTACTTGCAGAACCCGCCGATTCTTTTTGGCCTGTACTACAAGAAGTCTGAAATCAACACCATGATCGCCGACATCATGGCGAAGTTCAATACGTATTACACTGCTTCTGAGATCGATCAGAAACTTCAAGAGCTGATCGAGAATGGCGGCGGTGGCGGCACGGGTCCTGGCGAAGGCGATTACTACACCAAAGGAGAGATGAACCTCCTCCTGACGGGTATCCGTAATCAGTTCAACAGCTATTACACGCAACAGCAGATCAACGATTTGCTGGATGTGATAAATCAGAAGTTGGATACCACCCTGACGACCGATGACCTAGACGGAATCAAATCCGACGTGGCCACCGCAGTTCTTGCTCAGACGGAATCTTCCCTCAACGCAGTGGTGGATACGGTAACCTCGGCCTTCGAGGCAGGCATCATCACACTCAACGCTCGTTAATAAGGTTAATACCCCATGCCATCAGTTCCTATCATTTTCAAGTACCCGCTTGACTTGTCGGGCACGAGTCCTGATAACAAGGTCGTTAACGAGTCCCATGTGATCGGCTCTCGCCGCGGGCGATTGTTTGCTCCGGATTATGGCCCTTTCTTCAACAACACTAACTTGGTGTTGCAAGATGCCGTTACCGGTCAGAACCTGTTGCCTAACGTCGACTACAAGTTGATTCATTTGTACGACGAAGCGACTCAGGCTACAGGTCAACCGGTTTATGCCGGTGTTCAGATCATCAACCCTGACATTGGTACTCAGATCTATTTTACTGGCCAATACGTCGGCGGTGAGTTCTCGTACTCTACTGCTGCATTGAAAGCCATGATCGATCTGTTGACTGGCGATGACCGGCCTGTGTACTGGGGCGAGATCATTGGTGTACCTGCGTACTTCAACCCTACGCCGCACAAACACTCGATCTACGAGACGTATCGTTGGGAAAACATGATCTGGGCCATTAATGACCTGGGTAATGCGATCCGTGACGGCGACACGGCTTCTCGTCAACTGCTGGTGCAGCAAGTCACTGACAAGCTGCTGGAGTTCGATGATCGGTTGACCAGCGCGTTGGAAGCGATTCGTCGTGAACTCAACTACGTGATTGTCGACCATGACACCGTACTTGAGATCAACCGTCGTTATTTGGTCATCAAGAATAACGTCAAGTTGACCATGCCTTCTATTACCGGTTCGGTGGTTACTGGCAACTGGGTAATGATCCAGGCACTTCTGGGCGTCGAGCCTTACATCGTCAGTAACGACAAGAAGATCAAATGCGTGAACGGTACAGCGGCCGTCGGCGAGCCTGTTTTGGTCAACGACGTTTATCAGCGCCTACCGGTATGGATCGGAACTGACCAGAACTGGGTCATTTAAGGAGGTCACATGGCTGATGAATTCATTCGTTTTCGCTACCACGTAAGGCCTCCTACAGGCCCAACCAACCCACTGATTCAGCCAGGTGAACTTGCTTACTTTCCAACGTCTGCGATCCCGGCAGGATGGTTAAAAGCGGATGGTAGTTACTATTCGCCTACTGATCAACCTGCACTCTTCCGGGCAATTGGTTATCGACATGGTCGAGATGGGAGCGGACGTTTCCGAATCCTGGAAGTAACTGACATTATCGAACAAGTGAATCCACACAACGGCGACCCGGTGTTCAACATCGGGGGTAGCGCGGTGAGGAGTCACGGTCATCCGGGCGGCCAGTTGGCATCGGGGGGTGGTCATACTCACGGGGTTACCGTCATCCAGTGGTACGACTTACCGTATAACATCATTTACGACGTCGACCCCGGTATCGGCGATGCTGGTGCGGATAACGGTATCCAGTATTACCCAAACACAAACCACAGCCACAGCGTAACTGCTAGCGGCGGAGGTGGGGTTGAGACGGTGCCTAACCACGTCATACTGGTGCTCTGCGTCTGTGCATTCGGCGACGTGTTAGAAACCATTGCATAAGGTGAAGAAGAATGATCTCTCTCATCGTCCCGGTCGTTAAGCCGACGATCAGTATGGTAGGTACGATTCGATATCTGTCGTATCCTCAGGTGACCAAGCCCTGGATGCCATTGAGCGGCGGCTATGTCCCGGCTTTGGATAACCCTGAGCTGCTCAATATTTTGGGGTTCAAATACGGTCAGACGACTATTGATGACGTCCTGCATTTCAAACTGCCGGCGTGGAACCAGATCAACGCAAGTGCGTTGTCGTTATACCCTAGGCCTTGGAACCCAAATAACTCCAATGGGCGCAATATCGGTAAATCGGTATTGCAAGAAGTGAGTAGTGCGTTGCAGGCACACACACATACGGGATCATCGTCGTCTGATGGTGCGCACACGCATGCGCCTTCCTCAGGTGGACGGTTCGCTGGCGGTATCAAGAACGCCCACGCGGGCGGTGGGGGTATGTATCCAGCCGATTGGGGGCAATTTCCGGGTAGTGCAGGACACGGCGCACATGACCACTCGGGCGGCGTGAGTGGTGGAATGATTCTTGATGGCGCACATTCCTCACCCAACGTAGAGCCTAAAGGCTACGGCGCTATTCTTTGTATCCATTTGGGGTGAATTATGATTCCTGTGATTAAATTCACGCCAGACCGTCAAATTAAAGATTATGCTGGCGTTTACGTTGAAGCATTGACTGACACAGTCCCTCCTGGACGGTTACCGGTCGATGGGTCGTTAGTGAAAATTGCTACATTCCCAACACTGTTCGACAAACTCGGCCATCTTTACACTTCTGGCTCGAAAGCAGGGAATGGCACAGAAGGTGATAGTTTCAGGCTCCCAAGCCCGGCCGGTAGGTTCTTGAAACCACGGGATGACGGATCACTGCCGGGCGCCTTGACTGAGGACAGAACGTCTGACCATACCCACTCTGTATCTGGGGACCCTGCTGGTCAGCCGGATCACCCTCTGACAAACGTACCTAACTACGGCAGTCAGTTCCACTTCGACCACTCGTACCACAGTCCTGGACCTGATGACGATCCTGATGCAATGGATCTTCGAGGAACTTACGGTACTGCTACGTTTTATTCTGGATACGGGGGAGACCACTCTCACTCGTTTACTCTGAATAGTAGTGACGGTGTGGAGACGCGACCGTACAGTGCAAGGCTCCCTGGATTTATCATCACCGGCGAATTAAGTAACCGCTGTGTCGCGATCATTTACGGATCTGATTGGGGTGTTCAGCCTGGCTTTAACGAAGTGGTCCCAGCCAAAACTGGGATTGAGATGGCGTTTGCTCGTGAAAATGTGCATACGTACAGACTTCGATATCCCGAGTCTACGGTCGGAGCACCTAAACTGACCACTGCTCACGTAGAGCTATGTAAACAGTTGAAGAAGCTTCGGTCTATGTACGCTGACGTTTGGATCATCGGTATTGGCGTTGGTGCACATTTGGCTGCCATGGCTATGACCGTTGAAGAGAAGCTCTGGGTCGCTACTAAATTTGTAGGGATTAACGGGTTCTATAATCCATCCGGTCTCTACGCTGCTTCGTTGACGCAGTCCTTGACTAACTATCTGGGCGGTACTACTCAGGACCTCAAGGATCAAGCAACGCCGATCTTGCCTTACTATCCAACAAAGTTGTGGCATGGTGCGAATAACACCGTAACCCCAATCAGCCAAGCACAATGGTTCACCGATCAAGTGGTCAGTGTACCTAGTTTGGCATGGGATGGTAATCCGATTACTGCGGGTTTGTTTGCTGATATCTTTGCGTTCTTGTCGCACGACGACAGCGACACATGACATACAGCGGGGCTTGCGCCCCGCTGTATGCTGTTAGCGCAACCATGTACCGGCAAGGTTCTTGTCGATATATACCAATTTCCGCGTACCTACCGACATGTACTGCTTACCCGGTTTCAGGTAAGTCGCAGGAGTTGTTCCGGACTCTACAGCCCATGCATTGTTCACGAACTTGTAGACCACGTTGTTCACAAGATCCATGATGGGCTTGGTCGTGGTCCTGAGGATCGATGTGTTCCAAGTGTACAGCTGGTCTACCACAGACTGGTCGTTGCCGTTGCCGCGGTAGTCGCCAATTACCGTATAACCGAACCGGCGGCTGTTCTTGATCTTCTGAAGAGTGGTATCGGCGGTGTAGGCGTACGTGAGTTTAGCTGCGGCCACGTAGGTAGTGGAGCCTGGCAATGTAGTCTCCAGAGTCAGCGTACTTCCGCTAAGAGTAACGCGCAACTTAACCGGGTCGGTATTCCAATCCAGTTCAGTAAGGCCGGCGCTGGTGCCTACCAACGGGATGTTTGGAGTATCAAAATCGATCAGGTTCAGATAAAGCCCGAATCGAGGATGACTACCCCAGTCTCCCGTGTTACGAACAACCGACAGATAATCGATAGTCCCATCACTGTTCGTGACGTATCCGATGACGACGCCCATCGCACCAAGAGAGTAGTTCTGATCGGGGCCAGTGACATTACGAATCGACGGACCTGTCATGGTAACTTCGATTTGGAAATCGGTATCGTTACCCACCAGAGAGTTTTCTTTAGAGACAAGCCCCCGGCCGAATTTACCAGCCGTTGGGCCAATGTTTTCTGGCGCCTGACCGATGTTATCGCCGTTCACATACCCTACGCCCAAACTTCTGAGGAGGTTGAATGGAGGGAGTTGAGCTGCCCACCGTTCGTAGATCTTAGGGGTGACGGTATTGAGCTTGCGATCACTCCCCATGACGAATCGGTCATAAGTGCCCATGACCTGTTGCATGTTCTCGCCAAGACCCATACTTACTTTTAGGTCTTCTGCCGACAACGCAATAGAGTAAGTGACGTCGGTACTTGCGGAAAGAGCAGCAAGTGCTTGTATCGCAGTAGTGTATCGTCCGATCGCCGATGTGATACCGTCGAGTTTTTCTTGCGTAATCATGTAAAGAACCCCAACTATTATGGTCGCGCCATATCGGCTTTCAGTCATATCAATTTAGAGAGACTTTTTATGCCACATCCCCAACCACCGGTCCCTACTAACGCTAATCCGTTCAACGACTATCCTGGTATTGACCGTGGACTCTTCCGCACTGACCTGGATGCATATCCCTACGCTCGACTGTATAACGCCGTATGGACTGTAAAGGGCCCAGCACCGTCTCCAGGTATCATGCAGTTCCAGCTGATGGGCTACACAGCATTGCCCAAGACTGCGCAAGAATATCTCGCTGGCGTGATCATCAAGTCACCAACTACCGAGTTGGAAACGATGGACTGCGTTACCCGTGGCCCTATCCTGGCTCCTATCCTGGCTGAGTTCTACGCTCGGGATATCTGGAGTACCCACTACTCCAAAGGCGGCGCTCTGCTGACCGATGAAGAGAAAGCGGCACTGGATGTGTTCTCTACAGCATTCATCGGTCCCTTTGCTGAGAAGCAAGGTCTTCAGACCGTCAAGATGACTGTTAGCTACGAGCCTACCCCGGATGGTATGCCCGTGGTACGGGGGTACGTAAAGGTCGAGTACACTGCCAATCAGAATGGCCAAGATTACGAGAACACGCTGTTCTTGGTCGACGAACCATTCGATCCTGTATTGGCGGCCTTGTCTGACATCCGTGCTAAACGTCAACCGCCGCAACAACCTACGGTGAGCTAAATGAGTACTGGTGATCCAACCATTATCCAAACCCAAACCTATCTGATGACTCTGGGTTTCAATCCAGGCACCATCGATGGTAAATGGGGCAAGAACTCTCAGGATGCACTCGATGCCCTGAAAAACAGCACTGTTGATCAAAGCCACAAGTATGGCGTGACCAAGATCTGCTGGGGCGTGAAGTTCGGTACTTCTGAAATCGATCGTCTGGTGCAGATGATCAAGAACCTCGGCATGGCGCCGATCACTATCCATGACTTCATGGCCTGCATGGCGTGGGAGACTGGTGAGCAGTTCAGTCCAGCTACGAAGTCGCCGGTGTCGACAGCAACTGGTTTGATCCAGTTCATGAAGGCTACGGCTACCGGTCTCGGTACTACCGTTGAAGCACTGGCTGCGATGACAGTTGTTCAACAACTCGATTATGTCGAGAAGTACTTCAAACCCTACAAGGGTAAGTTGAACAACCTGGGTGACATCTACATGGCCATCATCTGGCCCGCCGGTATCGGCAAGCCAGATTCCTACGTCATGTGGAAAACCGGTGATGCACCATTCGAGCCAAACAGCGGCCTTGACCTCAACAAAGATGGTCAGATCCTGCGCATCGAGTGTCTGCACAAAGTCAACAACAAATATGTCAAAGGCTTCCTGAACGGCAACACCAAGGCCGCCTAGACAAAAAAAAGAAGAAGCTACAGCTGGGGCTCACGCCCCAGCTGTATGCCGCATCAACCCAGCAGCTTCTCGAGGATAGCCGCTTGATCACGAATGAAACGAGAGATACGGAATTCTTGATTACCGGTTACGGCTTTCAGAACATCCGTCGCTGCCATCTCGTAGCTTTCTTTGGTGTAACGGACTTCGCCGGAGTCAATGACGTTATCCATCAGGTCGCTCATCGAAACGAAACGCATCTGCGCCGAGTTCCACTTGAGCACCATTTCGCTGAACAACTCACCGTAGTCCAGGAAGGCGTGCTGGCTTGCCAGAGCGGCCGCTAGCAGAATCGCTACGTCGCTATTACTCAGGCACCACAACGGGCTCAGAAGCGCGTTATCGGTGGTCAGAACGCCGTTGTTCAAGCGGTACTGTGAGAGATACTTGAACGCAGGCATGAAACGGTTGTGATACTGGCTGGGTACGATACCATACTCGAGACAGTACAGGCCGTTGTGCAGGTTGATGGGGTGGTGACGATCAGAAGTTGCAGGCGGAGTGGATGATACTTCGTGAGCATACTTCAGGCCGATCCCGAGTGCGGTGCCGCCAATGAAGGTGACGCCGAGTGTTACGAGTTTAGCAATGCCACTATTCATTAAGACTACTCTCCTTCAGAGGCCAGTGCATTGGTCGAACCCTTGGACGGTTCACGGTCACCGAGGGCTTCGATATGGTGGATATAACCGGGCATGAAGTCAAGGCCGAGACCCATGCTACCATTCCGCAGCAGTTTTGCTGCGGCGGGATTGAGAGTAGCCAAGTCTGCACCAGCCGATTGTTCAGCTCTCTTCGCAGCCTCGATACGTTTCGCTTCTTCATGCGCAGCTTTCTCAGCCGCTTGCCGTTCCGGGGATTTGAAGACATGCTCCATCACGACAGTATCGATGGTTGCCCGCCAATCGATAGTAACCTGAACTATCGAGTTCTCATCGAGGTTGACGCGATAGGAAATCTCTTTTTCGTTAGGGTTTGACATCCCTACCTTCTTGGCTTTCGCCATGTCGACGGTGTAGCTGCCGACCAGTTCCATGTCGTTACCTTCGGCGGTGAGTTCCATCTCAAAGCCATTTTCGTTTGGCAACAGACGAGCCGTACCGTAGAAAGGTTTGCCGTTGTGGATTACACCATTGAAGGTGTAATAACGGTAGACCGGCTTCGGTACGTTGAGAATCTCGATCCGCTTCATCAACTCTGCCGCCGATTTGTACTTCTTGGCGAGTGGACAGATGTAGTTGATCATGTCGAAGCTGAGCGAGTGAGTGCAAACATAACCCAGCATGGCTTCGTACATCTCACCAGTGATCTTGTTATAAGTCAAGATTTCCTGGACGGTAGCACGGTCAATACCGCGATAAGTGATGCAGAACTGGAAACGCCCTGGACGGTTCAGCATGTACTTGTTCAGCTCTTCCTTCTTGTTAGAAGTGACGATGAACAATACCTTCTTGACGTCGGTATCGCTAAACAGAGTGAGCATGCCTTCGCGATCGGAGCCGCTGTAGATCTTGCCGAACTCGTCCATGTATACAACACACGGACCGATGATCTTCAGGATCTGACGCAGCGCTTCGGCAGGGATGACATGGTCGATGACCAGCACTGGCAGCTCTTGCTTCAGTGCGACGTTGCAGAGATCTTCTCCCAGCATGGACTTGCCAGAGCCTTTCAGGCCGTTCAGGATGACGCCAGTCGATCCTGTTTTGCCATTGTAGGCGTCCATGATTTCATCACGGTAGAAGTGGTGCTTACCGAAGATCTTCTTCGGCATGGAGAAACGTTTACGGTCCTTCATGAGGTCCAGGCCTTCTTTGGTCGGACGAACACGGTAGACGTACGCCGCGAGTTTTTCGTGGCGGTTGGCTTCGTAGACTTGGCGGATTTCTACGTGATTAGTATAATCGAAGAATGTCAACGGCATACAACGGCTTCCTTCTTGGTGGTTATTTAGGGTGCAGCATAGACGGCGGGATTATCCCGCCGTTAGCTTGGGGAATCATGTCGGTAATGTGGGACTGTAAATACTTAGCTTACGCTTGTTTAGAGCACACCGACAGAAGGATGCCTTTGATACGGACTGTATCAGCAACTGTCCAGATATTAAGCTCGAGCCATCCGCGATCGATTTCCAATTGGCCATTAAGGGCCTCAAGACCAGGAATGAGGTTACGTTCATGACAGACCAGGGTGCAGTGCCGCGTAACGTTGTCGGTCCAATTGATCTTACCTGGGACCCAAACAATCGTATCGCCCTCAGGCGCAGCCAGGACAAATCCTTGAATATTGACTTCGGGAAATGTAACAGTTTCATTCAGAGTCTGGTCCCAAGGAAGGCTAGCCAGATGGACGCGAATAGAGTACTGCTGCCCACCCTCCTTGAGTTCGATAGGTTCGTCAAGTGCCAATGCGTAGGTAGGCACAAACTCAACACCGGGTACGTCATTAACGGTTCGATCAATTGGACGAACGCGTTTGATTGGTGTTTCTAAGGTGACAGGTTCCACCAGTTTATCCAACATCAGCCAGACAGGCTTAATCTCATCCTCCGGCGTCCATGAACTAGCTGCATCGTAGACTTTTTCCAGAGGGCCCACTTCCTCTTCTACCAGTTTGACGATGTTAGTGAAGTGGGTATCCTTCATACGGGCACCGTATCCATTCATGACCTCACGCAACGTAGGTAGTGAGATAGACGCAGTGATACCTTTGAAGGTTACTGTGATAGGTGGTCTCTCAGACATCAGATATACTCACTTAGTAATTAATGCAAAATAAAGCCCTTACCCACACTACCGAAGGGTAGGGGAAGAGGAGGAAGGCTTTTTATCAAAACATAGATAGCGTTTGTAAACATTTACAGCATAGACAGACTGGTGGGGAAACCCACCAGTCTGCTAGACTCAGTTAGATCTTAGGCAGGTCGCCTATATCCGATCCGGTGTTATCGCCCGCATCTTCTTCACCTTCGCCTTTTCCTTCATTAGGTTCAGATTCTGTTTCAGCAGGTTTGTTTTCACCCTCAGTTGGTTCGTCTTCGGGCTTGTCATCTTTACCAGCATTGGTGTTATCAGGATCGTTGTCGAAGTCGTCCATGAATTCGTCATCGCCATTACCAGCCGCTTCATCACCAGGGACTGTAGGAACATCGCCAGAGAAGTCAGGAGTTTGTTCAGCGTCATCTTCAGCACCGGTGCCAGCCATGGCATCTTTCACTTTCTGATCCAGTTTCTTCAGACGCTCATCAGCCTTACGCTTCTTGTAAGCATCCTCAGCTACCAGCTTGATGTAGTCACCGCTTGCTGCAAACACGGCGCTGACGTGTGCCTGCATCTCTTTGGTGAGGTTCATCATTGGACTACCTTCTTCAGTATTAACGAAGATATCCAATTCACGGAACAGACCCTTCTCACGCATCCAACGACGCAACTCGATACCCTTGATCGAAGCAACCATCGTAGGCACTGCTTCACGAACCAGGTCGTTGGTGTAACCGTGGAAGTACTCTTCGCTAATGAAAGCTGGCAGTACGGTATCCAGAACATCCGAATACGCCTTGTACATCTCGATCTGCTTCTCGAGACTATCAGTCTCTGGAGCTGGAAGCTTAACCATGAACGCGTTGATGAATGCCTTGAGGTATTCGATCGGCTCTTCCTTGAATTCCTCAGGGACGAACTTCTCGTTTTCCTCGATGATGTCAAGCATCTGCTCAACCAGAGGACCAGAGTTATACGTAAAGGTACGCACGTACGACGTGATCATCGGGTTAGTCATGCCCTGAAGCACCATGACGCGTTTGAGGAGCAGCAAACTGTTACGGACGATGGTAGTGGCGAACTCAGGAGAATTGGCCCCATCGAGCATCTCAGGCGTCAGGGAGAACACCCGAATCAATGCAGTGTACAGGTTCTGCATCAGTTCGTTGTCGACCGGGACGTAAGAGCTTTCTTTTGGCGTGATCGTGGTCTTGACATCAGGATACTTGCTGTTACCGGTAACGTTAACAGAGAAGCCCGACATCTGGAGCTGTTCAGCCAGACCTTGAATACTGACCACCGACGTAGGGAACTGGTGATACGCAAGCGAGATCGCCTCGTTCGCCAGATACGTCACCGCGGCCACTGGATCTTCATCTTCATCATCCAGCTCGATGTTGATGTCTTTACCAGGAATAGCGTTACGAGTAGCGCCCATTACAGAAGCTACCAGCAGGTTGGCACGCATAGCCGCCAGAGCTTTGGCATCTTCCAGAATGGATTTACCCACGCCGTATTCGTTGTAGTCATACGCCATGTAGACCATCAACTCAGCAGGCACGTACAGCATGGTGGTCTGTTGGTTCTTCATGGTGCGAGCAAAGAGCAGACGGTCAACGTTCTGACTGTGACTGATCTCGACTTCACCACCCATGATACCGCTCTTGATGCGAGACACGATATCATGGTCGATGAACTCACCATGCAACTGAGCCAGACGATCGATGACATTGTTAGAGGCGTTAGTGATACCGCCACCCAACGTCTCGTTTGCCATGTTCAGCAGCTCACCAGCCACTTGGCTTGACGATCCCACCTGATCAGTACCGCCGGTAGACCCGCGACGCAGATCGTCGTAGAAGTCCAGGCGTTTGGAATACGACAGCGGATAGCCGTTAGCATCCAACAGTACGATATAGCCGACGTGGTTGGTTTCATCACCCGGTACGCAAATAGGCATGACCGATTCGACAGGGAGGTGATAGACCAACGGGTGGCCGACAGTATCTTCGCCGGCTTGACGCAGCGACGGAACGACTTCCAGACGGCTACGTTTAACAGCTTGTGGCGATCTGAAGAACTTGGAATAGATATTACCTGACGCTTCAGCCAACTTGGCTTTCTTAGCACCTGGCTTACGTTTCCCATCACCATCAGCCAACGTGTCGTTCAGTGGCTCATTTACCGTACGGCGACGTTTACTCAACATCTCGAACGACGGCGAGCCGTAAGCAGAAGACAAGGAGCGTTCACGCTTCATCCCTTGTACCGCAGGCATCCGCAGAGCAGCCAAGTTGTCGGTCACTCGGAAGGGAAGACTGACTCGTTTATCCTCCACCTTCTTTGCAGTTTTACACTCGAACTTGATGGTATGATACTCCGCCATGTCCGCGCTACGGAGGCGATTCCTGGTCGACTCGAAGCTTGCATACTGGATTTTATCGACAGTCGGCAAACTGACTCCGAAGATGCCTTTTGACTTGAACCAGCTGCCTTCCCACTCGCCGCCGAAGCTGGCGACAGATTCCATACTGGCAGAGTCAACGCCAGTGATCATCCGATCAAGAGACGCTTCAGGAAGAATGAGGATAGGGTGGGCGCCCGATGCAATCAATGCGTCGTCTACCCAGCCTGATACTTTCTTCTCGATTTGCTGCTCTGTGACATGGAAGTTGTATAGCAAGTCAGTGAGCTGTGCAGTAAGAGGCGTGTCCTGTCCTGGAAGTCCGTTAGACATTACCAGAGACGTGGTAGCCAGATCACCAGGGGCTACTACAGCACTGACCAAAATATCTCGTGCCAGATTTAGATCCGGCATGACCTGGAAGATGTTTCTCAGGTCAGTAGCTTCACGCAGGGTGCGTTTAACGACACTGGAGATGGCCGATAGATCAGGGTGTTTCAGTTTACCCTTGTTAGGGTCTTGGCGGTCAGCTACCAAACGACCGAGAACACGCTCATCTCCCGGCTTCAAATTCCTGAATTGTTGGATACGCTGCGCACGTGGACTTGTTGTTTCCATCTACTCCTCTCCTTTCCAGATCGGGGCCATGTCATGAACGCCTACTACAGGCTTTACATCTTGAGCGTCATCAAGCTTGTAGCGACGCTGGTGATCAAAAGTAAATACACGGCTACAGCAATCAATACCCGGCTGATACAACTGGGGAACGTTGTCGATCCTGATGATCCTTACAGCTGGAAGTACTACCTCAACCTGTCTGGCGTTTATCACGCCACGAACACGGTCATGCAGGTGACTTCGCTTGATACTCAGGAGACGATTGATTTCACTAAAGCCAACCTCTTGATCCACCGCGCTACTCGCAAAGAGTACACGTACGGAAGTCGCTATTACAACGACCTGCGTGATGCGTACCCCGATCAAGAAATGCTAATAAACGGTATCATCAACCCGATAAACATAGACACAGCGATCGGGGCGGATGACCATACAATCCTCTCCTACGATACCTCCCTCGTAGAAGCGCAAGAACAGCGGCTGTTGCCTGACTTGCAACGGTACGTGTCGTTGTACTTTAACCGGTACGATAACCCGGACTACGGATTGTTTGAACCGTACTACTACCCGCTGTTGATCAGTGGACTGTACTCGAAGCTGGTTCTTGAAGTACTCAACAGTCGTCTGCGCTGCTGTAAGACACAGCAAGCTCACACGTACCACATTCGTCAGTATCTGTTGTCCCACAACAATGCGGTTGGTCTTGAGTTTGACTACATGACCATGAAGCAGAGACTGTTCCTTTATCGGAACATCCTCTACCTCAACCGTAATCTGGGTCGTCGTGAGACGTTCGAGTGGTTGACACAAAAGATCCTGACTGATCGTGGGTTCTCGTTGGCTGGGTATAACATCAGCCAGACGTATGACAAACTTGAAGATACGCTGAAGCCTACCATTCAATTGGATCGCTTCACTATCAACGGGATTGATCCTGCGGCGGGATCTAACGAGAAGACTGTTGGTGAATTGCTTGACCTGGAACTGCCGCTGGCTCGAGATAACCCGATCGTTCGGGACGACATCGAGAAAGAAGCTATCCAGAAGATGCAGGTGTCGCTCTTCAACCAATTACCTACCAAGGTGTTGGAATCGAACGTAGTCGACCGCAGTGATGCAGAACCATTTACCATCACTGAAGTACTGCTCAACCATTGGATCTATCTGTCGCACTATGATCGATACACGTCGGTCGTCAGGTTCATCAACCCCGGTAACGGGGATCTGTATAGCCTGAGCGTGAAGAACGCGTTCATCTTTTATCTCTATGCTTTTAACATGGCAAACGGGATTGAGTTGATCAAGGTGCCAGTCATCGGTGCTCGCCGCGTTCGTCGTATCCCGTTACCGACCCTCGCTGAATTGCAGGGCGCGGTTAACAAGAGTCGCGTCCCTAACTACTACTTGAGGTACATCCTCGAGACTCAGGTGCCGATCAGTCGATATGTCTCGACTGAATCGTTCAATGAGATGTGTCAGGACGTGCATGATGTCATGATCAAGCACCGCAATATGCGTCACTATAACGGTGACTATAAAGTGGAAGGCGAACTGCACCGGGTGATTGACCGATGCTACATGGACATCAGGATCGACCTCGCTGGCGAGCAGGACTACGATCTGTGGTTGAAAGATAACGGTATCGACACCTCGTCGATGGGACATCTTGAGTACGCTCAGATGGCTACCGATATCTTGCAGACTGCGACAGGGGTTGACGTCAGTAACGTCAGTGCCGTACGTGAGATCCATGCAGCCATGCTTCGGATCATGCGCACTCTCTCGTCGTACTCTGTGCAGTACATTGGCCAGATCAATGATAGTCCGATCAAGATCATCGATGGTAAATTCCCTAAGCTCTCTAAGACCATTGAGTTGCTGACGGAAGATATCCCTATCGAGATCACATTTCCAGAAATCATGGATGTGCATGCGATCGAGTCTGAACAGATCAAAATGCCGACAAAGCCGCCCTGCATTAAATTTGAGACGCGGACAGAAGAACAAACAATCCATGTTCCGGTATGTGTTCCGGTCAAGCTGGTGGGTTCTGGTAGTCACCCGAACTCTATCCCGCTGTCAGCACCTGGGGTTGGGCTACTTCGTCCGCCGGTAACGGATCTATCGGCATATGCACAGACAGGGGTCGCCGGGTATCTCCCTATACCTGAGCAAGACCTATCAGATCTTGTCATCTCGTCAGAGTTGTCAGGTTACGATCTACTGACTGAAGCTAGGCGGAAACTACTGCTGAAAATTTGAGGATGCGCCATGACGGCTCCAGAGTTGCTCCTTACGATGCATCCCTTAGATGCGCTGAAGGCGCAAATAGGGGAGAGGTTGAAAGCACCCCTAAAATCCAGCTATCTAAAGATCGAACCACCGAAATCGTTGGGAGGTCTGAAGACGCTGGTCACTGTGTCTGTCGATAAGAGCAGGACCCCACTCAACCTGTGGGACCGAGTCGGAACCCATGACTTCACTTACGATCGTATCGATCTAAATGCTTTCACTTCCGGCCTCAACAAGACAGTCAAAGCGATTACGCCCATCACTGGCGATTCTGTACTGCGCAATATCTTCTTCCCCTACGCCATCCCTATTGCCAGCAATGACTTGGTCCCTTCGATGTTCCTGTCGTTTGGACCGATCGATATCCTTGCAGGTGAGTTGTCGTGGCGCTGGGTAGGTGAGATGCGTGCAACGCTTGCGATGGCCGGGATTGAGATCGGTCACCTGATCGCTGTGGATCGGTATACCTTCAGCTTCAATACGGAATATCGTTCTGCCGATGTGAAAGGCCGATTGGTGACTTATCTGAACATGGGTAACGCTGATCGGCTACCGACCCCAGTGACCTCAGCAATGATGGTACTCGGTAACCCGACAATGAATGGTCCTGACGAGAACGGGGATAACACCTCGATCACGATGACCTTCACGGGTGCTCCGTATGTCGGCACGATCACGGTCTTCTATGGACGTCGTTCGTTCCCAAGGACGTTCAGGTACTCTGTCAAACTCAAAGGTCCTCGCAAGACCAACCACACTGATCTGGCTAAAATGCTAGGGGATGAGTTGGGCTGTGACATCGAACCTTCCGATATTCGCCCGGAACCCTTCCCCAGCAATGCAGTGGGGAAAAACAAGCTCGTAGTGTTCTTCGATGATAACTCCTTGGCCTACGTAGGTCCGGTGCTCGTCGAATACACTGTGACGACTTGAGTAACCTACGGATGCCACCATGACTGACACGCTACGGTTATTGAAATACGATCCTGCCGTGGCACTATTGATCATGGCGAACAACCAACTCAACTTGAACCTCATGCCTCAGCACGCCAGTGTCGGTGCGCCTGAGGCTATTGAGGGGACTCGGACCAAAGTTCTTATCTCGACCCATGACTCGACGGATGAGATTATCTATCGACGCCACACCGGGACACTCGAGTATACCTACGATAGGATCAATGTAGCGACGATCTTTGGTAATGCAGTCCTTGACCTCGATCCTCCTCTGACGATCTACGGAATCATGACGAACCTCGCTGTTGCCTCTGGCATGGCTTGGACGACTGATGATTTTGAGAATGGTGTTATCAGTACGAATTCGTTCGTGCTCAAAGCCAAACCTCAGTCATTGAGATGGGTTGGTGAAGCCACAATAGCGCTCAACGAGCCTGTAGAGGAACCTAGCCTTGCAGACGCGTTCCCTGTCAACATTCTTAACGGTCTGACTCCACCTGACTTTGACCAGATAGTAGATCTTACTGTCGCCATCCCTTCTGTGGTGATGGACGGTTTGACTTACGCAGTGCCTAGTTAGTGGTGACGCGCCAATAGCCCGGAGGCTTGTGATGCACCGTAAAAGAGAGCCTGTCCTATTTCCGTTTAGCAAGCCCTCGAAAGAGCAATTGGTTGATTTCATCAACTATAAGAACGACCGCCTGTTTGCACCAGAGCAAATCAGCTTTGGCTTGCCTGCACTGTTGGAACCGACTGGACTGAGTACTGTTGATCTCATGTTCGTTGATCCAACTGGCTGGACTTCTGACAAAGCACCCTTTCGTTATAACCGGGTAGATATCGCCATGTTGATTGGCGGTCCTTTCGTGATCTGGGTGAAGGAACATACTGAAGAGGCTGTCTATCAGGCGATCCTCGAACAGTACGGTATCCTGATCGAAAAGGATGTCTCTGAGTTAAACCTGATCTCTCGTTCATTGGTAGACATCACGCCAGTGCATGAGATCCCGTCCTTTGATGCAGTCGATGAAGAAGACAGCGAAGTTGTCGAGCCATTCCCGCCTGCTCTAGACAACCGTAACTACGTACTGGCCATGCTACCCGGCCACCTACTCTGGTACGGTAACATCAAAGTACATACCCGCCGGGCGATAGAAGGGCTTGGCACCAGTATTGATTCTCGGATGGATCTCCGAGAGTTCTACAAGACTGGTAGCTACGATCTTCCTCGCGTGGATCTCCTGACACCGAATGGCGTGTATCTGCTCTGTGAGCAAGGTATCAGTCACAAGGAACGTCGGGCTTACGAGTCAGTGCTCTACGGTATTGCTAAAGGCACGATCCTCGGCACCGATACCACACTGGCTGCTATTTTGTCGCAATTGACGGGTGATCCTTGGGTTGCAGTCGATGGACAACAGGTTGATTTCAATCTACGTGGTAGTGAAGTTGTTTACAACGGGTTCGTCAGCAAGGACTTCCCTAGTCATGTGCAAGCGTATAACTACGTCATTGCCATCAATCTGGGTGAGTTGTGCGGCAACCTGACTGGTTTGCTGAAGATCGCTTACCGGTACGCCGACACGAACACTCCTAGTGATCTGCTGTACGATCGCTCCCACGTAATGACCGTATTCCAGCATTAAGGACCCCTCATGAACACGACGCAAAACGCCATTTATGGACTTCGGAACATGGTCAAGATGTTGTTGGGTCAGGTGAGCGATCCCCAGCCGCACAGCACCATGAACGAACGTCTCGATATTCAAGCTACAGCGAAGCCAGTTGCTGGCGAAAAGCTGATGCTCGGCATCTTGACTGCCGGTAACAAGGGCCACTTGATGGCTGTTGGGGTTGAAGGTATTCCCCTGACCTCCATCAAAGACCACATGGCCACCGACGCCTCTCTGTACGGCCCTGTACCGTTCGCTCTGCGTGAGGTCGATAACGACTTCGACATTAACGCCCGCGCTCGCTATGCGCTGCGTAAAGAGCTGCTGTTCAATGGTATCAACTACTACGCCTACTACGGCCTGCGGATCGATACCAACTTGGAAGATGTCAACGTGGAAACGCTGATCATCACCAAAGAGCCTGATCAGCCTGACATCGAAGTACCGTTCGTGCCTAGCACCTCCAACCTCTATCCTGAGGGCGTCGAGCTACCACCTACTGGCGCTGTCACCACGACAGACGTCAGCGTCGGCGTACGTGCTCTGCTCCCAGTCAGCATGACTGAGAACGTGATCACCGAATATATCAACGCCATCAAGATCCTGTACAACGGTGATGAGCGTTATGCGATCTGGAGCGAGTTCTGCCTGAACACTGCGGTGAACCGTCAGATCAGCGTCCCGTCCACTGCCGGCTCGGTCAACTTCATGGAAGCCATCGGTGTTCAGGCTTACGCTTTCGCTGCTGACTACAAGGCTGTGTTCTACAACACGCAAGAACTGAACCTGACGTTTGACGTCGGTTGTCAGATCCCACTGCTGGGCACGATGTCTATCCCGACTCTTGAAACAATCGGTACTGACTTCGCTACCCAGAACGTTTAAGTATGTGAGAATGGAGAGGGTGCTATAAACAATAAAAGCACCCTAGATGTCATGATCAATATCGGCAGAGATGGTTGGAACTACCGAATGTGCGGTGTTGATAACGGGACAGACACTGTTGGAGTGATTGTGTCAGATCACAACCTGATGACGGGTGTGTCAGACATCATCTTCGCAAAAACCCTGTCGGCTAGCCGCGGGGCGTATACACGTTTCGCTGGCCTCGCTGATAACCGTGGACGCCTCGAGGCAAGGCTTGCAACGATTGGGCCTTTCATCACGGATGTTTGTGAAGAGTTTGATCCTGATGTATTTGGCATCGAATCTCCATTCTCTCACTTGGGCATTGATGTATTCCGTAAGCTGTGTAAATCGATGGATGTCATTGACGATGCAGTATATCGGTACAGCAAGACTCTTGATTTCATCAAGGTTCCGCCAGGCAAGGCAAAGAAGGCCGCTTGTCCACCGGGGATGTACGTGACAAAAGGCCCTGACAAAACAACCAAGGAAGACATCAGGCGTTTCATCTTGGACAATCCTAAGATCTTATCGACTGTCGGTATCGATCTTAGTAGACTTGATGAGCACTGTATCGATGGGATCAGTGTAGAGCAATACCTCGTTTACGAGGCTAGTCGCGCGTTCAGCTAAACTGCTACAATATAAGATGAAGACAAATCTTCACACTCATCAACACTTGACATCCGGGAGTTCACATGAACGTTCGAGAAGCTATTGTGCTGATGGTCAACAACCCGGATGTGGGGTTTCCCTGGGAAGGGACCTTGGTTAGACTGATAAACGGTTTTCTGCCTCCTGAGAGTCAGCTTGACCCACAGACTGCCGAGCCATTGCAGATCCAGCAAGCTATTGACACGCTGGACGCCGCAACTAAGGAGATGGTATTCTCATCGGAAATCGCAGCAGGGGGTGGTTCCAGGATTCCGCCTGCTCCAGCAGCTCCAGTGGTTGCCATCGATCCACAAGCATTGGAACACATGTCTGCGGCTATTACGAAAGTGGCCGTGTTCATGTTTGCAGTGATTGTGCTCTATATCGTCGCAAGAGTTGGTGATACCAGCCAAATTGTTGAGATCCTCAAGTTGGTGATCTCTGCGTTCTTGCCAAACGTACCTGGAACTTGATCCATCGAGCATACAGCGGGGCTTACGCCCCGCTGTATGCCTTATCTTTATTCAGCCGATACAAACTTGTTGGTAGCGCAGAAGTACTTCTTGTACATCGCTCCCACCTTAGCCCGGATACCGTCCTTGTCAGCAGCCTTATCTTCAGGCGTGACGAAGAGCAAAGTATCGCGAGTGAATGGGATCTCATCCGGAGACAAGACCGTACCTTTCTCGAACTCAACATCGACCTTTGCCCAAGGGACCAATTCACCGGCCTTGTTGTAGAAGACATCAACTTCGTATTTGAACGCCACACCGACACGAGTTTCAGAAGGGACGACGTATCGCACCTTGATCAACCCTTGGTCAGCCAGTAGTTCGAACTGTTTGAAGCGGGCTTCGGAGACAGTACTCTCGTCCTCGAATTTACCGTTTTCGCCCAGTTCTGTCTTGCAGCAATCTTCCAGCAGTGTAGTACCGTCTTGGAAGATAGTCTTCCTGACCCTCAGAGAGCCGCCAGAGGCGTTCTGATCAGTCTTTGGAACGTAGATACCCCATTGCTCTTGATGCTCCTTAGAAGAAGCCATAGCTTGTATCTGGGATAGATCGAAGTTTTCCAGATAGATCTCTACTTCGTATTCAATCCCGCTTCCTTCAAACGAAGGAGAGGTCAGATCACCAAAGGCCATCCGCTCGATAAGACTCGACATCAATAAACCCTCACGACAACAAAAAAAACACTACCCGACGGATAGTGCACCGTAGACCCGGTTAAGGGCCTACGGATTCGTCCTGGCACTATATCAGTGCGATTAGAGTGATGGATGTGGAGTGGTGTCTGCGGATGCTAGCGCCGTGCTGACGAGGCGAGCGCCTGCGGAATTACTGCTCGACGGCGGACAGGATGTACGCCTTGTGCTCCCCGAAATAAGGGTGTACTTCCAGCAGACGATTGTCGGCGGTAGATATCAGCAGACGACCACGGGTTTGTGCAGGGACCTCGTCTTCGAGTTTGTCGAAGATCCGGCGGAATTGCTTGTACAGATCGGCATTGGAAGTCGATTCGATCGACACGCCAGTCGGCTCGTTGCTGACCACGTTACCGATGCCCAGATCGTCCAGGGTGGAGTTGATGCTGATGACCGCGAAGAAGTCCGTGAACATCAGAGCGTCAGCCTTACGACCTTTCATCAGGTCGTCGGCATTGAAGTTGATGTCTTCGACCAGCATGTGCGCACAGGACGCCTGGATGACGTGCATGATGCGACGGGAGAACAGACTGGTTTCTTCGTTGCCACGAGCTTCACGGAACGCCTGGAGGAATCGGCCGAAGGAGCTGGAGAAGTTGAACTTTGCAACACCGTTGAACTGGAACTGATACCGGCTGACGCGCAGGACGTTTTCAGCGAAGCGTTTGTTGAGCGTTTCCCAGATCGGCTTGTCGAACTTGTCGCGCAGCTCGACCATACGGTCAGCAGCAGCCGTCAGGGTGGTGGTATCATTTACCTGATCGATCAGGTCCAGCTGGCCTTCACCGCGGATGACCAATGGCGAACGACGGAAGTACAGACCAGCCCGCGGCTTGTTGCCGCCGTCGATCATGTCCATCTGACCGGAGAAGACGATACCTGGCAAACTGTCAGCCATGTTGGTGGCCGAGAACTTCAGTTCGCTGATATCTACTTCGTCCAACTGCTTAGCCAGCGACTGACCGGCTTGGCGTTGTTCACGATGTTGGCTGAGGTCGCTGTCGTCACGCGTCAGAGTAACGCGGGCCGAACGTGGACGAGAGACTTCTTCTACGCGAGGATCTTCGCGCAGTTGATGAGCAAGACGGCGGTTTTCGTCAGTCACTTTTTCAAACTCCTCTCGGACGCAACCTTCGGCGTCCATCACGTAGTACTTGATGTGGGTGTTGATGTTGTACAGCGTTGGAATAGCGCTGAGCCGGATCTGTTCTGGAGTATCCAGATCGAAATCAGGCGTCAGTTGCCAGTCACTCAGGTGAGCTGCACGAAACCGCTCGCCACCTTCAATGAAGTCCTCGAAAGGACTCGCCTGGCTGTAATCTGGACCGTCCACGTCAGTCGAGATAGTAACCCGAGGCTGACGTACCGGTTCTTCCCGCAGAGGCTCTGGAGCATAGCTGCGATCATCCCGCAGATCCACTTCCCGAATCTCATCCTGGTACTTGCGATCTTTCTCGCGCTGACGATCGTCATCATCGTCATCACCGATGTCAGACAGGATATCCCAGCCATCATCAGTAGTTTCACGCCGGCGGCCGCTTGTACCAGTATCGCGACGACTGCTGCGATCCCGATTACGGTCTCGATCCCTGTCCCGATCGCGTCGATCGTCGTAGGGGTTACGGCCATCGCGATCCCGGTCACGATCATCATCACGATCTCCACGAGAACTGCGCCGAGCGATGCGGATAGCTTCATCCTTGGCATCGAGCAGCGCATCGTAGACCTCGTTCTTCAGCTCACGAGCCACATTGGAATCGAGAACCTGTACCGCAAAGTGACCATCAACGATCAGCTGCGCAGCTTGCGCAATGATATCCCGCTTACGGTCACCCTCACGGGCATAGTTGTCCTCGACTTCTCGCAAGGAAGCGACCACGGTATCAACCAGATCACCAAACTCACGAGAACGCCAACGATCTTCGCTCATTGCATCGTAGTACTTAGAGCGCAGCTCGCCGACCAAGGTGCCTTTCAGATCACGATCGTTATCTTTGCGTTTGATGTAGTCAATAACCTCTTGAGACACATCTTCCCAAAGTTGTTCATCGCGTCGACTCATTACACACTCCTAAGTTGCGCGGGTTTTTAATTGCGGCTAATGGCGTCGCCGATATACTCGACTGTGGGTGCCATCGATTCTTTTCGCTGAGTAGTGCCCTTATCATCGAGCCTCGCCGTAGGGTTTAACGTCATGCGGCCCAGCGGCGTGTTCTTGGGCAGTACCAGATGGTTACCCAGTTCAGCAATGGAGGCATGAAGCCAGGATGTCGGATCATTCACATTGAGGTTAGAAGGCTTTCTGCCACTACTGGTTTGCGCCTGCATAACGAGCCGAGAAGTGATCTTTGGATACATGTTGTCGCCTGGGGTAGAGACGGACGACATGAAAGGCTTCTGGCTGGTTTTCCTCAGATTGAAAATGATAGTCGGCATGAAGTACTTGCCGAGCGTCTTGTTGTAGTCCTCTTTCTCGAACTTGCGCTTCTTGTTGTTGGTAATCTCGAACAAGCAACGAAAGATCGATGCAGTGATATCCCGAAGAACATACTGCGAAGTCTGCAACCGCTTACCGTACATGGTCCCGATATCTTCTTCCTTGTTGTTGATCAATTCCTCAATGTTGTTGAGGATGTAGCAGAACAACTGATAGATATCGTCGATATCCAGACGTTCTTCTTCCATGAACATCCGACGAGCCTCGATGTCGACGTACTGATCGAGACTCGCTAAATGGTGGTTGATGTTTTCAGTCAGCTTACCAACGCCATACTGATCACCGAATTGGATATATCCCATCCAGATCTTCCACCGCTCTTCTCCCCGCAATTCCACCAAGTATTCTTCGAAGCTAATACCTGATGTAGGTTCAGGGAAATGATCCAACATGTAAAAGAACGCCCTGACGAATGCAGATGTCAGTTTGCTCACGTTACGCGTTGGCACCAACATCACCACGTTTGTAGCGATAGCCTTGTAAGGCGTCTTCATCTTCAACGCGGTGGGTTTGTAGTGTGCGGAGGAATACACCGTCCACGAGCTCAGATCGTACCCCTGAGCCATCAGGCATTCGCGAGTGAGTTCCCAACGGTCTTTTTCTTCACCGCCGTAGGGAATATCAATCTTGGTCAGTTCAAACTCCGTACCCGCAAACTTGCGGAAGGATTCTTCGAGACCGTATTTTGCAAACAGATAGTGCGGCAATGTAGCCAAAGCGCCGCCAATTACCAGAGTGTCGCTCTGATTGGTCTTGTTGTTGGCACCGCCACGGTTGTGCAACCACGAGTACGCGAGATACTCAGAGACTTCCTCACCGTTGACGTTGAGGGTTGCCAATGTTTGACGAAACGTGACGGGTGCCCGGCTGAACCTGACGAAGACATAATCAGGTCCAATCGACAAGCCAGGGTCAGAAGCTACCGGACTGATGGAAAAGAACTTTGCAGCAATCATCATCAAACCGGCAGTACGAGCATACGGCAAGAAAAGATACCGTTTGATCAGGTCCTGGCCATTGAACGTGAACTGATACTCAACCAAGTAGACATCCGTTGGGGCCAGATCGATGGATGGATCACGGTCCGAGGACTTGGAGAGTAACGAAGACATCGCAATGATGGCTTCTTTTGGACTACAGATACGAGACCTTGCGAACTCAAAGCCTTCGGGATAAGCCTTCTCAGCGCATTCGATGAGAGTGTCAACCTCTTCTTTTGCCCAGAGGAGACCCTTGACGGCTAAGCCATCCAGGATGTCCTGAGAGAAAACAGGCATATCCTCCTGAGCTTCTAAAAACAGTTCGATATCCGGCATTTGTCAGCCCTGCTAGTTAGTTGTTAAGTAGGTTTCAATTTCGCGACTGTCGCGGCTATACCCACTAATGCAGTCATAAAGCCACCCACAAGTTTCATCCATTCCGTGAAACTGCGAGTTTGTTCCCGCACATTTTCCTCTGAGTTACGTTTTTGATTCCTCTCCTCCTTCTCTCGGCTAGATTGCTGTTCATGAGTAGACCGCTCACGCCAATGCGCATGGTCCCGTTCGAGTTTCTCATTTTGCCGCTCCAGATCAGCAATCTTCTGCTCATACTGTCGCCTTAGAATTTCTTCTTTACGAAGCTCTTCCGTGGTCAGGCCTTCACGGGCCTGTTCGATTGTATCGTACATCTGAAACAGTTTGTCAGCTTCATCGAAACCCATCCGGCGAGTAACCACCCTTTGAGTTCTCCCTGTGGCGTTCTTTGTATCTGCGTCATATCTCGTTGTGATGTATACGCCATTATCACACATGTGGTCTCTTTCAATCGGAACATGGTAAACCAAATCACCGATCTTCAGAAACCTGTCGTGCCTTGACTTCAACGAACTGTTGTCAATTGCACGAATAGACATAACGAAAGTTTCCTCCCCCATGTGCGGGATCTCGCTAGCTAAGCCCCTTCTTACCCGATTGCTCGGACTAAAAGGATGCTCCTCCTCGCGACGATCTGCACCGTTGACACAGACTGTCAAATCGAGTTCCTCGATATAAACAGTACCGCCTGCGGCAATTACATCCGCAACCACGATCTCCACTTGGATCTCGTAAGTGCGCATCATATCGCGTCGATGGTTCAATGCTTCCCCATCGTACCACGCAGCCAGTAGCGCTGCGGTAACTGGTGCTCCAGAACCGTAACGTCTCCTGAAATCCCTGCATGTGTCTTTGTAAGCCTGCTCCGTCATTTCCCAACGCAAGAAGATATCGATATATTCCGGCGGTCGAGCATTCTTCGAGGCGTGGAGGATTTGGTTCACACCAAACCTATCCTTTATTCTCACCTCGCGAGAACTAACGTTCCTGACAGACTGAGTCATCGATGAACACGCATGACCATCTACCAGTTCCATGACGTGCATGTTAGTCAGCACAGAGTACTTCGTGAAAGTGGGCGTACGATCTCCACTATTCATACTCATATATCCCCGTAGTTAAAAAGTACAACGCTCCAAGCATCTCTTTGTATTTCGCCTCGTCAGAATTAATAATGTATTGTTGTAATCTCTTTACTTACATTAACGACATACAGCGGGGCTCACGCCCCGCTGTATGTTATTCAGCTAGCAACATCAGCTGTTAAGCGCCACCGGCGCCGGAGTCGATGTTACCTGCGCCGGCCCCAGTACCACCGGTGCCAGTCCCAGTACCTGGATCGGTGTCACCGTCTTCAACATCAGCCGGTTCGACCTTGACACGAAAGGGAATGGTTTGCTCCAGGAGCTCACGCACGCCCTTCACGACGAACTTCACCACGATCGGGCAGAAGTTGTAGTGCTGGAAGCGCGGCTGTACGATTGCTTCGTTGACCGGACGGTTGTCACGGGTCGCGGAGATGGTCGATACCAGCGTTGGGGTCAGCAGCATTGCGCCAGCGTTCAGCGGGTCAACACCGTCGCCATCACGGATCATTACCATGTAGAGACTTTCGGTCAGACGGGCGTCGACGTCAGATTCCAGCTGGTAAGTCAGGTTCGCGCCGAGGGTACGGCTGTCACCGGTGATGGTCAGGAAGCGTTCGATGATCGGGCTGGTTACCAGGCCGAACTTGAACTTGTTGGCTACTTCACCACCGTCCATGTAGCGGGCGGCGTTTTCGTAGTTGGTACGTTGCAGGATGTCGAAGCCAACCGAACGCAGGGCGTTGGTCAGAACCGCGATACCGTTTTCAACGTTGTCGGCAGTGTTCTGCGACTGGGTGTTGTTCAGCAGGTCGATCTCGACTTCCTGGACGTACGGGTTGACGAGGTAACGGCCGATACCTTCGATAGGCAGGGCGTTGATCTCGAAGTCGCCGACGGTCAGGTCGCCACGCAGACCACCAGTGAGACGCATCAGGCGCTCGTGGTAGTTGATCAGCGTACCAACACCTTCGTTGTTGATGTACTGGCTCACCGCGAAAGTCAGCCAATCCATTACGGACTGGTCACGGTTTTCGTTCAGCGGGTACGGAACGAAGAACGGCGAACGTTGACGGGTCAGCAGACGCTCGGCAACGGTACGGACGTTCAGCATCAGACCCAGGTGACGGTGGTTACTGTTGGTCAGACGAGCGTCCGGCCACCAGGCTACTGTCGCCAGACCGGCCAGGCCGGTAACGATTTGTTGACCAACGCCGCTGTCCAGTGGGATGCGCTCTTTGGCTTCGTTGGTGATGTACATCACGGTCAGGCTGGTAGCAGTCACGTCGATAGTACCGCGCTCAACGTCAACTTGACCGTTCAGACGGGTTTTCAGACGGACGGTGTACTTGCCATCCTGGATCAGCTTGAAGGTAGCGCCAGTCAGTGCATCGCCATCCCACGCTTTGGTGGTCGGCGAGATCTCCAACGAAGATACGTTGAAGTTCAGCGACATTTGACGGCCGCCTTGTTCTGGCATCTTGATGTAGCGGCTGAATGGCAGACCTTTGGTGTCGAAGCCGACAGTTTCGCCGCCCAGGGCAACGAAGACGGTAGCGATACCGATGTTACGGTCCAGGGCTTCGGTGTAGTCAGGTTGGCCAACGCGTTGCACGCTGTCAGCTTGGCCCAGGCCGAAGATCTGGATGGTTTGACCCAGTTTCAGACCGCTGGTCAGAACCTTACGACGACCGTTTTCGTATTCGAACGGAGCCAGGACAGTCGTCGAAACGAAGTTGTCCTTGGTGGTGTCGTTGTAGGTCGGAACGATCTGAGTGCTGTTGTCGTTCAGAACGGTGTAGTCGATCGAGGAGTCGATGACGCGGCGGAAGCCGAAGTCGGACTCGGAACCGTCCAGTTCGTGGCGCAGGGTGTTTTCAACGAACAGGTTCGGAACGACGATGTCGAAACCGCCTTGCTCAGGAGTCAGAGGAATGGTGCGGTACACCATTTCCATCGCCGGACCCTGGCGAGCGATTTTGTAGTTCAGGCCGATGGAGACGGCGAAGAAGTCGTTCAGTTCCTGGTTGTCGAAGGACTCTTTCGAGTACTCGGATTCGAAGTCCGAACCGTCGGCAGGTGCGTAACGCACGCCGTCAGCCAGGCCTTTGGCTTCAACCGAGGTTTGCATGCGCAGAAGAGCAGGCAGGTTGTTGGCGAAGGAGGCAACGAACGAAGCCATCTTCATGCCGTTCGGGTTGCCATAGGCAGCCTTGCCGACGTGGTCCGGTTCCAGGATTTGTTGCAGGGTCTTGGCGGCGCCGTTCAGGTCAGCACGGCCTTCGAAGCTACCGTCTTCCAGCCACTTCAGCATGTCGTTGGATTCGGTGGTATAGTTCTGAGCCGGATCGGCCAGAGCTTGACGCAGTGCCGGCGCAGACAGTTTCTTGTCTTCGAAATTCGATCCGGCATTGTTGAGTTTAATGAGACTCATGTGTTGCTCCAAATTGCAATTTGGTAACTTAAATATACGAAGCTTCGATTTTAGGATTGACGCCTGTCTAACTATAGTCGACTACAATTAGCAACCCTTGTCCAGCAAGGCGTATTACTTCACAAAACTATCAAATCTATCTGCGCACGCGCATAACAGATTTCCATATCATCAATCAGTTCTTTTCGGTGTCGTTCTCGAGTTCAAGCTTCTCATGAACTGCGTGACTTTCACCAGCACTGGTATCGATACGGATAAGAAACTGTCTGAAAGAGTCAGACGAGTAAGCTGCTTCCTTGCCGCGGTACAAGGCGACGGCATTAAGCAACTCACGCAAGAAGTCTTGCTTACCAGTAGTGTTGTCCTTTTCGACGATGATGATACCGTCATATTTATCAGGAACAATGGAGAAACTACTCAAAGCAAACTCAGCGATCTTCTTGTCACCGGCGTTTGGGCCAAACAAAGCGAAGAGTGCATCCTCCTCAGAATATTTGAACGAGACCAGTGCATCAGGCATCACGAAGTCACGAATCCCCAGCCGAAACAGAGCCGCTTTCAGCATCGTGTTAGCGAGGCGGTAAAGATCCACATCATGACTCGATACTATGCTTTCGAAGTCTTTGTAGTCCGTTTTATAATGAGTGATTGCACCACCCAACCATTTCGGAATGAACCTGAGTTCAATAGGTCTGTTCATTAGATGCACCCATCAACTAGCAATGCCTGCGGTGAGGCGGTATGGAAATCAAGCTACTGTTAGCCAAGGCCATTAGTGCCGTTTATTACGCAAGCTACATCCCTAACCACGACGCGGACGCTTTGACGTTCATGCTGGATCGTGCGTTAGTGCACATCGTCGTCAACGATGATCCCAATGGATCAGGCCGAGAGCAGAACGCAATCCAGCGACTGCGTGGACATTTGGTCTGGATGAAGCAGAAAGGTATTGCTCATCCGTACGATCTGAACGACATGATGGTGCGAGTACGTCTCGCCTGCGGGGACAATGATCGCCTATATGATCTCTTTTGCAGAACGTTGCTGGTAGTCGATGATCCTGATGCGGCTGCCGAGAAAGTGAAAGAAGTCTCTCACGAACTCTACGACTTTATTGGCGTTGAGGAACTGTTTGACACGTTGAAGAAAGCCAGCCATCGGGTAGGCTTCAACAGGGACAAGATCGAGAACCTGAGCAAGTGGCGGGATGAGCTCATCCTGAAACTCCAGGAACTCCCTCTGGCAGGTAAACGTCGTGCAGTTACTGCGGTACGTAGCCTTGACTTCAATGACATTGAAAACATCACCCAAGCGTACGAGATGGCCCAGGCTGCCATCGATCCTAACAGCATTCTGAAACTGGGCCTGAAAGCCAAGAACAGGATGTACGGGGAACAGTACGGTGTACGCCGAGGCGAGTGGGGCAATACCAGTGCGTTGCCAGGCAATAACAAATCTGGTGATCTGCTCGATGACTTCATGGCCATGTGTATCTTCAACAGTCCTACACTGATTGATAAGACCAAGAAGCCGATGCACGTCCTGGCCACACTGGAAGATAAGCCTGAGCTGATCCTCCAGAAGCTGTATGTCGGCTTGAAGCAGCACGAAACCAAGTACGAGATGCCCATCAAAACGAAGGGTGTCCCTGCTGATGAGATGGCGTCGTATGTCAGTAAGCGTCTGACCGAGAACGGTTGGAACGTTCGCATCCTCGACTACACCACTGGCGCATCTCCATTTGATCTGATTGCTGATCTGGAAGAGATCAAGAAAGAAGGTTTCGAGATCTTCTCTCTGGGCATCGACTACCCTCACCTGATGGATAAGTCTGATATCGTCGCGTCTGTGGCTGGTGAAGAAGCACAGCTCGTCGTACGGATCATTCGTCGCTACACCTCGCCTAACAACATTGCGGTCTATGGCGTACACCAACTCTCTACTCAGGCAAAAGAGCTGGCACGTAACTATCCCGACTACATTAAACGCCTCCCTGGCGGCGGGTACTACGAGAGCTGTAAGAAGCTTGAGACAGAGTTTGACTTTGCCAAGCTGATTGCCAAGACCATGCATAACGGATTTGCATATCTCGAGTACCAGTGGGAGAAACACCGGAAGATGGGCAGTACAGCAGAAGAGGATAAATACTTCGCTGTCAAGTTCCTACCTCACCCGATGATGGGCGTGAAGTGGGATATCGATCTTGAAGAAGACACTTCCTTTAAGAAGGTAGGTGGCCGACTCACAGCCGGTGAACCTGGTCAGGATTGGACTGACTTCGACTAAGAGGTAACTCATGCGTGAAGTGATAAAGGCTTTTGAGATCGTAGAGATCAAACAGTACGCCCCTACGGTAACTACGATCTTCGAGTGTTCGTGGTCGACTAACCACTACCGCATATTTGACAAGCAGGGTAAAGTGCCGCTGATCCTTGTGTTAAGTGATGGGCGGTGTGTGTATGTAGCCGGAGTCTGGCATGATATCTACGATGTTGAAGTAGGCGGGTGGTTGATGCGATTCCAGTGTGGAAGACTCCACTACCGGTCAGGCGAAGATTTCGCAGCAGGGCTGGAGAACGGCATCTTCACCCACTTATCGCATGAGAACTTCTCGACGACACTTCAAATTGTTCGTGGCTAAGACAAAAAAAAGAAGAAGCTACAGCTGGGGCTCACGCCCCAGCTGTATGCCGCACTGATCAGAAGATCAGATCAAGACCAACGTGCAGGTCACCAGTTTCAGTATCGAGGTGGATCTTGCGATATGCAGTACCCTCCTTGATGCCGAAGCAGACATGGTCACCACCGGCATTGCTGTAATCGACCAGTTCGATCAGATGACGCTCGATGACGATCTCGTTCACCCGTTCCTTAGAAGGACGGCTGACAGTACCGCGAGGTTCTTCACGAGTGTACCAGCGCACCGGGCGGGGCGCATCATCAACAATACGCGTTACTGGTGGAACAGTCCGGGCAGAGTTGAGCTTGATGGCTTCTTCGATTTCGTTCAGATCGTAACTCTTCATTTCAGTTTCCTAGTGGGTGTGGGGTTAGCGAGATTACATCTCGCCTCTCTTTACAGCCTCGGCAAACATGGTGGTGATCCGAGACGCTACGGAAACGATGGCCATGTTCCGAAGTTCAGGATTGATACTCAGGATCATCTTGATGGACCGCATTCCCAGAGGTTCGGCAAACACATCTGCCAGCGTGTCGAACGGCACCCACTTGGTAACAGACTCGCCGCCTGCAATCGGATAGGTGATGTTGATACCGGACGCATCGTCAACGCCCGAGAGGTCATCAAGACACTCGTAGACCGTGCGCAGGTTAGTAAGACTAATGCCGATCTTCTGTTCTTTTGACATCAGGCGTGTGAGGGAGTCGTCGAGGCCAGGATTCAGTTCTCCCAGTCCGGCGAGCTTAGACTTGAACGGAGTCGTTGGGGTATCGTTATCGCTCTGCCCCTGCGTAATCGGAACCCCTTCTTTCCATTTGTAGCCATGAGCTTTCTTGGCTGCCGCTGTCACCGAAGCACGGAACTCATCAAACGTCACCCCGCTCAGCGCAGCTTGTTCCATGATCGTTGGATCTTCCATGGCCTGAGCCAGCGCATACAGCTCCTCAGCATACCCCACTGCCTTTTCAATGTTCGCCTTCACGTCGTAAGGCTCATCAATGATTTCGTAGGCGAAGCGTCCCAATGGTTCGAAACTACCTTTAACAATTGGCGACCAGCATTGCAACATGTAGATCAGCACCGGCTCCATGGCTGGTTTCAGAAGTCGCATCGAATCTACCAGTTTATCACTTGGCGTGATACTTGTGCCGCGGTGGCGCATGATGGTCGAAGCGATGTGTTTACGGTAAAGATCGAACAGCCCAGTGTAGGTGATCTTCAGAACACCGCCGGCGAGTTGGCTTTCCAAAACGACTGGACGAGTTCCAGGAAGGAATCCTGCGACGACATGTTCCTTAGTAAACGGACTGACTTCGGGATACGGTACATGATCAAACTTACTGGCATGACGGTTCATAGTGACCTCCTCGGTCGTTGGTTAGCAGTATTGAGAGATACGGTTGTCAAGGTTTGCGATGAAACGCATGATCTCACTAGCCTTAGCCGTAAAATTACAGTAGTCGCTCGCCCTAACACTTAAAAGGTTGCCGAGCTTCGGATCGGTCATCGCAATGCGAGTGTAGTAAAATGCCCACCACAGCTCGTCGAAAGATCCAGCCGTATTCGACGATACGATCTCGAACCACTCCAACAGGATCTCAGAACAGATCAAGGTGTCGACGTAGTTATCGTTGTAGTGAGGCCGCAAAGCTTCCATTACTTCCAGATGCTTCGCAGTAAGGAACAGTTCATACGCCATTACGGCATTTTGACGTCGGGTGATGCCACCTCGACCTATAACGATTTCATTACTACTCATAGTGACCTCCTACGGTCGGTGATGTAATTAACTAGCGCTTACCCGGTTCAATTACTTTTGGCATGACTCATTTCCCGCACAGGTCTACGTTTCGAAGAGCCTCGGTGTTTACAATCACCCCTGCTTCAGCTTGGCCCTTGTAATCGAAGCAGGGAGGCGTATTAGCCGCAGAGATGTCTCGCATCAGACAGAAGTCCAACGCTACCACAAACACCGCAGCCAAAGCCAGGATGGGTAACACCTCCCGACGTCTACCCCTCGAAGAGGATAGGAAGGCCTTGGATGATGAGAACAGCTCCGAGGAGACTGAAGACACCGATGACAACACTGAGGACGATGACTGCTTTCTGTTCAAAGCGCTCTCTCCGTTTACGGTCTTGGATATTGTCGAGCTCACGATGTGCATCAGCTGAGCCGTGATTACCTTGGTTCGTGCTGAAGTGAGTCATCAGTGACGAGTCTCATGCCGATGGTCGTATTTAGCGAGGACGGCTTTTACGCCATAGCCGCTACGTTCGATCTGAATCATGGTCAACTTGTCAAACGTGTATTCACCGATCCACTCTTTAGTGATATCGATGTTGAACTTCGCAGCTTGTGCAAGCGTTGAGAACATCCGATACTTCTTCGCCAACGGATCTCTGACGTAAAACAGCCCGCTGATCTCACGGATCTCGTAGGGACGACGAATGCGCGGAAGCAGACGACGGGTCAAGAGATACGACAACGACTCTTCACGAGCCTCTACGGCGTTCTCAAAGGCTTCGATAGCACCATGCTTCTTGGCACCCCAGCTCTTGCCCTTCCAGCTGTCAGTTTGAGGATCGATTACCCAGGCGTAAAAGCGCTGGTGATCTTCGGAATAGCTGACGCCACACGGCAGGTTGATCACTTTGGTGACGCCAGCTTCGCTGACTACTACACGACGGGCATTGAGTTTGATGATGTTCATGTGACCTCCTCGGTCGATGTGGGTATACCGATTAGTGATGCTGGATAGACAGTTTGTCAGCTTGACGGTGAACCTGTTTAGGCAGCGGTTCGATTTGTTTGTGTGCCGACATCACCAATTGATCTTGACGTATGGCTTCGGCGTGAGATAGTCCGTCAAATCGGCAGATCTCAGGATCATCGTACTCGAACCAGATAGGTCCTAACGGATCGGACGAATTAGTCATAGCGACTAAATTAAAGTAATGCGACCAGACGCCCTGCAATTCACCCCAGTGAGTCGCGTCAGAGATGAAGAACGGCTGATCGTCAACAATATCGATCAGGTAAAGAGTGCCGCTATCGACACCGACGATAAACTCTTTACCTGATTTAAGGATCACCTCTGCGTTCCCAGCTAACTGAATGTCAGCGCTGTTAGTCAGACGAATACCTTTCTGACTAATTGAAAGCAAAAGTTCTGCTGTTGCTGGAGAGATTCGATACGACACAGTGACCTCCTCGGTCTTTCGGGTGTTATGCTCAGCTAACGATGACGGCTGCGAGGCCCTTCTTTGTGCCTTTATACCAGTCACGTTCATTTACTTGGGTTTTGGATGGATTGAATCGACGAGCCTTTGCGAGGCTACCGTTGTACGGGATGATCTGTTCGAGCACTGCCGGGTTCTCGCAGTACTTGCGCAGGTCCGTCTCAAAGCGAGCACGGAGTTTGGCGTTCTCAAAGATACGCACATGTCCGTAGACACGGACATGGATTGGTTCGCCATGATCAAACTCCACCCGCACCGAACCAATCCGGTGCTGGCCAACAGGAGTCACGGTAGATAGAGTCAGGATAAGTGGATTACCCATTACTACAATTTTGACGCTACTCATGATGGAGTCTCGTGTGTGGGTTTATAGGCTTCTTTAAGCCAACCGGGATACCGCTGAATACCGCTAGCGATAACCTCAGGCGTAAAGTCCGTAAGCGTCTCGATAAACGAGGCGATGTGATCACGCATTACCCAGGTCGTGAACTTGGATTCATTTTTCCAAGCGTACCCGTTTGAACCGTACTTATCGATCAAGTGCTCGACAGCACTATTGACCTGTCGCTCAATGATTACATCGGTAACGTTATCGGGAGTGATCCCCTCGTTACTGATGCGAAACAACACAGCGCGCTGCAAGAAGCGCATCACGTCAGGAATACCTCGATCAGCAGCAGCCATGATCTCAGTAATCGGGCCAGTACGTACGCCTTTAAACGACGCACGATGTTCCAGGATGCAGAGTTTGATCAACTCCAGCTCATGGATATCGTAGACGCCGATGTTGCCGTAGTACGCATCGACAGACTGCGCAGCCAGGACGTGATGGATATCACGGTTGACGTGACACTTGACATCGTGGAGCAGCGCCGCGCCGAGCAACACCTTGCGATAATGCTCGTATTGTGGAAAGGTAGTGAGAATCCGATCCACCTGACGGACAACACCGAAGACATGATCAGGCTGGTGAGCGAGATCATTTCCCTTACATTCGTTGTGGATACGCTCGATCAAGCTGTGCGGCAAGAAGCTCAGCAGTTCATACGCCACAATGTATTTCGGTTGGAAGGCAGCAATCTTCGCCTGTAGTTTAGCAAACTCGTCAAAGATGACGAGACATGGTGTACCTTGAGAAGCATTGGGTTTGTTGCGTTGTGACTTTTTCATCATGTCCTCCTCGGACGTTAAGAACAATAGAAACCAGGCTCGCCCCGCTCTAAAACAGGACAGTCACGACTGACGAAAAGATAATCAACGGTCATTCGGGTAGTTGTATTTTCAATCAACTTATTTCCCAACATGCTTTTGATCAGCTTGAGGTTGGCGAAGTGGATCGATGCGTCAACTTCGTCGACAACATCCGCGATCACGAAATTACCAATAGCTCGATACAGGCCAAGCGGTACATCTAACGACAAACCGCCGAAGTAACCGGACACGCAGTAGATCGACTCAGCGCCGCTAAGCGATTTGGTGAATTCTCGACATTTATCGTCTGGTCCCATAACGAACCAAAGCTTATCAGCGATTTGAATGACGCTGTCATTATTGAGTTGCATGGTGACCTCCTCGGTCGTTTATTGAGTTAAGACAACGCGGCGTGGAAACAGAGTTCGCCGAGCGCTTTATTTAAGATCTTCGAGTCTTCCGTTTTAAGGAAGTCTTTAGGATCGACCTTAGCCAGCTGCGCCGCCAGTAGAGCGATGGACTCGTAGGTGCTGCGGTGGTCCCAGAACTCATCATCTGCGTCGTCAGGCTGACTGGAAGATTGATGCTGATCAGCGTACCGTATTTTTACCCGGCCGAGAAATTTACTCGCGCCGAAGAAATTTTGCACTGACATGTAGATACGTTGCCTAACTGCAACCGAATCTAACACATCGTCCCCGATGAAATCCAAAGAAACCCAGAGTTCACCCTTCACAGATATCTGATCATCCCTGTCGTCGGTAATTTCCAGAGTCACCGGAATGTTGTTCGCCGGCGGAGTATGGAGTCGAGAGTAGACGCACGGATGATCGATGCCTACAAATTGTAAATTACGGCTGAACTTAATATTTGATTTACTATCAATATTCATTGATCTATCGTCCTCGGATTCTGTTAGAAAATAAGAGGGAGCTTTCACTCCCTCCTTCCCCACCTTACCGGTTGGAGTAGTGCGCGAAGATCTCGCGCGCCTTACCGCCGATTACATCCCGACGGGCCAGTAGAACATTAAGTCCTACCTTTCCGTTCTTGACGACACTGAAGTCGTCGGAGTAATCGGAATACCAGTCATGGCGGGAGCATTCTTCCTTGAATACAGCCTCCTCCTCCGTCAACACCCAACCCTCCATCCGTTTTTCGAATGGAGTGTCTTGCATCAACACCGCCCAGCTTTCATAGCCGTTGGTGTCGAGCCAGTGCTTGAGAGGCACTGGATGTTGGACCTGGTAACCACTCTCGTTAACCCAGGATTGAGGAAGTCCCCGATGGAACACAATGTGCATGTGTCCATCGCGCAAACTGATCTGATCGTCCTCCACGGTCAGAACAGCTCGAGGAACATCCGGAGTGTAGTTTTTCAACACTTCGAAGTTGCTCGACGAGACGAACAGTTTAATCTGCTCGCCACCACCACCCATCGCCTTTGCCAGGCTAGGTTCCGTCAGACCGGCAGCGAATGTGCCACCGATAACGAACATCTCTTTCGGCAATTTGATCCGATAGATGACGTGGTTGATTGCTGAATAATCCATGATGACCTCCTACGGTCGCTGGTTGTGGATTCACCTTCACTATGTATGACTGTAAATGTTTTCAATGAATAACGAATAATGTAGGGATCAGCCCACAGAACAGGTGTCGATATGGCAGGTGTTGAACTACTGTACGACATGATTCGTACAACGAATAGCGCAATACTTGAGGAATACGGCGTCTTTCTAGATGCTTCCAACCTCAGGTTTACGGAGTTATATCCTGGAGTGTTTGATGATGGCATGAACACCGCCGTGATGGGCACCGCGTTTGGCACACAGATAGAAGGCTCCCAAGTCTACTATTACAAACGCCATGACCTCACTGAAGCGTTTCATGAAATCGGTGTCGATGACGTAACTGTCGAACTCGACGGCGAGCCTACTTACGCCTCCATCATGTACGCTCTGCGCACTAAGTACAACCTACCCTTGGGTTATGAAGAGGTCAAGACTTATACCTTCGATGGAAGTGTTGCAACGATCACACCTATCGATCAGTCCTACGTCTGGATAGGGACGCTTCAGATCAACGTTGTGGAAGGTTCGCTATCGTTGGCAGCCCAATTCCCTAACAACGTCCTGAATGGCCTTACAGCGCCTGGGGCGACCGAGCCGACTGATGGCGGCAATTATGATGAGTTGGTAGCCAGAGATTTTGCGAACCTCGCGCCTGTCACCAACCTCTCCGCATTCGACCCGGCGTAGACCTCTTCCTATATGCCCTTCAGCTGAGTATGCGTGTATGGATATCGATTACACACGAAGTGAGGTGGATGTTCTCATCGACCTCATCCGTAACGACAATGGCAACAAACCCCTAAGTTCTGCGCAGGTAACCTTCGGTACGCCGACCACGTTCAATCCGCTTCCGACTGTGAATCGCAACACGGTGATCATGGCGACTGCTATCCCAGGCTTAGGCTTTCGGGACAGCACCTCGTTCTATTATAACCGCGTACGGTTGATAGACTTCATACCGCCTAATGCGCCGTCTATCCTGACGTTCGATAAAGGCGAGTACACGGTCCTGTCTGATCTGTTGCCTGAGTTGAATGAACGTCTGAACACCAACATCACCGCTGACAAGATCATCGAACAAACATTGCCTGCATTGAGTGGCGATGATGAAGACTTCGTAAGCGTTGATTTGGTGATGCGGCCGAACTCGGTAGTGTACTTGGGTCAGCTGACACTCAAGGTTACCAGGAGTCTGGTGGATCTGGCAACACTGATCACTATTCCGAATCTGTCTGGCCTGACGTACTCCCCGCCAGCATAAGCCCTAACGTATGGAGAGGAGTACCTCTCCATACGGCTCTATGCGCTTCACGATGATATAACCGCCCCTAACTAAAACCCACACGAGAGCTGCATCATGGCTGATGATCTAACGAAGGTCCCCCACGTCGTCATTACTGACATGATCAACCGCGTCAACGGTAAAACTATCGAAGACACCGAGTTGGTCTACAGTAACGTGGCGACAACTACCGGAGCCAAGAACTCCAAGGTGACCGTCACTGCAAAGCCTGATTCGACCAAGTACAAGGGTACTGTCGACGTCAATTACGACCGACTCGACCTGACTACTGATATTGCCGATGTGTATCTGGCGATTCCGGATAACACCCTCAGCCTCAACCCGAACAGCTACAAGAAGATTGCCGACGTGGTCGTCACTCTGAACGAGCGTCTCGGCGTCAATCTGACTTCCGACGATTACACCGACGGTGACGTACCTCCGTATGTCGATACCCCGATCGATGTGACCGTCACTGCGAAACCGGGTTCATTGTGCTACATCGGTTCGTTGACCGTGACGATCAAACCTGATCTGATCGAACTGAGCACTGTCATTACCAACCTGGATCTGGACGGCCTGACTTACGTTCCACGAGAAGCCCCTTCTCCGACGTAAATCCTATGCCTACCTAATAGACACCGTCACTTCTGGCGGCACCTCACTGTAACCATGCGAGTCTATCTACCATGAGTGATTTCACTAAAGCCTCGAAGGCGCTGTTGCTCGATCTGGTCAACACGTCCGGTATCACCAATGGCAAAGTCCTGACCGAAGGTCTGGTCGACATTGGTCTACCTATCGAAACCACCGGCACTAATCCGCCGAAGAACACCACCATTACCTTCACAGCCAAAGAAGGTTCTGGCTACACTGGCGCGGTGACTGTCCAGTACAACCGTCCAAATCTGGCCGAGCACACCAAGTGGGCTGATGGCACCGACATGGAACTGGTCTTCACTGTCGGTAACGCGGTGAACATCGCCGACATGCTGCCGGAAATCAACGCCCAGCTGTTGACCAACATCGACCCTTCCGAAATCGTCGACGGCCCTCTGCCGACGTTCACCGGTGAGTTGAACGAAGAACACGCTGTACAGCTGGTGGCCGATGCTGATTCCCTGGCATATCGCGGCAGCCTGACGTTCATTCTGAAGGCCGAAGATATCGACCTGGCAACCGTGATCACCAACCAAACTCTGGATGGTCTGACCGTGGTTCCTCGCGCCAAACCTGTTACTCCGTAATACCCGGTATCCTGGTCAAACGGATGAAGAGACGGGTTTCGGCCTGTCTCTTCATTCTTTATTGCGTTAACGCGTGTCACCGCAGGAGAAAACCATGCAGCTTTTCGATGGGAAACCGATCGATGAGATCCTACGGCTCATCAATCTTCAGAATACACTACCTGCTGCGCTGGTGGCATCCGATCTGTATTTCGGAAAGATGAGACCAGGGGATACCGGTAAAATCATCCTTCCAACTACGGCCATGTGGAATAGCCAGAACTACGAAGGCTCTGCCAACTTCCAATACCAACGGATCGACTTGACGAAAGCATTTGGCGGTGTACGCCCTGTCGTCAAAGCGCTCGGTCAGTTGGATGTCTGGAGTCTCTTGCCCGCCATCAACAAAGCCGTCGGCATCAATCTGACGACGAATGACGTGGTGAACACCAGTGTCAGTTGGCTGGGCGGTAATGAGCAGCTCAACATCGAACTCAAAGCCGATCAGAACAGCCTCGGCTATACCGGCAGCTTTGTAGTACGCTTCACTCGGCTGCGGCCTATGCTGGCTACGGCAGTGACGACTACCGAACTTCCAGTGCTGGTCCATCCACAAACTCCGGATGCGACTCTGAAATGTATCGATCTTTTGTCTTGGGGGATTGATTTCTCGGACTATCAGGCTCACTTCCTGACCCGTTACGGTTATTGGGTTGAGTGGGAATATATCCAAGGCATGATGGCTGAAAACGGCTTCCCTAACTATCCGGGACCGTTGCCTGGCACGACCTTCGACTACCTGACCAAGGACGTCCCTGAAGCCAACCAGGCCTTCACTAACGTGGTCGTTCAGAAAGCTGTGTCATCGGCTACGTACCACGGAACGGCTTACATTCACTATAACCGGGCTTGAGGTTGTCACTATGTCGTTGTATAAAGATCCGATCACGGACATCCTGGGCTCTATCAATACCACCAGTCTGGTACAACTGATCCGTGAGCAATACACGTACAGTGCTCCGACGGTTGTAACTCCAGATGCTTCCGGCACGAACACCAGCCTTACCATCACCAGTAAGGACGTCAACAGTACCTACGATGGCGCTGTGACCATTCGCTACAAGCGTCGCAATCTGGCAGATCTGGTGACTCTGACCAAACCCGGTCTTCTGGCCAGCGGTATCACCGACACTTGGAAATTCGCTCAGCGTCTGAACCAGTTGTACGGTACTGGCTTTCTGCTATCCGACGTAGTCACCTCTCCAGTCAACCTGACCAACGGTGCTGGCGATGTCACCCTCGTAGCTGCCGAAGGTAGCCTGGGTTGGGTAGGCCAAGTCACCTTTACCGTCACTGCGGGCGGTTACGATCTGACCACCTCGATCACTAACACTGATCTTCCAGGCCTTTACTACCCAGAGACGGATACCACGAAACCATTCGCGGTGTTCTACTCTTACTGGCGCGACATGTCTGACCAATACACCGGTCTGCATGCAGTGACCGTAGACGGTGCTGATCGGTTCACTTTGTTGCAGGCTGCTCTTGCGGCTAACACAGGTGATTCGTGGATCGTGACGGGTAACGGTCGTTATTCTCTGGACGGGGCTACCGTGGCTTACGTGGGAGCGGCTTCCGGTCACCCTCGTCTGAACCCGGCCTACCAGTTCGGTATCGTGGTTACATTGTCTGCCACTGCCTCTCTGGGACTCACCGGGGACTTGTGCCTGCACTTTAACGCACCTGTTGAGGACTGATCATGGCGACCACTCTCAGTCAAACCGAACTGCTCAAAGAGATCAACCTGGCTAACACGCCACTGCGCCCTTTGAACACGCTCAACGTGACGTTCGATGTACCGACGGCTGAAACTGGGGATGATTACAACACCCGTGTAACAGTGCTGGCGGTTCCTGGTCGTACGTACATCAACCAAGTCGATGTGCTGTATAAGCGTATCGTACTTGCAGACATCGCCCCCGATGCTCAGGTGCGTAGTACCGAACCGTTCACCAAGGAATCGATCATCTCGTTGCTCAATGCGACGTTTCAGATGTTCCTGTCGGTTGAGGATCTGGAGGACTTTACTCCTCCGACTCTTCAGTTGAACGAAACAGCATCACTGACTCTGACAGCAAAACCTGAAAGTCTCGGCTGGTTGGGATCGTTTGATGTTGAGTTCATGTACGGCAGGACTCTGCTCGACAGCATCGTTGGTCTGCGGTATCTGCCGGTACTGACCCATCCGACTGATCCGAAGCTCGGCAAGAAATCGGCGCGTGTATTGACGTGGGGTAAGGACTTCACTTCTCTGCGTGATTCGATGCTGCCGGATATCGCAACCGGGACGTACAAGGACTACGCAGCGTTCTCCACTGCCTGCGGCGCATTGGAAATTCCACCATGGACTAAAGGTCCGTGCAGCGATAACGCTACCTCGGCAATCCCTGATAGCAATCAGGCGTTCGATCGGGTGGTTATCCAAAGTGCGATCCAGTCCTCAGGAATGTCGGGGGATTTGTATTTCCACTACAACACCTTCGATAAGGTCTAGTCACCATGCCGATCATCACCGAAGATTCAACCAGTCTGGTGTTGGATTTGATCAACGCTAACAACTCGGGTTCTCTTCCGACACCAGTGTCTAAGGACAACTGTCGGTTGGGGCCTGTGACCAAAGTTAGCGTCTCGTCCAAGCCGACTCTTAACAGTGCGCTGACAGTAGGTCCTGGTACGCACACCACCTGGATCAACAGCAAGCCAATTCGCTATCGTCGTATCGACTTGGCTGTCCTGTTCCGCGGTAACCCGCTGACCGTGATGAAGCCAAGTCCGGTAGTGCCTAACGGCGCTGCGCAGAACACGTTTACGCTGTACCAGCTTCTGGCGGATATCAACAGTCAGAATGGCACAGCGTTTACCACGGATGACTTCAACAACATCCAGTTCACCATTTCGACTAGCGATCCGTTGATCAAAGGCCGTCCTTCTCAAACACTGACAGTTACCGCGAAAGAGACGAGTGTCGGATACATCGGCACGTTCGCTGTGCGTTGGATTGCTGCCAAGCCTAAGATCACGGATCTGATCCCTGATGCTAAGCAAGTGCTGGCGGGGCGTGTATTCCCTGATGGTAGCCTGACTCTGGTCGGTAAGAAGCCGCTTGGACAATTTCAGACTTATGGTCTTGATGCGTCTGCACTTAAAGCGGTGTTCGCAACCATCCCGAATCCGTGGTATTCTCCGGCAGGGCAGGCAACCGGACCGTTTATCCAGATACTCGATTGGTTGAATGCTAACACCGGTCGAACTAACTGGAACAATAGTGCAGCGTCTACCGACGGCGGTACGTGTAACATCAATTGGAACAACGTGGCATTGCCAAACGCCAATTATCCAGAAGCCAACTCCACGGACTACAACCAGCTGATCGTTCTCAACGCCGCGGCCGATAGTTGGTTCACCGGTAAAATCTATCTTCATTACAACAGGTAACGTGCACGATGAGCATTTACTTGACAAGTAAGCAAGACGTCTTAGCGTACCTGTCAGTCGCGGCCGGTGTTACTGTCGCTGCTGCTGATGTTACGCTCGGTGTCCCGAGAGCGACCACTTCCGGCGAACAGACTACGTACAACGCCAACACTCGCATCACGGTCGAGTTCACTCCGTCGTCGACAGTGGGTACTGGCAAGCGCGTGGTCTGGTATAACCGGATCGATCTGAGCGAGTTCACGTTCGTCAACAAGAAAGGCAACAAAGCAGTCGATGGCACTAACACTGCCGGTATGCTTCCTTTCTTGAAGAAGATCTCAGGCATCCCGTTCGGCGCCGATGACTTGGTTGACCATACGGCCACAGCAAACTCGGACGGCACTATCACGTTCCAGATGGAGGCTAAGTCCGACAGTTACGGCTGGATCGGAAACGTCACGATCGACTTCTCTGATTCGATCCTGATCAACAATGCCTTCGTCGACAATACGTTGCCTGGCTTCTAGCCCAACGGTGGAGAAAACACATGGCCGTCAGAGCAATTATTGCAGTCAACCATTTACCGCAGAACGATACGAGTTGGGCCAACTACGCTACTCACGGCTTGACTCGCGGCGCAGATCAATCTGTGTCGAACACTATCGTCAACGGCTGGATCGTCAGTAACAGCACCACCGCAGGCCTGGAACGAATCACCATCCCGCTTGACCCTTACTTGGCTGCTCCTACGGCCAAGCTGTGGGTGAGTGTAAAAGCTCGCGTTACGGCGCTGGTCAACAACCAGGCCGGGATCATTTACTTCGGTGGTACGTTCCTGATTCGCGCTGCTGCGATCACGAACCTTGTCCTCAACAAAGAATACTGCCTCGAGTTCTCGTATACCTTCGCAACGGGTAACGTCGAATGTCTGTGCGATGGGGTTAGTATCGGCGGCCTCAACGTCGGCGCAGGTCTGCGCAGCTTCTCGTTCGGCCTGGAAGCCAAAGGTAGTGTGGCCAACCAGATCGACTGGTCCGACATCATCATCAGTGATGATCAAGCAAGCCTCGGTCAACCTACTGGGCCATACACCAGCTGGAAGAACTATCCGGTTACTCTGAATGCTGCAACAGGGACCAACTGGACGACCAACCCAGCTGGAGGATCTCTTGTAGCCGCTCTGAGTGAGCCTGGAGCTGTTCCGACTACAAAGATCGCCGTAGCTCCTAGTCCAGTGATGCCGTTGACTACACGTCTTCTCAGCGCCATCCCTGCATCTCGTGCAGCATATGCGATTGAGCTGAACGCAGGTCTCGGATCGACCACCGGTGCGGTGATCGCCGTAGCCGGTAAGTTGAACGAAGGCGGTACTGATCTCGCTGGTACTTCGGCCAACGCCGCAGCAACCGGGTACTCCTACAGCGGATCTCTTGGTGTATTCCACAAAGGTCCTCTGGGCGAGAAGCTGACCAAGACATCGATCGGAAACATCGATCTGGTTACGACTCCGGCCGGGGTAGTGAACGTCGCTAACATCCAGGGCTATGCGGTTACCTACGCACTGCCTCCACTGCCTAAGGGCGTGACTGGCCGTCAAGCGTTGCTAAACCTGATCGCTGCGACCGCTAAGCCGGTTCGAGTACCTGCAAACTTCACGGCTGCTGCGCCGGACGTGTTGACCGGTAATGCGAACTTTAACACTCAAGTAGTGGTAGGTTCAACTGTAGGGTCGGGTCTTCGTGGCTCGTGGACCATGTTCTACAACCGGGTAGATCTTACCCGGATGTTCGACGACCCACTCTCACTGACCATCGGCTCTGAAGTGAAGATCCTCGATCTGTTGCCTAAGTTGGTAACGGCGAGCGGAATGACCATCAACGCTGATGATATCGTAGATGGGGACATCGTCTCCGGTTCCACATCGGTGACACTCACTGCTGCTGCGACTAGTCGCTTCTTTATCCCAGGCTCTACATTCCTGGTCGGTCGTGACATCCCGAACATCAGCACTGAATTCCCTAACCCGGTTCTCAACGGGTTCCTGTAAGAGGGCGTCGATATGTTACTCAGTTTTTTCAACTACGACCACTGCCTTAAAAACGTAGTCGATACGTGGTTTACAACGGCAGGCATTCCGGTTAGTCATTATAACGGTGAAGTCGGGAAAGGTGCTTTCGTCACTACTGCTGGTGCGATGACGTGCCCTACTGGCACTAACGCTAACCGCACGTTGATGCAGATCGACGGGGGTACGTTTGGTGCTACTGCGACTAAAGTGTTCTTTGGACTCAGAGTGACACTAACGGCAGCGGGTAGTAGCGGATTCGCAATTGCCATGGCCCCATCTGTGTTATCTTCGAATACAGTTTCTCTTGGGTCGTTTACGGATTTCTTCCCAGCGAGTACTGTCGGGACTACGATGTTCGTCGATTACGTTTACGACATCGCGGCTGGGACCATCACTCCGTATTACGACGGCGTGGCAAAAACACCAATCGTATTGGCGGCCGCATTTAAGACCGAGATGGCCAGTACAAGGAGACTTTATATTTTCCCCATGTTGTCTAGCGCTAACTCAGCTGGCGTCATGGAGATCAGAGACTTCCACAGTGCTGACGATGTGGCAGGTGACGGTATCACGACTCGGCTCGGTGATCGAAAGATTCTGCCTATCTACGCTGCAACCGCCAGTGGTGCGGGATGGACTCCGACGTCAGGCGCTAGTCCCGATCTGCTGACAGTTCTTACCAATGACTACAACAACGCCGCGGTGCTCAACAGCCCTGCGGATAAGACTCCATTAGTAGTGGGTCTTGGGTCTTCGATTCCGACAGGGTTCAAGATCGACGGTGTATCGTTGGCAATATCTGGCCGTACGACCTCAGCTACTGCGGCCAACCTCAAAGTTGATGTGAAGCAGGGAGCTACTGCGGGTACTTCTACTACGCTGGTCGTTCCTACCACGTTGACTTACGGGCAGAAGTTGCCGAACATCCCACTTGCTCCAGACGGCGGTAAATGGACGGATCGTAAGATCCTTGCCACTACCCTCACCATGACCCCAGACGCGTAAGGAGGTACAAAAATGACAATCGCCATCAGAAGCATCGTTGGTTATGCCATCGGTATTCCTCCAGCCGTTCTGCCAAAAGGGGTAACTGGACAGGTCGCTTTGATGAACTTGGTCATTGCTGCGGCTAAGTCTCCGCGGACATCGTCTGACTTCACGCTGGGAGCCCCTACAGTGCTCACCGGGAATGCCAACTACAACAGCCAGGTGTTGGTGACGGCTACAGGTACATCGAACCTCCAGGGCTCTATTACGCTGCCGTACAATCGGGTTGACATCGGCCGGATCATCGACGATAAATCTCACTTCGATTTCAGTTCTGCAACAGACCTGACTTCATTGCTGCCGTTGCTCAATACGGCCAGTGGGATGACGTTGACATCTGATGACATCAATCCCATTACCATCGCCAGTACGGACGAGAGTATCACGCTCACCGCAGCGACGACCAGCCGTTTCTTCATTCCCGGCCTGACGATTGTTCTAGGCATGGCGCTGAAACCAATCACCGCCGTGATTACCGGTACGACCCTCGACTGGTCCTAGGAGCTGAACTATGTTACGTGCAGCAATTCAATTTGACCATTGCGTCAAGAACGTTACGGATACCTGGCTTGCAACCAGCGGCTATGCATTCACTCGCTATGCCCAAGAGCCTAGCAACGGGAAAGGATTCCAGGTTAACAACCGAGGGGCGATTACCGCCCCGCCCGGAACTTCGACCACCGATACGTACGCGACGATCCTCTTCACGGGGTTGATGACTAACCCTACGAGTTTCACTCTGGCGTATCGGGTTACCATCGAAGCTGTGCCATTGTTGCCAGCGCACACGATGGTGTCGGTTGACCAGAACTTCAACGGTACTGGGAGTGCGGATGGCGGCCTGATCGTTTCTGACTTCAGTCCTAACATCGCGGTCGGTGATACCGCGTACATTGAAGACGTGTTTGATACGGTAGCGGGGACGGTTTCGGTATACGTCAATAACGTGTTTGTCCGCAGTAAAGCACTGTCGGCTACTCTAAAGACCGCTTTCGCTGCTGGTAACTTCGGTGTGTTTTTCAGGCTCTCACCATCGAACTATGCAGGCGGGTGCTCCTTCCGAGATATCATGCTGTACGACAACGTGACTGGCGATACCTTCAACGGTCGCATTGGACCACGTCGTCTGGTTCCGCTGTGTCTTGATTCGGCAGTAGGTTCCGCTTGGGCACCCTTGACGGGCATCTATACAACGACCCTTCTGGACACGTTGAATTGGGTACTCCCTTCGTCAGGAGCCGCTGTCCAGTCTACGAATACCGGAGCACTGGCAGTCAGTTTGGCAACGTTCCTGCCACCCAACCACACGATCGATGCACTCGTCCTCGGCATGGGCGGTCAGGCCGGTGATTCGACGGGGATTACGGTTAACACAACGTTGACCACCAATGGTTCGACGTCTACGGCTAAAGCCACAGCGATGCCTACGGCATATACGTACAACTTGCCGTTGGGTACTTTCCCGACATCTCCTGATGGTGCGGCATGGACTGCTGCTAGTGTCGACGCCACCACATTGACGTTCACTCCAGTCACTGCTGGTAAGATCATGCGTCTTCGTAACGTCCAGGCTTATGCGATCACAAAACCGCCTATCCAACCGACGTTCTCCTTGACGCCTCTGGCATCGTTCCTGGCCCAGCTGAACAAACAGTACGGTACTGGGTTCAAGTCAAACGGTGTAGTCTTCGAGTCGGTTCAGACAATTACCGGAGATGCTACGTATAACTCGTCCGTGAGTGTGAGGGCATTGAGGCCATCTGGGTTTAAGAATGCTGTAACTCTTAAATTCAAACGGTTCCCGATCAACCTTGCGTTCATAAACAAAGTTGATCTGACACTTCCGGGCAGCGGGATGGGATCTACCATCTGGACTTCGCTGGCTGCGATCAACAGTAAGTTCGGGTTGTCGCTGACTACTCTCGATGTTGCTGATGCAACTATCACAGGTCTGGTTGGTTTTAACCTGACGGTATTGTCGACCAGTTCGTTGTTTGTTCCAGGTTCGGTATTCCGTATCGGCCGAGACATCCTGTACGCGTACGATGCCAGTGCTATCAAGACCAACCTCGAAGCACTCGGTACTGGAGGTTGGTGGAAGCCTAACGATCCGTCGACTACCGCAGCGGCGGTTATCAACTGGTTGAACGCCAACACTGACAGGACCAACTGGTCGATGAACGACAGTAAGGTCGATGGCGGTATCGGAGGTTGTAACTGGTTCCGTTTCGTCTTGCCGAGTACGTCAGTTCCTGAGGCTAACTCGACCAAGTACACTCGATGCGTTTGTATCGAGCCGACGGTAGGGTCGTGGTTCCAGAATCGAATGATTCTGCATTACAACCCGTGATGTAACACGAACGGCATACAGCCCCGGCTTTCGCCGGGGCTGTATGCTGTATCAACTAACTGCCTTAGGCTTCAGCATCGAAACCGTCCAGGTCAGTAGTCGGCGCCAGGGTGGCGAAGTCTACGTCGGAGTCAGGAAAATTCAAAGCCACCGTACGAGCCCCGGTGTACACCAGACTGGCCGCGTTGGCGGTCAGAGTGATGGTGCCCGGAGTGGTCATGTCCGCAGGAGCGGTAAACGCACTCGAAGTGAACTCACCAGCCAGCAGACCCAGAGCAGTAGCGACCTTGGTCAGCGAAGCTGCTTCGGTATCGCCAGGCGCTGTGGTAACGCTTGCCGGAGCAGTCGAAGCCACGGCACCAGCAGCCAGGGATTGGCGGGTGTAGGAGAATGTACGAGAACCTTCGACGCCCTGGCCATTGACGCCGGTCAAGGTAATGGAGGTGTTACGGCCAGCAGTGCCGGCAGTTACCGCTGGTGCAGCGAAAGTAACCTGGGCTTCGGTGAGGGCCAGGCTAACAGCGGTGTTGGCAGCGTTGATAGCACCCAGCACGTTCGCTACAGCAGACAGAGCGATATTGAGTTTCATGTGACAGTCCTTTAAAGTGTTGCGGTACAATGGAGGCTACCACTGCATACCATATCCCTAACAGCATAAAACTCCCCCACCTCCCTAAGGAGGCAGGAGAGGCAGGACTTGTCGATAGATTCAGGTAGAACACCAAGATCAGGTCAAGGTGAACTGGGCGACCAAGCCTTAACCCGGCCTACCGACAACTGGCGGCTCAGTGTGAGAGACCACCCCATTAACTAACAGCATTCGACAGCGCTATACGAGGTCCACCAGCCTTCGCTGGCTGTAACTGCAACCTATAGGGTGAGGCGGTGCAGTACCTAGCCGCGCGCGGGCAAATACGCTACGCGGCGGGGTTCTTGAGGAACCGTAATACGATCCCAAGGAATAAAAAGTGAGAGCGGTTGTCGGCCAGACGGGGAATTACAACACCGCTCCCCAAAGGAGGTAACTGATCCGTGATAGACCTTTTACATATCACGGTGACATCATGTAATTATTTACAGCTGGTTGTGGAGTTGTTCGGCGAATCGCAGCGCACCTTCGCCTTTTGGATGTCTGAGGGCGTGGAAATCAACAAAGCCACGCTCTGGCATCCCAGCCTGTTCATGGATCCCAAAACTACCGGAACTAAGATTCAGAACCTCAGCTTCGACGACCTCATTACCGAGGGTATTGGTTTGATAATAGAGGATGTCGAATTCAGAACGTTTAAACAACTCCACCATGCCAGTGACCATCTCTGCCGTAAGAGGGCCGGCGTAAAAGAGTTTCGCGCTTCTCAAATCACCGATACCGTATTCGATCGAAGTGACGTGTTTATTGAAGAACGTCTCCATCAATTCGATGTTCTTCGAATTGAACCGATCAATATGGATATCGGTATCTAAAGAGTGGACCGAGAATGGAGCTTGACGAATACCGATCATTTTGCAGTGGTTCTTCACCAGCTGAAATTGGCCGAGGCGTTTGTTATCTCCAGCATTCCAGCGTCTGGCTTTTGTGAGCAGCCGTTCGTTCAGGTCGAGGTTCAACGCCACCTCTTTTACGATAGAGATATCTTCCTCGTTCAAGTTGTTACGGAACTCCAACCCCACTTTGGAAAACTTATCGTCAATCGGTTGCTCCGGCAGAAATGCTTTCTTGATATCGCGCAGCGGGATAATTTGCTTATTGACGATCTTGTCTTTCTGCGGGTCGTACTGAGCAACCACCAAGAACTGCGACATTTTCCATAGTTCACTGTCTTTGTGATGAAAGAACGAGTCGACCAGCTCACTCAAAAATGGTCTTACCGCATGCGGAAACCCTAACTCCATCTCGATAAAATGGTCAGGTTTCGTAAGGTGAGGGCTAGGGCTATCGACTATGGTTCGTTTATAGTCCAATATATCGGCGCTAGCTACAGCAAACGCGATAAAGCCACTGCTGGCGTGACGGTGATGGGCATGATAAGAACGTTCATAAGTCATTACGATAAATGTAGTCATTTCAGATGCTCGATTAGTTGTCTATTAGATAAGTCGGTTTGGTGAGAAATGACACGGCATAAAGTCCGGCAGTAGCCGGACCTATGCAGGGATCAGGTTATTCTGCCTGTTTGATGACTTCCGAATAACCTTGCATACGGTTACTCAGTACATCAGTACTACCGTTAGGCAGCAGCTGTTTCAACGCACCTGGCCATGAGAACTCAGAGTTGGTCTGTTCACCTTCCGGAGTGAGCATCATAGACTTGTACATCTTCGACGCGACATCGCTGATCAGATCACTCTGGAGGGTTTCACCGGACAGATCGAACGAATAAATTTCACCGCCGATGACGGTATCGGCCGCGGATCTGATACTCTTACTGCAAATATGTGCAGGCAGGGTGCTGATGAAAAACGACGGAATGAACCAGGCATCGATCACGTCGGTACGAGTCTTGTTCGGCTCGAACGCAATCAGTGCGAAAGGGTCCCTTGCCAGTTGGGACAGACTACGACCTACCATGTACTGATTCTGGATCTGGCGCAACATGCGCAGGACGGGTTTGTTCTCGTATTCCGGCGCGTGGACAGTGATGCCATTAAAGTTATTGGAGAATTCAAGGACATCATCGCCGACACTAGCTGGCCGCAATACACGCTCAGTACTGAACGAACTGATATTGGTTGCCAAGTTTTCGATTACGTTGATAAACGCATCACGCAACTGCTCGTCTGCGGCCATCTTCGACGGTAGCGATACCACTTTGACGATGAGGTCTTGTGGCCAATACGGCGCTGGCTTTGTGATCGCTGCGATAGCTTCAGCTAAAGTTGGCCGTGTAGGACGATCGATGTCTGGGTTCATGGATTCTGCTCCAAGGATAGGGTAGTTGATCTTTGTCATGGCGGAAGTCTACACTGATGTTCATAAGTACTTCGTCATTATAAATACTTACATACAGCATAAAGCCCGGCGCAAGGCCGGGCCGTATGACTTCTTTGTTTCTTCCAAAGACCCGACTCAACCCTTGTCGTGTATCGCCAGAGCGCAGCGCCCTTACTGCTCAACGACTTGATATTTCGTACATGATCGAATGGAGCGCGCTTATCGTTCCAGAAAGGCGCTAAGATGCAGGGCTGGATACCCGCTATGCTAGAGAGTCATTATCAGGGAGCTGTACTGAGATAGCACTTACTGTGACTGACACCGAGTTGTTAAAGAGCATGGCTGTACTGTAATGGCTATTAGCCACGGGTACTTCTACATAGTATTGAAACCAAATGTAAGCTATTACAACAAAAAAAAGAAGAGTACAGGAGAGGCTTACGCCTCTCCTGTATATTACCGTGCAGTAACTACTGCGTACACGTATTCCAGCTTGTACAAGAGGAGCTTGAAGTCAGCATGGCTGAATCCACGGTAACCGGTGCTGCGGGCGTTGACAAGATCTACGTAATAACTGTAAGCCTGAGGATCTTTAATCTCCAGCCATTCAGAACCGTTGAAAGAAACGATCAGGCGGATGGACATCATTTTTAACACTAACTGTGTTTTAATGTCGTTGATTTCTTCTTGCTTTGCCTGATACTCCTGTTCTTCTTTATAGGCCACTATGGCTTTGTAACCAATGTAGCCGGCAGCGCCAGCAACTGCCAGTACAGCACCAACTTTCAATACGTTATAAAGCGACATAATGACCTCCTCGGTCGATGACAGTAAGATTTAGAAAGACGGCCTGAATCGGCGCGGCTTAGCCGCAGTTGTTTTTGGGATGTCCCGCACCAGCTCTTTATTGACAGCATTCTCGAAAGCTTTAAGGACTACTTCCTTGAAAGAATGGCTGAATACGGTTACTCTGATCACTAATGACCATTGTCGATCAGTACCATCAACTTGACAGGTCTCATCGATCTCGAGTCGCGGGTTGGTCCACGATAACTCATTCTCAAGATAAGGGTTTGGGACCATCAACTCCAGCTGTCCTGCAAAGCCTTTGTAGATGCTCTTTATTTTAAGGATACCGTAGTTAGTGCTAGCCCGGAAGGCGACGTAGAATTGACTACCGTATTCTGGAAACTCCTCAGTCTCCAAATGGCTTTCACAGCAAGCGAACGTCACTATACCGTTCATCATGTTGATCTTACGGATGCTGTTACGCAGACCTTCATCGATGGCGCCGAGAGGGAGGTCGAGATAATCAGATTTGAGTTGATTGAAGATACTGCGAGAAACAAGAAACATGATGACCTCCTACGGTCTTTAGTCGGATCAGTCCGACGAATAATTTTTGATAGTGGTCAGCACTTGTTCCGACAGTTCTACTTTTCCGCGGGTCATATCTCCCGCGAAATCCGAAGCCGGTTTCTTCACCGTACGCACCAGCTTCAAGCGATAAGTTTGTTGAGGGATACCTATCGACATGACACCGGCCGGATAGCGCTGATACGTGACCGTAGAGCGACTGGTATACTCGTTGATCATTGCGGCGATATCATCTTCCCAACCGTCACTTCTGGCGGCTTTGACCTTACCGACGACACTCATTACAGAATGTCCTTGACGAATAAGGTCACGCGTGATGTGGTGAAGATATATACCTAATGCCTCAACGAAGCCTATTTCTACAACGTCCTTCACCTCGTCCTTAGGAGAAAAGGTACGGATTCGAAAACTATCTGCCAACCGATCGAATATAGTTGCGTAACGTTTGAATGGATTCTTCACGTAACCTCCTATTAAGGCATGGATTTGAGTGTGGACAGTATGCCCTGCGCTTCCTGAACCAGCATACACAGGTCAAGATGGCTGAGATCTACATAGTCGGCCTTGGCGAGATCCCTGAACACCCTGACTCTGATAAACAGATCGTCATCCGGCATCACCTGTTTGGATACGATCAGCTCGCTGATCTCCACCAGGAGTTTATTGAGCATTACTTTCATGGCCAGTGTCTGGAGAGGTTTTAGCTTCTCTTCAGAAGCGGCTTCTTTCTCGTGGTACGCTTTGACAGCAGCTACGACACCGATTGCAGCCAATACCAGCACACCACCGATTTTCAATGCATTAGAATACGACATGAGTCCTCCTCGGACATTGGTTTGTTTAGTCACCTCCGTTATGTATGACTGTAGATAATTTCATTGAAAAAGTATGGATGCGGCATAAAGAAAGGTACATCCCTCGATCCCTAGGAGTGGAAGGATCGAGGGATGTACGGTAGTGGTCACACTGGGGTATGTATGTCCACCCCACAACGTTTGGCATGTCCCCGCGCTACCAAACGTTGTAGGCTGAGCATTCGCTTCAGCAGACGTTATCGCACCCACAGCAATAACGTCTTAGGTCAGAGAGGACATCCTGACCACTGGTTACCTAACCGAGGAGTGTGTCACTCGATCAGGCGTAACCGCCACCGTCTGCTTACACCCTACCCGGTGCTTGCATATAATGATTAGTCCCAGCTCAGGATACGCGTATTGCGCTCTAACGATTCTTCAAGAGTAACGTACTCATCAAAGTGCTTACCGTTCACCAGCAAGCGTCGTCCAGTCCCCGCCAACCCTGCCGCAGTAAAGGCCCGAACGCTGGCTGTATTTCCACGCTCTATCCATGCCCTTACTCTCCGCTCTTTCGCGAACTTGGCGATCACGTCTTTAGCGATCCCACGTCCACGATATTCAGGTAGCAGGTAAATCGATCCCGTACGCCAGACACCGTCCTTTTCTTGGAACGGTATATAGAAGCCTACAGGTTTACCATTAGACTCGATGACAACCAGATTCTCCATGTGTTTATTAAGAGAGGCTGGGCCAAGGAACTTTTCTTTCATGGCGTTAGCAATCAACGTATCGACAGTTGAGTTCGATTCCGTAGAGAGCTCGGCCGTTTTACTTCGGATAGCTTCTTTCTGCTCATCAGTGAAGATGAAGTGTTCGTTTGGGGGAACGCCGGTTCCAGGCTTCGTTACTTTCTGCCACGCGGCATCTACCGGATGGATATAGCCTTCAAGGACACCGAACTTCAAGAACTTGCTTTTGTTCTTAGCGTCCATGAAGTCATAACGGTCGGCACCACGAGAATGTCCGATATAGAGATCCGCATCCTGTCTAGGACGAGTGTAGTCTTTACCGGCATTAAACTCAACTGTGTAACCGAGAGATTTTAGAAACGTCTCGATATCACTATAGTACGACTTAGCTAGCGGAGTGTTGATGAACTTCGGATTGCCTTTAATAATGACCGCTAGCATGATGACTGTCCAAGAAGATTAGGCTATATAATAACTTTTAACGAGAGGTGTGATTATGGAACGGTTAGGATCTAAGTTGGTAAAGCGCGGTGACGGAGTAGCTTTCTATTGCCCCGCATGCGATGAACTGCATTGGATACGGGTCTACCATGTCCGTCCTGATTATAACTGGGGCTGGAATCAGGATGCCTCAATGATCACGTTTACGCCGTCAGTCAAGGTCTCCAAAGACTGGCTGAATTCAATCTGTCACAGCTTCGTGACGAACAACACCATCATCTATTGTGCCGATTGTACGCACGACAAAGCTGGGATTACTGTCGATCTTCCAGACATTCCAGAGACCTGCTTTCCGGCAGCGTAATTTTATGAAACTACTTCCTTATTTGGGACATGATCATGCGTGAAGATAACCTATTGATGGGCTATGCCGTGGAATCCGGTGCGGTGCCAGTACTAGTTCCAATCGAGTATTCCCAAGAGGCTGTCCATGCAATCCGTCAGCATGGTCATGACTTGGTAAGAGCAATCTCCTTCGTCGAAAGCATGGAGAGTCTGTCTCTGCGTTTCTTGTCGATAGAAGCTACTGCGGCGACTGCTAAACAGTACGAGGTAGCGGTAGGTGCGCTGATCCAGTCTGCCGGTATCGCACATCTGCCGATCAGTCTGATTGCGCCTTCGTTCGAGTCGGCGTCGGATTACTCTACCGAAGCTGAGGATAAGCAGAAAAGCTTCCTCGCCAAGATCTGGGAATGGATCAAGCAAGCTGCTGCAAAGTTCATGGAGGGCCTCAGAAAGCTGCTAGGCATGCGTATCCACCACGCTGCTAAAGTCGCTGACGATCTGCGCGCGATCAAAGAGATCATTCCGACACTGTCTGACAAGAAGGTCAGAGCGTTCTCGATGGCGGCTCCTGGATACGGATTCACCGCCAGTGGTAAGTTCGCCATCAAGATGTCTGACATCCATGAAGCCGTTCGCCATATCCAAGACACCACGCGTAAACTGTCCAAGATCCAGGAAGACGTTATTCGCCTTGATCCTGCGACTCTCGAGGGCGTGACTAGCTCTGAAGATATTTATCACGAGATCGGTTTTAACCGGGTCACCGAGATGCCGTTCATCGAAGACAGTAAAGCGGTGTTCGATCCCAAGCAGCATTTCGCCCTGTCCGTCAAGCGGCATAATCGTACGCACCAAGTCACCGAAACTGCTCCGATGGAAATCAAGGATCTGGTCGAGGCAGTCAATGCGCTGGAAGCCTTCTCGTTCGAGCAGAAGACGATCAACGATTCGATCCAGGCCACCATTGGCAGATTCACCGGCATGAGTCAGCGTTACCAACAGATCTTGGACAAGGCCACCAAGACCGAAGGTGATACTCTCGATAAAATTTTGAGAGAAACTGACAGGGAATACGGCTGGAGTCTGGGCAGTGCAGATCTGGCGAATCTTCGGGGCGAACACCTTAGCGCCAACGAGCAGCAGCGGAAAGACGACTGGAAAGCCGCACGTAATGTGGCGCTTGCCACTTACAAGAAACGCATCTCGAAATACGCAGGCTATAAGTACGTTATCAATGCGTTCATGAAGATGTCGATGGGTTACAATGAAATCGCCCAAGAGTGCGACAACTTCCAACGTTGCGGTGTTCGTATCCTCAGAACCAACGTCGAGTGTTACACCATCTTCAAGAAAGCTGAAAAGAAAGAAGAGAAGAAGTAGTCAATCCCCACACTGACTGGGGTTCCATGAATTCAGGGGCCCCAGGCTCTAAGTGAGAGTCACCATGTTTGCAGGATTGAAACGTCGCCTAGGGTTGATCGAAGTTGAATCCACCCCAACCTTTCTGATTATTGAAGGGATCAGTACCGAATTGCTACGTCGTGACATGTATCGGCTTTGGGGTAACAACACCCTCTTCAAATACATGTTCTCGGTGGTGCGGTCGTCTGAGATCCGCATGCGTCACTTCTTCGGCCCTGACTTCCTGTATATCTGTCAACGTATCTACGACGACAGACAAACACGTACGCCAAAACGTGTACTGCAAAAGATCATTGACGAGTGTAAGGAAAACACTTGGCTGGGTGATGCTGATCGACAAGCTCTTGAAATCCAGTCTCAGCAGAAGGGCGGTAAGCTCAGCAATCCTAACGGTAAGAGTTTCAAGATGGCGACTGACCCTGACTCTATTGTCGGGTTGGCTCCATTCCCTCTCAAACCGTTCCAGAGCGAGTTCATCGAGATCTTTGGACGTCTGGTCCCAGCCTTCCAGCTGAAGGGCTACATGCTCGATGCAGGCGCTGGTAGCGGTAAGACCGTTGGTACGTTGGTGTGTGCGGAATCTACTCACCCTAACAAGGTGATCGTGATCTGCCCTAAACCAGTAACTGAGACCGTCTGGAAAGATACCATCGATGGTATTCTGACCAAGCGCCGTCCTTACTGGTACAGCACCAGCGGACAACCATTGACGTTGGACAAGCACTACTACATCTGCCATTACGAGTCGCTTGAGGAAATGTTGGATTACGTCAAGGCCAACAGCCGTGAGTTTAACAACACGTTTGTTATTCTTGATGAGTCCCACAACTTCAACCGTATCCAGTCCGACCGTGCGCAACTGCTGATCGAACTGTGCCAGATGAAGGCTGTCAGTTATTCCATCTGGTCGTCCGGTACGCCTATCTTGGCGCTGGGCGTTGAGTGTATCCCATTCCTCAAGTGTATCGACCCGTTGTTTGACAACGATACGGAAGAACGCTTCAGGAAGATCTACGGCCGTGATGCAAAGCGCGCCAACGATATCCTGCGTAACCGGATGGGGCACCTCAAGTACCATGTCCCTAAACAAGACGTGGTCAAGACCAACGTTACCGAAGAGCAAGTTCTCGTCAAGATGCCGGACGGCGACAAGTACACGCTTGAGAACATCAGTACGGTGTTGCGAAAATTCATCGATGAGCGTACGCACTATTACGAACTCAACCGTAAGGCTTACGAACGCCAGTATCAGGCAGGTCTTGACTGGTTCGAGAAGACACTAACCAATGATGCTCAACGGAGAGAATTCGTCGAGTACAACAAGGCAGTGAAGATCGTGTCCTCTGGATTCGATCCACGGACCATGAAAGAAGAGGCGATGCTCGCCAACCAGTACGAGCGTAAGCAGATCATCCCGTCTCTACCTTCTGCAATGAAGGCTGAGTTCAGATCGGCTAAGAGTGTCGTGAAGTACCTACCACTCAAAGTGATGGGTGAGGCGCTCGGCTCGATTGTTGGCGGCATGCGTTCCAAGTGTCACGTCGAAATGGTGCAGTACATCGACTTTGAGAAATACATCGATGGTGCCAAGAAGAAGACGCTGATCTTCACCAGCTGGGTAGAGGTCGTCGAGGCTGTTGCTGAGAAGGTCTTCAAGGACGGGTATTCCCCTGCTCGTATCTTTGGCGCTACTAACAAAGACCTGCCTCAGATTGTGGCTAAGTTCTATAAGGACGAAGACCTCAATCCGTTGATTGCGACCTACCAGTCCCTGTCGACCGGGGTTCCGCTGACGGCAGCCAACCGTATCCTGCTGCTCAATCAGGCATTCCGTGAAGCGATCAAGATCCAGACCATCGCTCGTGCTGCGCGCCTTGGTCAGGATGAGGACGTGGATGTGTTCTCGTTCTTGCTCGATACCGGCAGTCAGCCTAACATCAGTACTCGTAGTAACGAGATCCTGGAGTGGAGTCAGGCTCAGGTAGCTGCGATCATGTCGGTGAAGAACGTCGACCTCGACACGCTGGCGCTTGAGAAACGAATGGTCACTGATCCATTGGGCGCGTATCTGTCTCTGGAGTCGGTGGACATATCCGAATACTCGTCAGAAGGCTTCACGTTCTCGTTCCTGCAAGGTCTTGGTCAGTTGCTGGCTGACATCTTAGGTATCGGCAATACGCTTGACCAGAGCGGCCACAGCGGCCAAGGTTGGGGACAGGAACGTAGCTACAGTAAAGAATCCTCAGGGTTTGAGCTGCCGCACTACCTGTACCACGGGTCGATGTATAAACAAGAGGAGCTGATGCCTGGCTTCTTGCGTTCAGGTAAGTTGGTTGAGTGGGACGGTACTGAATCCAATGAATGGCTGTATAGTTCATCGGATCGGCATGAAGCCATCATGCTGGGTATCTCGTCTGCGATCGAAAAGAAATGGCGTCTGGATCGGTATCACTACGATCAGAAGACAAAACGTATCACGATCGAAACACCAGACAGCTTCACGTTGAACGATGTTCTGCGCCTGCCGGTGTTCTTGTACACCATCAAAGCTGAAGCGGAAGACGGATGGTTTCCTAATCTCAATCAGCAGAACGGCATTCAGAACGAGTACAAGACACAACACACGATCGAGGAGTATATCCTCAAGTGTGAGCCGATCGATATCTATAAGACGCTGGCATCGATGCGAGTCGATATCAAACGTACTACGGAATAACCAACACTCAGCACAAGTGAGCAATCCATGTTAAATAACCCGCTGTTCGACTATGCGGTAGAAGCAGGTGAGATCGATCGGCCTCTGATCCTGACCGGCGAACACCTTGGTGATCCTGAACAGGAGTTCGATGATGTTGTCGAACTCGTCGGCAATAACAACGACGAAGTCAATCGTGCGTGCGCATTGGCAGAGTCTCTTGAGTCGATGTACGTTCGATTCGAAAAGGCCGAATTCACGGTCGAATCGATGGAGAGCTACACCTTCACTCTGTCTCAGCTGATCAAAGTCAGCGGCCTGGACATTCCAGTATCGGTGGCCGTACCTTCGTTTGAAGAAGCCGAGAAGGACAAGAAGTCGATCGGCGATAAAATCAAAGGTACTATCGACGCCATTCTGAAATGGATTCGTGAGCGCCTGGCGGCACTTGGTAAACTGCTCAATCGTTTCCTCTCGGCGGTTGGTCTACGTGCCAAAAAGGCTGACGAAGATACCAAGGCCGCTGCTGCAAGCGCTGCCAAGTACAAGACCGAAGGGTTCACCACCATCGGACATGAGAAGTTTGTTGCTCCTGCGGACAAGAAGTTCGAGAAGCAGAAACTCATGCCGAAAATCCCTACGTGGATGGTGCAGAACAACGGTCTTGAGTACAGCAAGATCACTTCTGTACTCGGTATCCTCACTTCGAAAGAAGTCATGGATTACGCCGATGGTGAGAAAGCTTACGGCGGCAAGCAGGATACGAGCAACCTCAAACAGTTCCTGAATGACAATGGCTACAAGAAAGCAGCCCAACGGGTCTGGCAGAAGATCCCTCAGGGCGGGACCAAGACCATGGAATATAAGGTCGACGTACCTCAGCTGACCAAAGCTATTACTGAAGCCTATCGGACGATCCTGCTGATCTCCAACAAGGCCAAGTCCCTCGAAGAGCATCGGGGTATTATCGAGAAGAATCTCGAACGGGCAGTCAAGAAAGCGAACGATAAGGAAGCTGTCGCCCAGTTGAAGGAAGATGCCAAGCTGGAGCTCCAGAACCTCAGCGAAGCTACTCACTTCCTAGGCCGAATCATGGCACTGGCGGTAGTGGTTCACAAAGACCTCACGCGCATTCTGGCGTAAGTACAACATACAGCGGGGCGTTAGCCCCGCTGTATGCCTTATGGATACGTATTGAGCAACAGATGCTGCTTATCTTTACGAAACTCCTTCTCGAGCGCTCGGGCTTCTCTGATGGTCTTCGTTGGGAAGCACTTAGCTGTAAACAAAGGCTCGGCCTTCCAGAGCCGCAACATGACCGGATAGTCGAGAGTGCCGGCTTTGAGCTCACCGAGGATCCCTAGGATACCTGCTTGCATATTCTTGGCCGTCCCAGTAAATACCTTACCGGTAGGTTCATGATCCAGATAGTAGAACCCAGTCGTTGCAGTCTCTTTCTTCAGGTGTATGCGATTCATGGAATACCTTTAAGCGGCCAATAGATAGTTCGGTTCGACAGGGGTTGGGGTGAACAGGGCTGGACCTGCGGTGTAGGCTCCACTACCGCCAAGACGAACGCCGGCGTAGAAGATGTACGCTCGCCATCTGGCTAACCCTTCTGCCCGTAGAGCGCGGTATAGAATATCGTCACACTCCTTACGGGTAGGGTAGTAAGTCGTACCATCTGCTTTGATGATCCCGTAGCCGCTGTAGATCCAGTCATGGATGGTAGCGCCCTTATCCCCATAAGACGCAAGCAGTGCGTAAAAGATGAACAGCCAGATGTTGTGCAACACATCAATACTGGCGTAGTTGGTACTGAAGCCCTTACGGGCAGTGATGATTCCGAATACACTATCGCGGTACTGGAAGTCTGAACCGATCAGGTATTCCCGGCGGGAGATCTCGCGAGAATCGAGATAGTTGAAGGAGTCGGACATGGTACATACTCAGGTTAAGATGATGGCATACCATTTCATACAAAAAAAAAGAAAGATGATGCAGGGCCCGAAGGCCCTGCGGTGTTACTCGTTCCAAGGAAGCTTGGTATTGTCGACATTGAGGTCCGGATCATCGACGGTGAGTGGGTTGACAGAGGGGTCGTTCGCAGTCAGAAACGGTTCGACTACCATTTGGTAGACATCCCGGCAGAACTGGTCATACTGCGCAGTATCGGCATTACAACCCGGATGGAACGCAGACAGTGCGAAGAGAGGGAGCGACTTGGAGATCGCTTTCTCGCCATCGAATGCAAACATGATGTTCGCTGCTGCGCCGTCGACGATATCCATATTCAGGGTGTACATGCGATCAGTCAAACCGTCTACAGCTTTCATGGCATCGCCGAGGATCAGTGTCACTTGGTCTTCAGTCATCTGGTCCATGCGGTCACCAGAAGCTACTCGCAGGTCCGAATTGTTTACCAGATACGTGAGGTTCACTTTGTGGTAGAAGTTCTTGTAATCGAACCGCAGCCGACGAAGACCATATTGCGGCATGATTGCCGCGACCGCCAGCGTAGCCAGGTAGATGATCTTGTCGACCTGCTCCTGGATATCGTCGACATACGTTGCCGGTGACGAGAAACCGTTGATGCTTTTAACGCAACCTGCGCCGTCGTTGTGGTTGGACGACACGCCAATAACTTCACGCAACTCAGCCAGGGTTACATAGCCCTGGCCTTGGTAGTGAGTCCGGCAACGCAGACGTTGTTTGAAATCGTTATTGTTGTAGAACACGTATTCGTGGATCAGGTCCGTTAGCCGGTCCTCTTCCAACTCATCCCCGCCCCAGCCAACACATCGCTGGTCGATGTTCATCCGGCGATGGGTCGTAGCGATGTTATCGACCAGCGCGTTGGGACTGATGCCGGACAGCGCAAACCCATCAGTACGGGCCTGGGTGCCAACATGGCTACGTACCATGGACCGGTCCATGCCGACCAACCCTACCATCGAACCGAACGCCCGTTCACCCAAAGCACGGCGGACAACATTACCGAAGTCTGGACTGAATATTTCCGTCAGTTTAGTTGGGTGGATCGACTCGGCATTGATCAGAGAGGCCGAACGTTGATGGTAGATGCCCAGCTCACCGTTTTTATCGATGGCTGTGTTGATCTCATACTCACGGATTTGCGTCACGTAGAGTTTGATATCTTCACTGATGGCTTTGGCCGGTGACGTATAGCCCATCACCGATTCGAAGCGGCGCTGACTGGCGCTGCGGGAAGGGAGTTCGATGACGCCGGAGAAGAAGAACCGATCAGCTTCCCAACCGCCATCGATCTCGAATGCCTCAGCACGAGTCATCGCGGCAGCGATCGCATGACGCAGGGAGTCATTGGCGATCGCTGGGTAGGAGGCAGTGCGGAGGTCTTGAACCAGCGACTCATTCAGAAACGGTCCGAATGCAAAGCCAGTTGGTTTGGAGAAACCTTCCATTGAATAGAAGGACAGGTGGATAGGGCTACCGAGGTTTTCGCTCATTATAACTACTCCTGAATGCCGCCAGACTATCTGGCGACAGGATGATGAGAAGGTTGCGGATTAACGGTCGCGGCGGCGAGCAGTGCGTTCAACGCGATCGCGATCTCGGTCATTACGATCTCGGTCACGTTGATTCTCATCGCGCTCATCGCGGGTATCACGACCTCGTTCACTGCGGTTATCACGCTGAGAAAAGGCTGTGATGCTATACTCTTCGAGAATCTGAATGGCCAGTTTTATATTAGGCACCCAGGTCTTTTGATTAAGGTCACCCGCCTCCTCTGTCAAACGGCGAATGTCGTGCAGCGTTGCACAGACATCTTCCAGAGTCCGGTCGCTGAGGTCACGGCCTTTGGGGTTGTTCTTCTCAAGACGCAGCTCTTCCAATTCCAGACGAGTGCAGAAGAGAGTAAACTCGTCGGCCTTCTCTGGCGAAGGGACAGCAATCATCTCTTCAGGAGTGGCGTTGTAGAGGCGATCGATAGCTTCCGACAGAAACGCCGAAGGGCTGAGATTTCTGGAATCGAACTCTGAAATGAGATTCCAGACCGTAGGGAACTGACCGGCCAGAGTGTGATTCACCTCAATGTCTTCAGAGGTATCATCATCGATCTGCATGATGTCGCAGATCAACTCACCGACGTCAGTGCTCCGTTCTTCCTCGGCGATGAAGTCTTTGTTCGCCAGCCATTTGTAGACATGGTAAACGGTACGCTGCTTCGGATATTTATAATGCAGGCAGAGTTTCCCCTCTACAGCAAGGTTAATCTTAATCGCTATGGGGTTGCGACGGAGGGTGCGCTCAGTGAGCAGGTGGGGGATGATGTCAATTTTCATACGTACCTCTATCGGTAGTTGGGTGTGTTAGGGTTTGGGGTAGTTCAGGTTAACGATGATGGTGATAGCATCCTCCTCATTGTCATCTCGTCTGATACGAGAGTAGGTAACGAGTCCAGGTTTTGAGTCCAGCCGGAATCCGTTGTTCTCAATCCCCATGGATTCCCACTCGAAAGTGATGATCGCACTGTCTACGTGAGGAATGCCGAGTGCGATCAAATCTTCTCGGACGTCGATGTAGCCGCTGATGAAGGCCTCCTTTACATAGGTGACCCGAGATTGGATGAGAGTAGATCCTTTCGGACCTACCCTGCCTGGAACGCGTTTGAAGGTGTCTTCACTCACCCATCACCTTCCCCAGTTCCTCAAGAGTCCCGCTCTCAAGAAACTCAATCAAGGTCAGGCGTTTATTCCAGATATCATGGCCGGTGGTGTATGCCAACCGCCACTTACGGTCCGGCAACTCGTCGAGATGCCAGAATTGGTGGCTGGGGAGGTGAAGCTCAGTATGGGTACTGATCTCCAAACGAGCGTCATCGCAGACAATGACCGTGGCTTTATCTTCCTCCCGTACGAACGTCAGTTGTTCGATGAGATCGGAATCCCGGCCAAGGCCATCCAGCAGGATCCAGGTGTTACCCTTGCGTTCCAGATGGAGGAAGCCGCGCTTGCTTTTCGCAAGTTCCAGGCGCTTGTAGACGACGTTGTCGTACGTGGAGTAACCGTGCGAACCTTGGTCTCGATGGTGGAACTTGATTGCAATCTTCTGTTCTTTCTTTTTCATGGTCTCAGTATTCCTAGGTAGGTATGGCGAGGTTGACAGCCCGATCAGGGATTGACGGGTCGAAGATGTACTTGATGGTAGGGCCATCGAAGATACACCATTTCTGTTCGGGTTTCAGGGGCGGTAACTCCCCGTCGGTAAACATTCGCAGGGCCTCTGCGTATTCGTACCTGAGGCCAGTCGGGGAGTAGGTAGCCATTACCCACTCCTCGCCCCGTTGCTCTACAGTTGTGGCCATCACCCGCAAGAGCTTAGCGCGCTTGTGGAAGAACTCCTCAGATACCAGGATCTTTGCGCGATCTGAGTAAGGCCTCGAGAAAGTCTCGACGCAAAGATGGACCTCTTCGCGCGCATCATCAGCCATGAAACCTCCTACTGCTGCTTGCGTAAATGTTTCAATAACCGCTCGTGCCAGTGGAGATCTCTGATACGCTCGCCGAGGAACTCGGCATAAGCGAGTCTCATCTTCTCATAGTCACGAGTGATGTTTTCACTAAGGCTGAATTTACCGTGGATAACTGTCGTCACGAAAAACTCGAGCGACATATAGCGGCAAATGCCGCCATCTGCGTTATACTCACGAATGTAGACATCAGATACGGCGACGTCGTTATTCCTTACGATGTGCCAAGCTACTTCTTTGTTACGCGTCACGATCGACTCGTACTCTTCACGGGTGAAGAGCCAGCCGTAAGCATCGTGAATTTCTTTACGCTCGTACGGGTACATGCAAGGTTTTAACGACGTCATGGGCGTTTACCTACTCAGAAAGTAACCACGCCAGATACACCAATGCACGATGTCTGATGGGGTTATAGTTATCGAGAATGTGTTTGATCTCAGGCAGTTCAGGATCGAACGCCTGAGTTGCGATCTGTTCGTTGTACGGGATGGAAAGAATACCGCGCAGAAGTTTCTCTACCTCAACAATCATCTCTGCGAATGTTGTTGAAGCCATCTCCTGGAATACATTGGCAGGTATCGGATAACGCAGGCTGAGAGATTCTGCCAGAGTTCCCAGCCCGGTGATCATTTGTTTGTCGAACAGGTTATCGAAAGTCACAGTCAGGCGATCGATCTTCTGATCGGCCTGTTCCATTTTTGCCCAGTCGACTGGATCGATGGTGTCGTAACGAAGGTCAGCGAGAACTTTGTTGAACTCGACAAGACCTAAAGTCAGAACGGTTGGACGAACCCACAGATCGCATTTAGGCACCGAGATATAAACCCGGCGGCCATAACCCAGGCCGATGAAAGGTTCCATCCGCTTGGTGACCGAATTCCAGTAACAGGCTGCGGATTTGGTTATGGAGTCTGGGGCAGTGAGGATGTTTGGGGTTTGTTCGTTGGTACGGGGCATGGCAGTCCTCCTCGGACGTTAAGATGTAAGAGTGTTGCTGTAGATGTCGGCGATTATTCTTCGACACCTACTTGACCAGTTTGTTTGAACGTGATATCCGTATCCATTACTGAGCCTCCCGAGATGTGGTTACCTACGCCCCCAACGAAAACTTTCTTGGTCGTGGCTTTGATCGCCATCTCTAAGGCCAATCGTTCTTCAGAAGAATTCCAACCCTCTGGGAGTAGTATTTTAGAAAGATCACTCGGTGTGAATTTAGCCATTACGTCATCCCACTAAGCGTTGAGTTGATCTTCTGCATCATCGAGTTTATTGGCCCAGTAGGTAGCGGCCTCACTGTTGATACCTTGTTCTTTCATTGCACGTTCGAACAACTTCCGAGCTGTACCCGCCTGACGGCGAAGCATCTCGATCTCGTCGGGTGACTTCTTCTTAGCAAAGAGGCGGGTTAGCATCACGATAGTTCTCCATTTAGTGAATTGATTGTACAACCCTTCAGGCTAACTATGTATGACTGTAATCTTTTTAAATACAAAAAAGAATATATCCAGAGACAGCCTTGCGGCTGTCTCTGGAGTATGTCACTTGACCTCGATTGGATCAAGAATCGTGGCTGCCCGATACTTGTGTAGATAAGCGTGGGTATCAGTTTCGATGAGGATGATGTCAAATTCAACATCCCGGAACCTAGCAGGTCTTGAAATGGTCTCGGTGCAGTTAACGGTATCTTCAGAGAAGAAGTGGGGAAGGATAATGTCTTGTAAGCAATAGCGATGATAGTCCTCGAGGCGGTCGAACAGTTCTTTGGCAACTGCTCGGTCGTAGAGATGTTCATCCAACGTAGCCACAAATACCTTTTCTTTCTCAGCTTCTCGCCAAGTCCGATTCCAGGTTGTGTTTGGCTCAAGCGTAATCACTTCGTCTGGATGAAGGCCAAGGCGGGTAATGGCCTTGCCGATCTGTTCAAAATCACTGACGATGAGTAACGTGGCGTGCGGCTTAATCATGCTTAGCAGATTGAATTGCATACGGCTTCCTTATTTATAGATACGGCATAAACCGAGGGACCGAAGTCCCTCGACTTGAGGTTAGATGAGGTTATCGTCGCCATCAGGTGGAGTGGCTACCATCTGATCCAACAGACCACCGCCACCGCCTGGCGGTACTGGGTTCTTAGCATCGTACGGATCGACAAGCAATGCGTTTTCGAACTTGTTCAAATAGGCATCGATTGCAGTTTCAGTCAGGATGACATCGAACTCGTTGATGACGTCAGGCTGATACAGCGACTGAGTATCGCCGTTTGCATCGATCAGCGTATTGCCGAAGAAGTAACCCAGAGCACGCAGGGCCAGGAACTGGCGATGGTATTCAGGGATATCATCAAGACCAGACCAGTCAAGATCAGGCATGCCACTCGCCGTGATCCATACCTGACTGGTGTATTGCGTGTAGAGACGTTCAGTGAGAACGGCTACGTACACCTTCTGTTTGTCTGCTTCGCGCCACCGGCGATCCCATACGGTTGCAGCATCCAGGGTAATCGTTTCATCCGGTGAAATGCCCAGACGTTCCAGAGCTGGGGTTACCAGATCTTCGGAACTCACCAGCAAGAGGATTGCTGGCACCGGAGCAGTATCCGTGCGTTGGAAATTCATGCTGCTATCCTTTTCAAAACGTACTGATAAAAAAGAAAGAATAGAAGAAGGAGACCTAAGTCTCCCTCCCCTATCTACCCATCAGGTCAGTTAGCCGACCATGTTGCGATGGTGCGTGTTGGTATGGATGTACCCCAGATGTTTCTGAAGGGCTTCATCGATCTTGTCGTTGATGTCGCGGCGAGCCATCTGAACTTCAACAATGTTGCGGTTGACCTCAGCCAGATCGTCATGCGCCATGAGTGCAGCTTGGCGCTTCAACGAGAGTTCGGAATACTTCGAGTCAAGTGCTGACCGAGCCATCCGTAACGCTTCTACCTCCGCATAATATCCGTTGGATGTCATGATGAAGTTTTCGTCGTACTGCACGCTATTGACTTGGGACATCTTACTTCCTTACCTACTCGGTTAGTGGGGTGCATCAGTGTTAGTATTGCTTATTACGATTAGGCCGCGCAATACCCAGCAGCAGGTCTGTTGCGAAATGGAGTTGTTTCTCCATGATCTCCAGCGTCTGGTGGATATTTTCAAGGTCAGTGCTGCGCTGGCGACCCAGAGTACGGCCGGGGCGGTTGGGCGTATAGCCAGCGCGGTCCTGGTCCATCTCTTCACGAGCGGCGCTCATGTCGGTCAGGTCTTCGAGCGTTGCGCGAGACTGGCGAGGTTTTTCTGCCAGGCGTTTGTGCATCAGATCGAGAATGACTTCACGGATGCATTCATTCACATTTGCGAGATTGTGGATCGTCACCATCCCATCCTCCAGATTCTTCGCGAGGAACCCTTCGAATTCGATGAGTCCTGCGATGTCCTCTGCTCGGATTCCAGTGATGTCTTTAACCTTCTGGTCGAGGACATCAAGAGGATCAGGCGCACCCGCCGTGACAGACAGATGGTCGAAGCTGCGAGTCAGCTGACTGTATTGACTGGCCTGTTTGTGCAGAAGATCCGTATTGGCCAGGAATAACCCTACGGTATATTCAGCATCGGAGGGTAACGGGACACGATTAGTGAAACACACATGCGACCAGGAGAGGTTGTATGCATGTACCACCATCTCGTTGAGTAAGTGCTCGTACGCCTCGGTGTTGGCCAGGCCGTCACCATCAGCGATATAGAGGTCATAAGCCTCTGGTGTAAATTTCAGCAGCGAGGAATACAGCCCAGCACGATTGATAGTGAAGGGGAAGCCCAACTGTGCCGGGAATTCGGCAGCCATGACTTCCATGACCGAGGTTAGGATGTCGATAACGCGATGTTTATCGGAGCTGCGTGCGATCTCTGGACCGAAGTCAGATTTGGTATAAGTTTTCGGGACTTTCATACTTAGCTCTTCCTAATAGTTGGTTGGGTGGTGCAAGTTTACAATGTATGACTGTAAATGTTTTCAATGAAGCAGCATAGAGGGCGGGTTTCCCCGCCCTCTATGTCAGTGTGTTGCGTACCAATGTTGCAAGAACTTGGTGTGATACTCACCGCCAACCCAAACCCCGGCAAAACAGAGGATAGTCACTACGCCAAAGATAACCCACGTAGTAGCCGTCATCGGTTTACCTTTGACCTGCCTGACGATTAATGTACCATTCATTACGCACCACACCATGAAACAGACGATGATGGCAATATAACCAATGTTAAACGGCGGTACAGGCCCTGAGGGTGTTTTAACCGCATCGTTACCTGACAGCAGCATCGCGTTTATCACGTAGAAATAAACCAGCTCCATTACTTACACGCTCCATCGCGACAAGTGGTGGTCTGCACTTCATCGCGTTTCAATGCGTTGTACTTCCTTGCGTTTTCCAACGTCAGGTTGTGACTACCGCCCTGCTCTACGTACTTGATGTAGAACTTCGACCACATGTCGATACGTTCTTGCAGGGTAGCTTTCTGATACTCTTCACCGTACGCTGGAGTGACCAGCAACGGCAGATCAGCCAACCACTGATCGTCAAGCGTAACATAACGAACGGTGGTTTCTTTAACAACAACATCGCGAGTGGTGGTACAGCCCGCGAGTAGACCCAGCAGCAACAGTAACGACAGTGGACGAATCATGGGTGGTTAACTCCCGGTACTACATTTAGGGTCTTTGGAGGCTTTGCAATAAGCTTTCCAAGTCAGCGCTGCTTCAGGAGGCGGTCCTGGATTTGGGTCGACGCACACTTGGAGTTTACCAGCACGCTCAAGGGACTTACGCTTGGCTATCTCCAGATCCAGCTGAGAGGAGATATCACCAATCTGTCCGGCCAACTGTTGCTTATCAGTATCGAGCTTCACGTTCATGTCGTTGACCGTCTTGCGATCGTCGATCTGACTGATGAGCTCGTTATTGATATTGTTGTTGACGAACAGGAGACTGTCGTTGGCCGACTTCAACGTAGCCGCATTTTCGATCGCTGCGTTGTAGGTATCGACAAGATGCTTGGCACCCAGATACACGCCACCCAGCAATGCCAGTGCCAACAACACCCAGGCCCACTTAGGAACCAGTTCTAACTTGAACATGTTTTTCACCAATGATGACTTCGCGAATGACGCCGTAAGGTACGCAGTTGATGCGACCGTTAGCATTGTGAGACCAGTCAGGGTGTTCGAACAACGTGCCTCCTGAGTGACGGTATCCGTACGTCGCCAACAACTCCACAAGAGCCTCTGGAAGCGCTTCAGGCTCCTCATAGAAAGGTAGCCGATCGATCTCTGGGATATCGTCCCGCACACTTACCGTATGGCAAGTATCCATCCGCCCGGCTCGATGTAGATCGAACAGTTGCAGAGGACCCGCCGACGGGTCATGGTAGACATGTAGGTTGTACAGGATGTTCTCAAACTCCAGCACTGTATCGATCACGGTGGACAATACGTACTTGGAGTTAAACTGACGGCTTCCGTCTTTGAGCGAGCAGTGTCCAGCCCAGGGCATATTGGTATCGTGCAGATCCGAGATATCCGGGAGGTCTTCCAATTCGAAGCCTATGTCGGCTTTTGCAGACTTGACCACTCTGATACGGCGCAGAAAGATACCGCCTTCTTTATCAGGAATGGCATAGTGGTAGATATCAGCATTGGTGCGCTTTCTCAATGCATGGAATACCTGACAGTTACTCGTAGCGACCTCTCGCAGGGAGAGGCTAGGGTCGATCGGGATTACGATCGTACGGGCCCGAGGCTTCTTAGCAGCTTTCTGTTCCATGACTACCCCTTATTTTCTTGAGTTGTTTCTTCTAATACCGCTTTGATGCGACCGACCACTTCTTTTAAGTCGAAGTTTTTATCGCGCGGTTTGAATATCACCAGCATGTCGCCGTTAGGGCTGGTCTCGATCGTATTGATCCGACATTCCAGCCTCAGTGCTACGGCATGCAGGATAGATAACGCTTTGTGACTAGGACCTCCGAACAGCATGTCTGTAGATGCCACCTCATCTCCCCAACGAGGATACGGCATGAATACAAACAACGGAGTATCGCCAGTAAAGTTTAGAGCTCGGCCATCTACTGAATCGATCCAGTCTGCTCTGACCTGATACTCGTCATTAACAGGGACGTGCATCATCCGGGTAGTGTAGTGCCCATCGGGCCCTATCTGCCGATTGATGAATTCTACCCAATCAAAAACGAAGTTAGTCAGGTAAGTCTGGATGCCATGACACCACCCATACGCCAAGAACTGCCGTGAGTTCTCCTGATCGGAATCGATCTTATCGATCCTCAGCAAGATAGGCGGTTCTATAGTCTTGGGTGTTTCTTCTACGGACTCAGGTGTGGGTTCCTGGTCGGTTTTGTCACTCAGCCACTTGAACAGCTTGAACATGTGCTTTATCATGACAGTCATCCTAACTACGCTTCTCTCATACAGATGTCAATTCGCCATTAAACGTTACGAGTATACCGTTTCGTTGGCCAACCTTCACCAAGTAGTCCGCCAGTAGATGGCGGTGACAGAACTTACCGGGCGTACAATAACACGCTATAGCCAGCCGTTCGTTAGCCAATACCTCCAACCAACGTTCTTTGCGAAAGTGATAGGTGTATCGCATCATCCCGATATAACGCTCAGTATAGTCCTCATCCGAGATCTCACCAGCCTTGTGGGCCATTACCATGCCCCACCCAGGAGCAAAACATCTATCGCCGCTCTTGACTGTTGTGTCGAGGAACACTATCCCTTGGCTTTTGGCTAACCGGTGTTTGGCTATTTGTATTGTCCACAGTTCCAAGACGTCTCTCCTCGAAAGCTACATTGAACGCTTTGGCCTCATCTACAGTTAGTGTTACCGAAAAGAGGTCATAATCGAAGTGGAAACTGTGGTGGAGATTGTCGTAGAAGATGATCATGCCGACCTTCTTGCCATAGGCGACAACCTTCTCCACCAGCTCTTCACGGATGCGGCCAATCCCCGCATCCTCACGACTGACTCGATAACTGAACTTCTTCCAGCCCTGGGTGCGGTATAACCCAATCGATGGAAGAATGGTGGATTGCATCTGCGCCACCACCAGATCGAAGTTACGAGATCTAACCTTTCCGGGCATTGTCCTGTTCCTTTACAATCGGCACTACGTTAGCTGCCGATACTTGGGCTCGCTTAGTCCTGAACCAGGTCTCAATTTCTTTACGATGGACAAGTCCAGCTATAACCATCACGAAATGGACGATGATTATTGATATCGCCAAGAAGAGCTTGGAAACGACATCCCAATGACCAGAGTTCCAATCACCGGCCACGAACGCACCAGCGATATAGAATAACCCAGTACTGAAGAACACGCCAAACAGAATTACACACAGTGTTCTCATAACCGATGATCCTGGTAGAGTCCCATCTTAAACGAGCGCATCTTGAGTACCCGTCTGTCCCTGATACTTACCGTCACGGTCCTTGTAACTGACCTCGCAGATTTCATCAGCTTTGTTGAACATCAGCTGAGCGATACCGCAGCCGATATAGACGCGGGTGTGATAGTTGGTAGTCGATGCAATCTCGAGCACCAATTCGCCTTCCCATTCAGGCTCCAGCGGCGTCACCAGTTGGTGCACACCCACTCTGGCATAGGTTGACTTGCCAATGCACGTCACGAGGATGTCCCGTGGGATACAGAAGCTTTCAACCGTGTGAGCCAGCACCAGACTGTTAGGCGGTAAGATGAAGTAGTCCAGATCGAACTCATCATCGTGCATCACTTCCGGCACTGCGTAGCGGCCAGTCTGGATCCGCATCGGGTCAACGATCTGTCCACCGATGTTGTTGAAGAGCTTGAGGTCAACCCCAGAGATACGAATGTCGTACCCGTAGGAGCTCAGACCCCAGCTGATGATTCTGGTCTTCCCGTGATACCTGACCAACTCTGGTGAGAAGGGCGAGATCATTGGTTTCCAGCCTGACTTGCGCAACAGTTCAGCCGTGGCGGAATGAGTAACCGGCCCCATTGTCCGGGGACAATCGACCATGGTCGCACCATCCCCACGGGCCTGATCAAGATCTCTCGAATTCTTGATCAGTTGATCCCGACCATACGGGAAGACCAGTTGCTGATTAGTCTTCTGATGGGTAGTCACTGCGTAAAACTCAGGCGGTGTACAGCGTGCCCTGATCTGCCGATCGGATAGTAGACTCATCGTTTATTCCTGAACTGGTTTTTGAGGATCTGTCCTCGTTCATTGAGGACTTCGTAATCGAAACGCTTTTGTTCGGCAATGACCTTAGCAGTCAACGCTTCCTTCAACACCGCCCCCGTCTTGGTGAACATCTGCACACCATCCAGGAAGCCTTGCTGACCTTCCAGGAACTGTCCGAACGTCATGCCGATAGTCAGACGTCCAGACTTCATCAGCTCTCGATACAGGCCATGTACGATCGGCCCTGTACGGCTCTGGAACGTATAGAGGATATCCGCATCGCGGATGATCTTCTCAGACGTACTGACTGGCTCATGTACGAACGGGTATTCCGTAACATCCATCAATCGATGAACGGCCGGGATAAACCCGTCGTCCATGATCATGTAAAGGCCGACTTGACCGTCGTACTCTTTCCGATCCAGCATCTGTTCGATGCCAAGCTTGGCGTCAGCTATGTTCTCCTTGTCAGGGAGTTCACCAGCACTGTGGTCGAAGTCGTGGAATAACGCAGCCACCACGAGCTCTTCGAGACAGTTACCGGCCTCATCGTGCTCAGCTGGACCTACTTCGATATCCCACAGACGAGTAGCCATCTCAGCGACACCGAGCATGTGGGTGGTGTTGTGGTACGTGTTACGTCCAGGGTTGTGAATCCTGATGAAGTCATGTACGAACAACAGGCCCAATTTCTCGAGCCTGACTTTGAACATGGTCTTCAGGGCGAGGCTATCGATAGATTGCAGCATTACAGGTCAGCCTCCTTCCGTAAGTCATTGACCGGCCCCGATGGGATCGCATCCATATACCCGCGTTCCTCAAGATCCCGTTTAAGCACAGATGTCATCGGATCTACCCATTTTACCGCGCCGTCTGCAACTGGAAGAGGGTCGCCGTGATCATCGAGCACAAACAGTTTTGCCATTTCCGAAGGAGGGAGTTTATTGATCGCCAGCGCTGTATCGGTAAGCTGTTGTAACGCATTGGCGACATCAGTACCTCCCTGCTTTACCTTCGACCAGTCAAGTTGGTAAGTGACCGGCTTCTCATCGGCAGGTTCGGAAAGTTTCTTGGCGATCTCGACGATCTCCTGTACACTATCCGTAACGCTATATGCGTCCTTTGCAGTCGCTGCCACGATTTCAGGTTTCGCCAGTTGGCGCAGATCGAGAGTTTTTCCGATCCATGCATCGAGCTGACTTTGCTCTTCAGCAGTCATTTTCCGACGAGCTTTGGAGTACTCGAGCATTCCTCGGGTATCGCATGGAACACAGTCACCACAAGGTTTATACCCTGTACGAACATCACCCTTAGGAAGCTCACACACCCAAGTGAGTTCGTACAGATCCTTCGGCATATGGTTCATGATTTCAGTCTTCGTCGTATAACGAAGAGGAAATTTCAATGGGACCACGCTGTCGCTGATTTTAGCTACCGGCCAGAGCGCGTTCCAAGCGGCGATCAGGGTATCGAGATTGGATGAGATCTGATCACCTGCAACATAGCCGATTTCCACGCAAGAGTGTACGTGTGGATCGACCACTTCCAGAGCGCATACAAACCAAGCCATAGCCTGACGAAACCCGGCGCTGGTAGCGTTAGACCAGTCCACGGTAGACGCCGCGGAGTGTTGGCGAGGATAGCAGGAGAACTCAGTATGCTTACGTAACCAATTGAGGATCTCACCACGAACAGCCTCCTCGACCTCGATTTTACGACGAGATTGGCGACCATCGATATAGACAATATCGAACTGTTCTTGTTTAATGAAGTGTTTGTACGCGATGTACGTGGAGTCCAGACCACCGGAGAACAGCAGCAAAGGTTTCTTCTCAGCCAAGGGAATACCCTCCTTATTAATTACGTGGATTTTCTTCAGGGTCATTAACGACGAATATCGGTTTTGTCTCGACTCGATACTCGATATCAAATTCAGGTGACCGCTCCAGATGCCGTGACCATTGGTCGAGCTTACTGAGGCTATTGAATGCCACACTGCGAGGTAATGGCGCCATGACGATCACCACGCCATCTGGCGTCAAACGGGCATCTTCTCGAGGAGCCCACAACAGAGCGTGGGAAATACCCACCGCTGTCGATGACAGCGCAACCGGGACCTCACCTTCAACATCGGTCCAGGTCCAGCACTTCAACCACTCTCCGTTAGTGTGCTCGACCACCTCGTCCCGATCGTTGACGGGCAGATAGAGCCGCATCGTTTTATCGGTAAATGCATCACGATAATGTTTCTGGCGATCAATCGCCAACACTGGCGGTCTAATGGACATCTTACTACGCTTCCTTATATTGCGTGGTTGTCTTATATAGTTCGTGCTTGGCGTTAAACTTTAACCGGGCAAATCCGCCGCTGCCCTCAAGACACTGACCATTGATTTAACTTCATCTTCTGTAAAGACGCCAAACAAACATTGGTCTTGAAAGGAGCCGTCTTCACGGCGACCATTGTCGTCGAAGTTCATGGGGACGTCTTCTCCGCTAGCGATGCATTCCTTGACGAGGTCGGAGTTAGTGGCCAGTTTGTTGTAATCAGTACCTACCGACAAATCGGGGGAGAGGCTAGTGTATTCCCAACCTTTACCGACCGTTTTGTATTTCAAGCAAAGATCGTTAGACATCTCGCCGGTCTTTGGATCGATCGTAGCGTAGATGACTGGTCGATCGGTAGCGAGGAATTGCTCGTAAGTGAGTACTTTCATGGCAATGTTCCTTTAGTTAGTGTTGTTGAAATAAGGGCGGGTGAAGTCACGTTCTTCTTTGATCGTGGTCCATCCCTTGAAGATGATTACGGTTTGTACGAAGGCCAGCCAGCGGTTGGCTTTACCTACATCGGAGAGTTCACCTTTACGGATCTTGATTAGCATCCAGAGAAGATGATTTCCATCGAAGCTATCAGGACAAGTGAATTGGTCGGGGTCTTCATTCTGGACGGGCTCAAATCCACGGCTACCCAGCATTTGGATATACCGTCCGGTGATGACGTTAGGGATCATCGGATCGATGCGCGGTGTTGGACCAATGATCTCAACAGATACGCCCACTGGGGATTCTTTACTGACCTTACTTTCGTCGATGGAAGTATAGTCCCCGCGGTAATGCATCTTCCAAACATCCACGCCCTTCAAGCCATTTTCAGACCCTACTAACACATCGGCACAGAACGCCTGAGTATGTCCATGATAACATACGAGCTTGTTCTGTTCTGCCTTGGTGACTTCGCGACAACGATCAAGCCTGATGCCGGAATAATCCCCGCTTTCAGCAATAACGATGTTCCCATTTTCCAGAACCGCCAGCACCAGATGGTACGGAACCATACGTTCGTGCCAGTAATCTCCAGGTTCTGGTGTTTCGATATGTTTCTTGTTGAGTTCATCTTGCGGTGATGTCATTTATATTTCCTCGTTAATGCGGCATAAAAGCCGAGAGGCCGAAGCCCCTCGGCAGTGTAGTTCGTTATAGCCTGCCAAGTACCAGCATGACCACAACGATAACCAGTACCACTCCAACCACCCCTGATGGCCCGTACCCGAATCCTCTCGAATATCCCCAAGTAGGCAGACCTCCGATCAGCAGTACGATCAGGATGATGAGGAGCAAGAGTCCAATAGACATAAGGATATTCCTCGCTGTAAGATTGGTGTGCTCCGGTCCTACATAGACTTAGCGGTTAGGTAATGTATGACTTACTCGATTTTCCTTCCAGTACAACCTTCTTTAGGGGGAGGGGCGTGGTTATAACCGAGCTGACAGTCCGCACAACGCTCACACATGAACGCCCCACCTTCAGCCATGTCGAACAGAACCCAAACGTGGTGATCGGCAGGTATGTCAGGCCAGCCTAGAGCGCTTGTAGCGACGGCTTTAGCGTTATGTCCTGACAAACCCTTAGCGATAGCTCTCAAAGCCTTCTCGTAACGTTCCAAGAGCCACTGTGTATTATCCATGTATATCTCCGGCATAAACAGCGTAGGGCGAAAGCCCTACGCTGTGTCCAGCTACTCTGCTTTCTGATCAGCCGGTTGCAGCTTATAGGACTTACGCCCTACCAGCGGATCAGTGTTTTGCAGATCATCGAGAGTCCGGGGAACCAATGCAACGTCCAGGTCATGGACTGTGCCGGTCAACTCGTTGATTACCAGGCTGCCATCATCGCGGCGCAACGTACGGATGCGAGCAGCGTTCGCCGGGTCATTGAGCTCCAGCCATTCCAGCCGTTTCTCTGCCAGGGTCTCCGCCTCTTTCGAAACGGATTGCCAGACTGACCGTTTCTCCACTTCTTTCACCTTAGCGGCATCGGACTTTTTAGTCATGGTACTCTCCCGATAGGTTTTGGAATTAACAACAATTCCATATCAGTCGTTTTTGTTGAAGTTGAACTCATCGCCAAACTTCATCGGTTCCTGGATAACGGGCGTGCCTTTGTGGTGCTTGATCACAAACACCTGCTGTCCATCATGGCCTACGTTCACGACAGGACTACCTTGGCCGTCGAGTTCATAGACGTCTTCCTGATATACGACATCGCCAACCTTTGCTGCAACAGCCTCGCTGACTTTCTCGAGATCAAACGATTCAGGCATGTCGCCCAAAGCGACGGTTTGCTCCTGGAGTTCATGCGGGCCTTTACCGGCGTACCTCACGATGACTGGAGTGATGGTCGCAGGCGGTGCATTAACGACTTTCTCTTTGTGGACGGCGATACGGACAGCCAGCACTTCGGCATACCGGGCCATCAGGGACTCTTGCAGATTCAAGCGCGCACGCTCATCAGGATCGTCGATGTGTATCTGGAAATCAGACGAATCGATGAAGTCCTGGAGCTTAGTGAGTTTGTCACTCAAGATGGCGTGTTCTGCAATCAGGCGTTGCAGGAATGGAGGGAAGTGGCTGATGTTACCGAGAGCGACGCTACTCTCTTCAAATGCAGCGGTCGGTGACCAGCTGACGTAGCCATTCTTGTACTTGACGCTATAGCCGTCTTCACCTTTACCGCCAGAGTTAGGCGCTTGTGCGTGCCAGGCGGTGACGATCTTGGTGCTTGCGTATTCTTGAGTCATGCTGCAATCCTCCCGTTAGATTTATTAGCTTTCAAGAACCGTTCTACTGTCGGCGTAATGCGGGCAGGGAACAACCGGTTATTACGCGCCCACGAAAAGAGAGACTTCTCGAACTCCTCTTTCTGAACGTCAGGATGCAAGCCCTTACGGGTATAGACGTGCTCCATCATCAGGTGGAGCTGTAGCTGAAGTGGCCGACAATCACTGTCTTCGACGACTGCGTAGATCAGATACTTTCTGAACACGTTATCATTAAGTTCGTGAACGGTTGAGGACATCAGTACCTCTCTTACTGCTAAACTGTATTGAAGAATTTATCTACATAATAAACGCAACTTACGTTAACAAAAAAAAGAAGAAGGTATAGCCACCTACCCGAAGGGTAGGTGGCGACCTGTGTTGGAGCGGATACCGAGAATCGAACTCGGGTCAACAGCTTGGAAGGCTGAGGCTCTACCATTAAACTATATCCGCGAAAACGTTCTCAGAAATATCGACTCAGCGATAACCCAGACTGTACCGGTAGGTGCGTCTTTGGTAGGTTCGAGATTAGTGTATACGATCATGGGCCAGGAACAATCCTGAGCATGTCTCGCTATACTGGTTACCTTGAACCTGATCCCTGATGGAGACCTGTACTCAACATTTTCTTCAACGTTGTCAAGCATAGCGACTCCAAATACAGCCCCGAGTGAGAGGATCGAACTCCCGACAAATAACCACGACGGACGTGTAGCTAGATCGTATCGTATCGTGGGTATAGGCCCAACCCCGCATGGTCGACCAGGGATTAAAGAGTTGTGCTTACTTGGCCGAGGCTTCTTTCGCCATCAGTTCCGCAAGTTCATCGCCGATCTCATCAGCGAGCTTCTGACTGGGTTTCCATTTCGGCATCGAGAGATTTGGCCCGGAAGCTTTCCGTTCGGTTACGATCTTTTCGTTTTCGATACTCATGAAAATACTCCTAACGTGAATAGGCTACTGTGCTGAAGATTAGGTTCCATGAGCAGGGGTCGAACCTACAATCTCCGTCTATGCCAAGCCACCCGTACGGGTGGCAACATACCCCTAAGGGTAACGGGAGTCGAACCCATTGACGGCGCCTTTCCGAGTAGCTATCATGGAAATATGGTATCAAGTATAACTCCAGTAGGCTGGACGTTGATCTATCAAGTTCTGGAGACCTAGGAATCGAGGTGTGGGAACCTCTGGTCCATGATACCATTCCCAACCATCGCACTTCTCAGGCTCTAGGTTTTCGGCTTCGTCAATCTCACCGACGGTAGCTTCCACCCAGACGGTGATGTAGTGCTTGTTGACTTCGGTGAAGATATCATTGGTTACGGCAAAACCTACCGATACGCTCAGCAGAGTAAGGCCAGTCTCTTCAGCCACTTCACGTCGAGCACAGTCTTCGATCGATTCACCGAACTCCAGATGTCCACCAGGGACAGTCCAAGTACCAGCGCCATGACTTCCTTGACGACGACCAACGAGAAGCTTACCGTTAGCCCTCCGAATAAGGACTGCGACACCAACTCGAACATGAGGCGTAGTGGACATGGTTACCTTTCCATCAATTGGAGGACAGAGTCGGATTCGAACCGACGTACTCATAGAGACCGGACTCTAAAGGATACCCAATTCTTTAAGTTGAGGTTTCTCCCACAACCGTATTTCTATTTCAGGATATTCTCGTTTAAACGTTTCGAATTTCAAACGATTACCTTCTCTAAAATAACCTTTAACTTCGATCAGGTAATCTAAACAACCTTCATCATCATAGACAAAGAAATCAGGATAGTAGTGTCGCCCGTCGGATAGCTGGAATCCCCTCGGAGAATATCTCCAATAACAACCCATGTCATCTAACCACTCGGCAGTACGAACCTCCCATCTAGAATCCATTCTGATCCCGCGATAGTAGGACTGTCGATCCCCTCGATGGTTACCATTCCTGTTACCCATCAGCGCTTGGGATATTCTTAACTTACTTTCTTCTCGATGAGTTCTACCTTCCCAGTTAGGGAAACCGGCACTTAAACCTTGCCGATGTTGCTGTTGAGCGGCAGCCCTACATCTCTCCTTAGTAGCTTCAGAATGTCGGTTGCCTAGATTGGGGCTAAAGACTTTCCGATTGGGATTCATCGGACAACGACACTCGTGTGCACGCCGAGAATTCCAATTAACACATTCTCGCTGACAGTGGATGCAGTTCATTGACGTATCCCATGTTTAAATACATAGAATAAGTCAATCCGATGGGTTTGGCCACTTCCCTATCTATCCGAAATTAGTCGCGGGATGCCGGAGCTGAGTACCCCTACATACGAAAGACACCTCCCAGCAGAGGTTTCAGGATATGCCAGCACACATTCTCAGGCGTGATACCAAGATACCCTATAGTCTCAAGTCTCCCCCTGCGGAGGGGAAAAGAGGCGCCAATGCGCCAATGCTCACGACCTACCCGCTCAAAGGCTGCTAGTCGAAGACATCGGCGCATCAGCACACATGGTAGTACCGCGTGGTTTCGAACCACGGACCTCAGCCTTATCGGGGCCGCGCTCTACCTCTGAGCTACGATACTAAAAAAAACTTGTCAGACCGGACGGTGGTTATGATTCTCGGTCGTAACCTTGAGAACCAGCAGCAGGTCTTTAGCAGCCTCTGTAGACTCAATGGTGAGGGCGCCATCTTGCATGTTTACTGTAAAGCTGATCTTGCCATGGCCTGCGACAGTACCAACGCCGGTGATGAACGGAGCAATGGTGCTGATGTTGAATTCCCAATCGGGATGATTCACGCCAGCTTCATCGATAACCGCCTCAACTTCAACCGCCTTGATACTGTCAGTGAGATCCATCTCTGGATCGAGTTGCAGAAGACGACCCAGCAGACTTTCGCGAGTCACCGCAACCCGTACTTTTACCAACGCCATGTTGTTATCTCCAATAGAATTTGGTCCCCGGCTTGCTTAGGATTGAAGCCCGTCACTTAGTTATCAGAACGCCGCCGGAGGAAGCATAACTCGATGGGCTAGCACGCTATCTTTCAAGCAACCGCGCCCAACGTCTGTTCTGACAACGCCCCAAGTTAGAAATCCCCCGATTCCGCTTGGAGCCAAATCTCTTTAATTCAGTAGTTCGCCGTAGGTGTTTGGGACACCCCACTGATCCAATTGTCGGACCGTGTCGACCTGATCATTTACTACGAGACTGCCGTCCGCTCTTCGACATACACGCAACCGGTCAAGGCGTTTAGGTTCGTGTAATCTCAACCAGAGGATGCGGGCACTGGTAAGTGCTTCCGCTTCAGCACTCACTGAGACAGAGTTGAGCGGCTTCGCAGCTGCTCGCTGTCGACGATCTTCGTGCTCGCTGAACGTAGGCCTGTTAGCTACCTCAGCGTCAACGAGCTTGGTGTTACTGTAAGCGAATGACGCCACGGTCTTACCGGTGTTACTTACGATGTAAGCGTTACCGGCGAGGTCCATAGTGACGTGAGAGCCATCTGGGCTCGTCAATGTCAGCAGAGCCGTTTCAGTCGTTACCTTACGGGAGAACTCGAACGACATCCCATCGCCAAGGATAACGCCCTTGAACGACTTCGAGACATCAGAATCTGGCCGGTCTTCACCGGACATAATTTTCAACATGAACATTAGCATCACCATCTAGTCTAGTAGTAGTAGTTGATGCGGGGGCCCGATTATTTCAATGCGCTCACTCTCATTCGGGCCAACATGAGCCTCTAGGCCATCACGCCAATTTCAACCCCTCGGCGTTTTACCCGCTTCCCGGTGGGTCTAGCATTAGGAAACTCTAGCAGGTCTCGAACCTGCAACCTCCATCGCGTGATCTTCTGCTCTGCCAATTGAGCTAATGATCCATGCGGATCATGCGGGAATCGAACCCGCAACCTAAAGATGATGGCGCTCTACCAATTGAGCTATAGAGTTATAAATAGGAAGTCCTCGTAAGATTCGAACTTACGACCTTCCCCATGTCGTTAGCAAGATAGGGGGACGCTCTGAACCAACTGAGCTAGAGGACTATAAAGGGTGACCAGGTCATGGCGATTATCCATACAGCCGAGGTGGAGTTGCGCGCAGTCACCTACAGCTGGCCTGCCCGAGGCAGGAACCTAGTATAACGAAAGGGTGATCCTCCCGGCGTCGAGTGCCGGGACTAATGCTTCACTATCGCAGGATCGGCACCGCAACCGTGTCGCAAAGGATCGTAAATGGAAGGGGCAGCTGGATTCGAACCAGCGATGACGGGATCAAAGCCCGTTGCCGTAACCAAACTTGGCTATACCCCAATTGAAAAGGTGACCCCCACAAGGTTTTAACTTGCTATTACTCGCACCACCATCGCTCAGCAACTCCTAAGAGAACGCCTTGAGGGATTTAGTGGAGTGGGGATCATTAACAGGTAACTCATGACGGGAATCGAACCCGTGACCTTCCTCGTGTTCGCGTCTACCAATTCCGCCACCAAAGCCAAGGCTCCCCTAGGGGACTTGCAATGGACAGGACTTGAACCTGCAATCCCCCTAGGGGAAAAATGAGGACGCTCTATCCAAACTGAGCTACAGAGTTATTGCTAGGAAGTCTAGGCAGGAATCGAACCTGCTACCTCGTCCGTGTATCCAGATCACGCCGTTGGCCGAAGCCGAGGCATGTTCGGAGTCGAACCGAAAGGACGCGCTCTACCAGTGAGCTACAAGACTATTAAAGTGGTGGATGAAGGAAGGAATTGAACCTCTAGCATGAAGCGGCGGGGTTACAGTCCGCTGACAGTAGCCATCTGTCTCTACATCATCCAAAACATGGCGGGCTAAGCAAGACTCGAACTTGCAACAACCGGTTTTGGAGACCGGTGCTCTGCCAATTGAGCTACTAACCCTTTGTGTGGCTCCAAGACCTGGATTCGAACCAGGGACCAACACGTTAACAGCGTGCTGCTCTACCGACTGAGCTACCTTGGAATGAAAGTGGCGCAATATACCGGACTCGAACCGGTGACCTCAGCAGTGACAGTGCTGCGCTCTAACCAACTGAGCTAATACTGCGAAGCCGGATTTAGCGCAGAGCGCTGGGATTGCCGGGTATCCCTCGTAATTCACCAACCTGGCTGCATGAGTGCGGCAGTCGGTGTTTTACATAACCTTATCACCTTCCGTAACTTTTTACATTTCAACCGCTTCCACCGCATACGTCTTCTGGTGATCGTGATAAACACCAGAGATATAGATGGTGGATTTGTCAGCTGTCCAAAAGACTCGCCAGTGAGGACCTTTACCTACGAACGGGAAATAGATGTCGAACTGTTTCTCGACATCATGGTTCAGCAGAGCTCGGTAATAATTGGCGAGTTTGCGTTTGTTCTGCTGTGCCATAACACGGGACTTGTTCGGAAGCACCATCGTTGTCGCCAGATAGTCGGAGACTTTCGTCATCACTTCATCGAGGACTTTGACGCACATCTTCCGGACTTCTTCCGGGGTAGGGTCTGGAAACTTCAGGAACGTATTGAAGCTATTGTACGAGAACTCGTTCATAGTCTCACCATTTAAGCCAGGATGGGATTGACGCCTCTGCCGAATACTTCGCAGTAAGGCTACGTTCAATAGTGGCCGTGGCCGCAAAGATCCTCGGGATAGGTGATGACTGACCTAACTCGGTTGTGGATTGTGTCCTCAGATGAGCATCCCCTACCACGACGACTACCGTACCCTTGGTGCGGTACTGTTCGATCATCTTCACCATCTGCTTCTCGCGCAGTTCAAACTGCTTACGCAGCGTCATACGCGCACTACCAGACAGATCCAGATCGATACCGACAAGTGGAATGTTTTCAGCATACCCCAACTCGTAGATATCCTTATTGAGGCGAGGATCACAGATACCGCCTTCTGAGCAAGCGTCGAGCCGTTGTTTGATCTCTTCGCGAGTCAGACACAGATCCGTGTAGAGCAGCTCGTGCAACAGGTAGTCAGGCTTGATAGCCTTTATACGTTCGTTGATACGAGCTATCTCTTTAAGGCTGTTGTGGTCCTCACCTAAGATGTAGAGTTTGTTCATACTGCATGTCCGTTGGTATCGACCGGTGGCGTGTACCGCACTTCGGTGATGTCGTGGTATTGAACGATGACCATCCGATCAAGTTTGGTGCGGTAGGCAACATCGCCGTTGCTGAACAACCGCTGTACAGAACCTGATGATCCGGTGATCGTCACGACATGGATCTCATAATCCAGGCCGAACTTGACTCTCATGTCTTCGAACGCTTCGAGAGGGATACGCTGCGCCCCAACCGCGTCTGCTTTCGCCGGGAAGAACAATGCCTTGAGAAAACTAAACAACCCCATTTCAATCATCCTTCTGAACATGCGCCGAAGTATCAGCGGCGTGTTTATCGATCTTCTTCAACAACCGTCGATTATACCGCGCCAGAAATGCCACAGCTACCAGCGCAATGCCCGACAATACCACATCCCACCAACAGATGATGGTGTACACCACTGTCGGTAAGATAAATAGACCTATCGAAATCTCGATGTAGGGGAGGGTAGCCGATACACCGCGTTTGTTTAAGAAGATTGTCCCTGTCTGCCAGATATAGCGAGGACCTACTTCGGTGTAGCCAAACGCCCGCATGATTGCCGCTACCATCGGATTGGTTTTGGGCTCTGGATTATCATCAATCCATGCCCAGAGATGGCGCCAAGCGTCGAAAGACCAAACCACTACCCAGAACGACAAGGTCAGGGCTAACCCGCAGCACAGCAAGAATCCTACAAATTCCTTAACATCGCTAGGATCGATCGGTGGAAGTTCCATAGTCATTATTACACCCTCTTCACGGAATAGTCGACATGTGCTGTATTTGAATAAGCAGACATCGAGAAACGATAAGAACCATTGACTGACCCATCCTCCAGGATCTCTACAATCGCTTGAGGGTTTGCTTCACCAAGGAGCGGGAAATGTGCGGCCAGTTGATTGTCGAGATACTTCTGGACGTTGACGTTATACTCCTCAGTGTACGGGACACCGAACGTGCGCAATGCGCCAGATAGGTCATTGAAGATTCGATTCAATACCCCAGCCACCATGGTGGACGATAGGGTTTTTGGGTCAGCAGCTATGCAATCGGCGCAAGTGCAGAACTTTACAACGTTGCCTTTCTCGTTGGTATGGCTCATAGATCAATCCTTATATCGACATAAAGCCGGTGGGTGACCACCGGCGTTATGCTTAGTTAGACGTGGGGGATTTGGTGAGACAGGCCGCTGGGAAACGCGCCTCATTCAGTGCGCTGCCGTTCATCCAGACGACATCGACGCCCCACAAGCTTTCATCACGTACAGTAAGAGCCGGAGACCCGCTTTTCAACCAGACTTGATCGCCTGCTTTCAATGAAGAATCGGATTGCTTCGGTGCTGCGTCTTCAGGATGATCTACCATTACAAAATACCTCAGGTTATGAAAATAAAACCGCCCCTGTCGCAGTACCTAGGATAATGGCTAAAACGGAAGCATCGGCCAGCCAGCCTTGATCCGCCTTGCACATTAAACCGTCACTGGAATTTACCTCGGGGCGGAGGTGTAGCCTTCAGCGAGTAAGAACCGGCTGGAGTGTGTACGGACAATTCTTCCGTACGATCGTCACGGTTATCCCGTGTTGGGAGCATCGGTTGTGGTTGGGGTGGCGTACCCATAGTGGCACGTCAGACGATGATTATCCCCAAGCGACTATGGCTAGACCAGGGGCCAATGCCCTGCGCTGTAGTCGGACGTGGCCAGATGTGGTCGAATGAAGTTAGTTCTCATCAAAGGGCCAACGCCGTCGTGTAGGTCCTGGAAACCTACCGTGCGGCTACGCACCTTACTTGCCAGCCAGAACTCAGACTTGCCGCCCACTTCGAACGTTAAGCTCTTGTAGACGATGAGGTTGACCAGTGCGATGAGGACTTCCACCCAAACCAATGTTAGAACAAACAAGAGTAGCTCAAAGCTTCCCATGTCGTTTCCTTACTGTTGGTAGATGTGGGGCTCTGTTGCATAACACATTGATCGGCGGTAATTAATTACCGGTCGAATTTGGGTGTTCGAAAGCTACGCCAATAAACACCTTGAGGAACAGGTTAGGGTTATCACTTTCCTGGAACACTAAATGTAATCCAGCGTCTTCTTTGAATTCAACGATTCGACTATCTGTGTCTGGCGCTAGCTGTTTCAGCATAGGGCCAAGTATCAGCATCGTGAGCGCCATAGCCGAATCTTTCACCACATCGTAGCCGCGCACTCTGTCGAGGATAACCTTTCTGAATTTCTCGTCAGCTGACACATTGTTAGTGCCATCGTAAGTACCCTTCTCGACGTAGATACGTTCGATAGAGAAGTACGGTGTCTTCATTGTCCGGGACTGATGGAAGACCGACATTCGGTCCATACCTACATCAGAAACTTTCCAGTCAAAGTTACAATGCTTTCGCATCTCTTGGATACCAACCTCCTTGGCGTTTCGAATAAACAGTAGCAGATATTTTGCTACCGTATCGCCAGCATTCTCCAAAGTAGGCAATATTGGTAGCAGGGACTCTACAGCGGTGTGCCATTGTTGTTCATGACGTTTTGCCTTAGCTTTACGAATATCGTTCATTACCTTTCCTATATATTTTACGGCACAAATGAAATACACACCAGCCTGTAAGGGCTGGTGTGTTATTACTTCCAGAAGGTCAGGTAAAGTCCGGCGAGCAAACCGACCAGCAGGAAACTCAGTCCGATCAGACCTTCCTGAGTGTGGCCGCGACACATACGTTCGTCATTACAACCGCATTGTTCTTCAATATCCATTGGGCCTTGTCCAGTGAAAAGGTTTGTTGTGGGAGAAATGTTTCATGGTGCTGATCTCGTTACCGTATATCTGAAACCAAGGCGGTTTTACCCTAGGCTCATGAGACACCAGATACGAGTGCATTCCATTCTTGGGGAGGAATACATCACGGATGATCAGCTTATCTGCAAAGTCACACAGATACCCGCCCGGACTATCTCCAGAAGGCGGATCTCTGAGTTCCTTAATCGCATAGACCACATCACCAACTTCGTATTGCGGCATGGCGATTATCCCATAGGTCCCTTACGATTACCCTCGCCCGATCGGAGTCTGTGAGGGACCCGCTCACTACGAGATTTGCTACTGAGTACTGTTCGAGAACTGTAGTAGTGACGATGTTTGCTGGCCATTACTGCCGAGAACAAATCGGTGTCCTGATACTGGTACTCGATGATACCGCTTGTCATGACTTTTACCGACTTGTCAATTACGACGAGCCCCTCAAGTTGATCAGGCGTCATCGGATTACCGGACTCGTCGACAACTAACAGGCTGTCGTAATCGCCAGAGATCACGGTCCAGCCAGCTTCTTTCAGACTCGTCAGGAGCTGTAACGTCACCGGCTGACCTGGGTTACTACGAATCACCACACGATTTCTGAGGTGCTTCATAGCGTCGACAGCAAGGTGTTGTTGGTCAACATTGACTAAATGCATAGCTAATACTCCTTATTTTGTTCAATACTGACTATTTAGGACCTTTACGAAGACGCTGGCCAGAGCGCTGCATGTGCGGTATACGCTCAGATCGAGAAGCGAAGATAGGGCGGTCGTAACAACGCTGACCTTTCTTCGAGAACCGGAGATCAGGCTCCATGTTCGATATTGAGTCAAACACCATCAATCCTTCACTGAACTGTTTGAACCTGGCCGGATCTTTAATGGCGTCAATCCTGGCCTCAACATCGACCAGGACCTGCATGAAGTTCTTGTAGAAGTCACTGTTCTCCGTAACTACGTGACGGTTAGCCCACTCCGCCAGTAGTTTAGTTTTGTCGTCATCCCCGACGGTATCGTAGATCGACAGAGATATCACCTGAGGATCAGCACCCGCAGAATCACGGCCCAGTATTTGACGGTAGTAATCGACCTGCCACTTCTGGCCAGCCAGATGTCCAGCGATATCAAGAATGCTGCCAGTGGTAACGACCACTGGCGGCTGCAATATATTACCTCGGTTATTCATAGGTCACCTACAGTGTGTTGAGTTCAGACATCAACTGCCTGGTAGCTGATTGGAGAATGAGTGGCCATTTATCGTACTTGAGATTATAACCAGTCCCTGCTGAAAGTGCATCTCGTTCAATGAGCGATTTATGACGATGTGTTATATCGTCCCAACGCTCATTGAGTAAGATACAGATGTCATCGTAATACGTGTCGGTCATTAGCGAAACATCTTCCTTGTAATAAGCGAAACTCGCTGACAAGTACCACGGCACGGCAAGGTTAATGCTACCCTTGATCGCGTTCCTCGCTCTGACGGTCATGTCATTGACCGACATGCTATTGCGGATGATGACGATCGGGGGATACGTTATCGGTTCAGGCTTCAGCGAACACATGACGAAGATACTATCGAACGTCACGTAATCCAGGATCAATCCTTCGTGCTCGAGCAGTGGGCTGAATGCCTCAGCTAACTCAGCCGCATTCTTGGTCACCCACTTCTCGATGATTGGACCCGTCTTAGCGGACCTCCCAGTCTCGCCTAGTTCACGATACGTGTCCAGCCGGCAGAGAGGGCCGCCTTTACGATACAGCACCCACAGTAGCGCCGCGCAGAGAATATCTGATCGATGGATACCGACCAGATCTTCCAAAGCAGATAAGCCTTCTTTGTCAAGGCTCTTGTGCGAGATAAGTTCTACCGTATCCATGATCAGACGCCTGGTCATTTAATGCACCGTAGGTTTGGTATCTGGTGGCTGAAGGCTATCCTGACCAGCAGTGATTCTGGCGACTTCATTGAAGAAGTACTCTGGATCATTTTGACACAACGTCGTGATCGACTTCTTCTGTTCCTCAGTTAGATCTTCGGACCAAGGGTCAGGTAACGCGGTGGTATTGTCGGTAACGTGCCAGATCTTCTTCTCATCTACATTGATGAGTATCTGAGCATGCAACTTTACCGGCTTACGGCGAGCGTTGAGGGTGAGGAGCTGAAAGACGTAAGTCTCTTTCCCGTTAAGGGGCTTCGCTCCTCGGTGCACCCCGTTGATCAATACGACGTTATTCGACAACATACTGGTGAGATAGTTGAGGTTAAGCCCGTTGGCTACGAGACGCCCCAAGATACCCCGCACCAATGTTTCGAACTCGTCCGCCAGTTCTTGCGAGACGGCTACGAGTTTTTCAGTGACAGTAGGCATGTCGTTATCGATCTGGAATTTCTTCTTCATCAGGTATTCCTCAGTGAAGTACCGTCTGTCGGAACATTGACAGTCCAATCGGAGATGTGTGGTTGCAGGGGCTGACTGACTACATCTGTGATACCGAAAGCTTCCTTGAACTTGTCGATATCCATACCTGCGGCATGTTTATTCAGATGTTCGCGCAGCTCGGCATCGCTAGCACCCAGACGCATCGGAGCGATCTGCTCCAACAGTTGTTCATCAGACATCCCTTCCCACTCAGGAGGTTCGATGTAGAACTGTTTGGCTTTCTCATCAGCCGCTGGGTCGTTCAGCATGATGGTGCGCCACTGGTTATCGCCGGTGTTGATGTCGAGATACCAGGTCTGTGGATCATCGACCAGAATACGCACCAGACGGAACTCACAGGCACCGAGGAGAGCTTTGGCGTTACGAGTCAGGGAACGTTCGAGCAGGTTGTAGTTCTGACATTCGAAGTATGCCCAGGCTTGATCGTTGTTCTTACGGGACAGAGACATGTAAAACTTTTTCTTCTTGCGGGACATGTTGGTTCCTTAACGTTTTGAGACGAAAACAGTTTCTTTTACCGACAGACCTTCAGACGAATCGGTCAGTACCGGGATGGTGATAGGAGTGACATGATAGTTGGAGCTTTTGTTCACCTTAACATCAAAGTGTCTCATCGCCCCTCGTTCTATTTCTCGCTCGACGATCACGCCTGAAAAGCCAGCCTCCTTGAAGAGCAGCACTTTAGCTTTAAGTCGGTTGAGATTGAGATGGTTCATGACAGCATGCGCGAACGCCACAGTCATTTCATCTTCGTTAGCCATGGCCCATTTGCCGTCCGTTGCGATTGCGAGCTTATGCTCAGCAATAGTCTTGGATGGGTCTAGCTCAAAGCGCGTCTCAGCGTTCGGTACTTCAATCTGGACGCCGTAAGCCTCTCCTTTATAGACAACCATACCTGGGAACCTTTCGGCCCGTAGCTGAGCTGTCACTTCAGCGAGGTTGTCGCGGCCATCAAGATGGTCAAACACTGCCTGACGAGGAGTAGGTGAATTGATGATGTCATTCATTATTCCGGCAGCTACGAGCGGATCGCATTTCTTCGATACCTTAATAGCCCGCTTCTTGAACTCCTTCTTGTCAGTGACATTAGTGGCGATCAGTGCGAGCACCAGTAGTGCGTGCTGTGCGTCGAATCCCATATTGCGTGCCCTAGTAAGTGTGTGGTATCCGTACGATAATGTATGTTTGTAACAAAATAAGAAGGCATACAGCGGGGCTTTCGCCCCGCCCTATGTCACTTCGTGTTCTTACGAGTGATGATCCGCAGGATGTCGCCACCAAAGGCGAACAGGCCGCGAATAGCCAGTAGTGCGATAAAGATTGTACCGATGAATGTGGCGATCATGGTTTAGTCTCATCTTTGATTCCGCCGAAGAGCACCTTAGGTGCTTCATTACGGGGAGGTTCGTTTTCTTCACCGATGTCAAAGGCATAGGCCTCTGCAAGACCGGTAGCCTTCACTTCGGCAGTGCGACCACCATCAAGCATGTCACCGATGCTTTCAGACCCCAGTACATGGAGAATGAACATGTAGATGGCACCATCGATGTGGGCATTGGGGCGGCCGATGTCAGTGAGTACCTCAGCCATTTGTCCGGTAATGAACCGCGCCAATACTTGCTGGTTAGGCTCATTACGGAACAGGTCGAGAGGGATCTGATTCTCTTCAACCAGAACTTCAAACCGCTGACGGAGTTCTCTGTCAAACTTGTCGCCAATGAATGTCTTGATATCGCTAGGCATTACTGACCTCTATAGGGACGAAGACAGCTTTACCTTTCCCGTAGGTCAGGCAGAGTTCTTCGCGACTGTTGCAATTGATGATCTCAAGCGTAGGGTACTTGAGGCTAGTGTTAATACAATCCAGCAGAAATTGCGTGATCTCCCAAGTGAGTTGATGGGTGACGTGCATTGCGATGATTTGCGCAGAGACTACACCCGCTCCAACAAAACGTTCCATTGCTAACCTATCGTTATAAGTTGTTCTATTTACAGAATTCGGAATACTTCGCCGCTGCCCAGTTCTTACCTTGTTGGAAGACGTAGTTGTTGGCGTCCTTCAGGGTGACAGGACCCCGCTCGCCTTCCTTCACGTTGTTGACCCAGAAGTCAGTATCTTTGAGTCCGATGACGGTAAGTCCGCCGCCATTGACTGTAACGACTGTCTTCTCTTCAACGCCATCGCGCTGTATGAGTCGGTAGCCTAGATACTCTTGGTAAGGATAACTGTAGGTGCGCGTGCCGGTGAGTTCCGAATCGCCCAGTTTCCATTTGCAGTTGCGGTAGACGATGTCGTAGCCTTGATGACGGTGCTCATACACCCACCAACCTGACCCTGTTACTACCGCAATTGCCAGTAACATAGTAGTCAGGAAGGTCCATTTCAGGAACCATTTGGTTTTACGCAGAGCGCGAGCAGCGAGCCGTTCACGGGCTGCTGCTCCTGCATCCGTCGGGCTACTGACAACAGAGCCTACATCCAACTCCGGGTGAGCGTCGCTCCATTTCTCGATGGAGATGGAACCGTCAATCATTGTCATTATTCCACCCCCTTCAGCGTAGAGACCATCGCGTCGTAGGCCGAGATAAGTTTCTTACACTCCTCCGCCATTTCAGGGAACCGGGTGTAATCAGCGCCACCTGTACCGGCCCCGATCTTGATATCGTGGCTTTCGGACAGGCGCCGGATGGCGTCAACCGAGAACATCTTGTTCTCGATACGCATGTAGTGGAATTGCTGACCTTTAGCGATAGCCTCCTTGGTCAGGCCCTGCCAGCTCAGGGCGTAACCGTCTTCATCGCAAGTGAAGATCTGTTCCAGCTCTGAGCTGAAGGTATCGAAGTCCGGCATGATATCGATCATCGTCCGAGGCTTGGGTGCCTTGATATCCAGCTTGATCTGGATCTGCTGGCCGGTGCGGCCGTTCACCAGGGTCAGATGCTCGGTGATATCTTTCTTGTACAGCTCAGGATCTTGCTGGAAGACATGCCAGCCATTACCCAAGGCCGTTGCGCTGTAACCATCGGCGGCCATGGTAGGCATTGAATTGCGTCCCATGCGTTCGAGTTCGAGGACGTTCAGCGCGACATCATCATCCTTGGAGATTGGAAAATACAGGCGGTTCAACATACTCATGCATCCTTTTGGGTTGGGGTAAACATAACGGTGGTCTTGCCGGCGAACCAGTCGTCGAACTCTTGCTTTTGTTCAGCAGAGATATCGACCAGTACGTGAGGCGGGATAGCTTCGTACCGGTAGAAGTGGTCGTACACGGCCCTATTGATGTTCTTGGCGCGCAGCAGATCCATCGCTTCCTTGAGCGCTAGAGGTGTTGCGAAGTTATAGCTCAGGCAGCGCCAGATCACGTAACCTACCGGATGGGTCTCAAGGTTGATTCCGGTGAGCTTAGCCATCTCTTTCATGGCGTGGTGGAACACGATATCGCCAAGGCCTGAGGTGCTGATGGTTGGGAACTTCGAATCGGGCGTACTCTCGATACCGCCGTACTTCTTCATCAGGTAGTTCATCCGCCATTTCAGGCTGAGGGACTTCAGGAACTCGTAGACGGTCAGTACTGGCTTACCGATTAACAGATAGGCGCAATAGTTGGCGTACATGCTGAAAGTGTCCATGAATATTGCTCCGCTAGTGAATAATAAAAACGGCATTGGTACACATCAATCATCAACTTAGACAACTGGGGTGTAGCCGCCCACGTAAAAGAAGTCTATTTTACTCGGATCTCGAAGATACCGATTGATCGTCCTAGGGCTCAAGCCTGTAGCATCTGCTGCAAGCTGAGTAGTTTGATAGATCCCGCCCCTGACACTGATCGGTATAGCCTCGTTCCGTTTGCGGGCTTCTCGCATCAGAGCTGCTTTACGATACTTCTCCCTTATTTCCGGCGAATGCTCCCTTCCTTCGTTGTTGGCGACCCGGTGAGTAACTGGCATGCCGAGATCAACAAAGAAGAACGCCGGTTTATTAGGGTCCGCTATGTAGCGATAGATAGAGTTGGGACTGATACGAGTTTCCCTCGCAGCCTGGCGTACGGTCGGATACACTTTCCCCCAAATACTGACATTACGCTTAGCGATTACCGTCACCTCACGATACTTCCGTACTGGGTTATTCATGCAGCCAGCTCCATCAGCTCCTCGTAGGAACAGCCTTCGCTGGCACGCAGATACAACATGGCGTACAGAGTACCCAGAGGAATATTCCTCAGCTCTGCAACGCGGTCCATCTCCCCATCGGCCAGGACAGCAACGACGACGATGTTGATGAGCTTACCGCCGAGTATCATCTCAGCGCTGAGATCCAGCAGTCGCGGATTACCTTCGGTAAATTCCATGGCTTCTTTTACAACCTCGGCGCGGCCTTCGCCGTGAACAAAGTGGTGGCGCACTTCGGCTGCATATATCGCAGCAGTTACCAGTAGTTTCATGTCTTCAGGACTGCCTGAGAATTGAGACTTGTCGACACAGCCCATTACATTGGTCTCGATACAGACCACAGTCTCATCAAGACGAGTTATCGTACCGCCAAAGGCGATCTCACACTCGAGTAAGACTTTGAGTGATTTCTCAATGGTCCAGAGATTGATGCCAGGTATACCGTCGTCTCGAATTGTACTGTAGGTAATCATAACTACTCCTTAGCGGTTGCTGATTCTTAGTTGGATTTGTTCGCCGATCTTATCGCCGAGAGAGGCTTCTCGTGTAGCGGCTTGATAAATAAATGCAGCGATGAGCAAGACCACCGGCAGTAACTGGATGATCAAAATTGCGATAGCCTGCTTGCTTTTCTTAGCCATGTTTTATACTCCGTTATAAAAGTGCAGCATACTGAAAATAAAGCTCGAGGTGAGTTTCCCCACCCCGAGATGTTACGGTTTCTTCCTGACCCGTTTCTTGGGGGCAGGTTTGATGATGAACTCTATACGGGGACCGTTAGAATCCACCACCATCTTTACTTCCCCACCGTCAGCCAGTGTCTGCATGCCAACTTGGGATAACTTAATCCAGGTTGGCATGTCGCAGTTGGTGAGTCGGCGATATGACAGAAGTAGTCGTCTCAAACCGGCGACATATTGGGGAATTACATCTTCCGCGGAATCGCTCACTTCGCGCCTTGCTGGATGCGAAATGTACGGACCACCGTTTGATCAACGGTTTTACGCAACTCCCGTGCATCTTTGTCAGGCATGCCTGCGAAGAAGTCATTATTGTAGACCACCTGAGCCTTCAGGCAGAACGTCGACGGGTTGGTGAACATGCCAGGCACTGTGATGCCGTTGGAAGCCTTATCGTCAACCGAACAGTTCGTATACAGAGGTTGGCCGTTAGCGTCCTTGAGCGACTTCAGAGAATCAACGGACGTCGAACCGACGATCAGATCAGCCTTGTAGTCAGCCAGGATTTCCTGAGGGATGGTGCCTGGACGACCGATATACAGCATGCCTGCGATAGGGATCTGTTTGCCGGAGTTACGAGCAGTGCCTTCGACCACGGCCCGCGCCGCATCCCACCACGAATCGAACGGAATGACGTTCAGGTTTTCCAGAGCCTTGTCCGAACGGCCGAAGTTACGGATGGTAATCTCGGTGCCGCCCTTCTCAATCACGGCTACGCCTTTGTTGATGTTGTCCTTGTCGGTCAGATCAGCAAAGTCTTTGACGCCCTTCTTGCTGTGCAGCCAGAAGATCATTTCTTCATGACCGTCGATGACGGTGATGTTGATCGGCATCGGACGACTGATGACGGCGTCAGACTGGAGGATGGCCATATCGCAATCGCCGTCTTTCAGTTTGTTGGCACTGTCGAGGCTGCCGTTGGTGCTGACCACGTTGACTTTGACTTTGTTGGTCTTGTTCAGCGTGTAGCCGATCTGGTTGGCAACGGCGTCGTAGAAGCCGCCGGTAGCGCCGCCGCAGAACGACATGGTTTTCAGGGGAGCGGTATCTGCGAAGGCAAACGATGCCGTGAGCAGAAGACACAGGGAGAGGAGCATTCGTTTCATGGGTACTTCCTTTTGGTGGGTAGTGGTGTTTCAGTTAATGGACAGAAGTTGCGTTTTCGATAAAGCCTTTTTCGAGCAGGTATTCGATCCAGCGATTGAGGTCTCCGCCGAGGATGGTTCCGTCATCGTTGAGTTCTACGTCTGCCGCTTCCATCGTTTCCGACACGTAGAACTCTTTGAGGACAATGACTGTCGCTTCGGGGATGCTGTCATCAACTGGCTGATATCCGAACGTATCGCCGATTTCAAAGAATCGGTCTTCGAGATCTTCACGGCTGGCTGTTTCAGTGTCTTGCGTCATCACAGGGTCTCAGTTGGAGAGGGGTTGTTTTTGCTGACGTAGTAGGCTTTATCGACTCGCCCAGGTACGCCTTTGTTTACAGTTACGGCATCGAACCAACGCCGCTCGCCTTTGACGCGCCGCCAGTGACCTTGACGTTCGTGTTCTCGAGGACTTGCGTGAGTGCCGCCTTGCCAAGGCTGAGCGATAGTCTTCACACCCATCACTACTCGCACGATTCGATACGCATGACCGTCACGAGCGTTAGGTACGTTCTCAGGCTTTGGCCGAGGTTGCGTACCAATGATGGTATTGCCTACGCTGAACTCTGCAATGAAACCAATGATCGTATTGACACAACGTTCAGAGATCGCTCGATCAAACACCTTCTTTGCCAGCTTGATGACAAGCGAGCCGTCTGCCTGTAAGTAAGTATTCGCGCGCATGCCGATCGTGAATGGATTAGGTTGGTCAGTTTGTAGGTAATAAAGAACGATTGCGCGTTCATCGATCTGGTGGATTACGATCAGATGACGATCGTCCTCAGGTCCCAGTTCAAACAACATCTTGTCGTAAGGAACCCTTAGGTTGTCCGGTACAGATTGTGACGAGAGTGCGAACTCGAACGGTTTGGTATCTTCCATGATGAATCGCGGAAGATTAACCAACTTAGCAACCGGGTACGCTGTGCCTTCGTAAGTCTGGTCGCTCCAGTTACGGTTACTACCATCCTCTTCATCAGTGAAATCAGACAGGTAGTTACCATCGAAATCGCCATTCACTCCCATCAGAATTAGCTTCCTATTGGTGTATTCCGAGGTGGACCCAATTACCTCTGGACGGATGAGTGCTCGGACGGCCTGCATCGACTCGCTAAGTTCAGCGGGGGTAAGGTTGGGGGCTTCAGATTCTCGATCACCCACGTCGACCTCCTCGGTCATTGGTACATTCATGATGGATAGATTCATCACTGTAATGTAGGACTGTATTTCAGTTGTCCATACACTATCGGGCCATCGTAACAAAAAAAAAGAAAGTACCAGATGAGGACGAATCCCCACCTGGCGTTTGTTACTCTTCGACGTACATCAGCTCCTGGCCGATATGCGCTTTGCAGGAACGGCTGTAAATCTCGCGTACTTCATTTGGCTTGATGGCCGATGTACGAAAGATGTCGCCGATATCGACCAGCAGCATTGGCAGCAGGGCGCGGTAGGCAGAGCGGGAGATGTCTGCGTTGGAGAGCAGAGCCTGGACTACGAAGTCCTTGCTATCGCCCTGGTCACGCAGACCGGCAGAGGCGCGCATCAGATCAGCGTACTTTTCACAATCGCTGGTATTGACGGTATGCATCTTGATGTCGACGCCCATGTTCTTTGCCGACAATCGATCAGGTTCGATGATCTTGGCACTGACCATCGACGAGAACGACAGTGCGATAACTGCGAGGAAGCCCAGTACGTATTTCATTCAAGTCAACTCCATGAGGATGGCGACGATTTCGTCGCGAAGTTCAGTTACGGTACGCAGCGTATCGCGACGACCGGCCATCTTTGTTTTCAGCGCTTCCATCCGATCTTTGAGAGCTTCGCGCTTCTTGTCACTGGCCTTCTCGACCAGCACCAGTAGATCGGCATACTCGGTAGCCAACTTGTCCAACTTCGACTTGAGATACTTCTCAGCATCCCGATCATGCTGGACAGTGGATTGATAACGTCCGAGGTAGTAGGAACCTGCGGCTACAGCACCATACCCGAGGATATGGCAAACGACTTTGATGGCTGACATGATAATGTCCTGTACGTATTAGAGTGTTGTGTCCATGAGAATTTTATTGAGTTCGGCTGTACTGAGTTTACTGTCCTCCCAATCGGTGAGTGCTTGTTTGCGGATAGCCGTCTTACGGGCTTGCTCTTCTGCTTGCTTAGCCAACTCCTCCATTTTCATTTCATGTTGGCGTCTATCTTCCGCCATGTTCTTGGCAGTTTCTTTCATCTTGCGTTCGCATTCTTCTCTGACTTTTTCAGTCTCAGCTTTAGCGTCAGCAATATCCTGTTCTGCTTGTTCGGCAGTTGTTTTAGTTTTGACCTTACTCTCAGAGAGTTCTTCGTTGTAAACCTTGACCGCCTTGATAGCGGCGGCGCTTACAACTACAACGCCAACGGCAGCAAGAGCGATCTTCAGGTACGACATGACTATCTCCAGGGGATATGTGTATTCATGTGCGTTATGTATGACTGAAATAAAGTTCATTGAAACAAAAAGAAAGTAGATCCATGGAGGGGCGCAAGCCCCTCCATGGTATCGTCTATGTTACACCGGAGCAGGAGCCTCCATGAACGAGAGATTCGCTCCGTCGTCGGCTGGTACGAAATCGCCCATCAGAGTGCCGATATGGATCGGATCGAGAACCTGCTTCAACGCTCCGAGGATATCGAGGGTCATGAAAACGAACTGGCCGGGAGGACTCTTGGTCACCGGGATATTGATTTTAAGGAACAGATGACGAAAACGAGCTTCGTCTTCAATTTCCGATTGTCCACGCAACCAGGTATCGTTTACAACCCCCGCCGAAGTCACTCGACGATAGGCATACGCTGGCTCATTATTGTGTTCCAGACGAAACCCGTCGTCTGGCGTGTAGGCGACGACGTACCGCCCACCTTTACGGTGAACTATGATGTCACCTTTGACGTATTTGGTCATGGTCAATTAACCCCCGTTAGTGAATGGCGAAATCATCGGTGGTGGCATGTGTCCGTCACCCAGGTATCCGCCACGGCGCCGCGGACCCTTTTCTTCAGAATCATAATCCGGCGACTCGCGTTCCGCGGCAAACTTGTACGGTGCGAATGACCGGTTCAGCTTGACAGTCAACGCCGCATCAAACTCGACGTTGTACACGCCGGTGGAGAGCATGATCTTCTTGGCGGTCAGCCATTCGACTTCGCCGGAATACTCAGCCTCAACTTCACCCAGTTTGAAGAGCTGGATAGACAGCTTCCCGTTCTCTTCATCGACCTTGTAATCGCCCTTCCAAGGTTCGCCATTGTAAATCACACTGCGAACACGGATGCGAGGAAAGATCGCCTGAGGGACGTTGAGTACCTTGAGTTTATCGGCGAACTCCTTGACCGTACGGCTGTCCATTGCTGGCCTGGAGATAGCATTGATCACATCAAACGAGACCCGATGTACTTTACAGTACTCGATCAAATACTCGCTGATAGTTGGCTCAAGCTTCCAGTCCTCGATGATCTCAGTCATCAGCTCGGCGTCCACGCCATCGAAGTTGATACGGAACAGGAACCGACTAGGTCGATCAATCATGAAGTCATTCAACTCCATGGTGGTGTTCGAGGTCACCAGGAACAGAACCTTCTCGTGCGAAGTGTCGCTGAAGAAGGTCAGCATGCCGTTACGCTGCTCTTCTTTGTAGTACTTGCCGAACTCGTCGAAGTACAATGCGCACGGCCCGATGAACTTCATGTACTTGCGGATCAAACTCGGCGGGAGTTCGCTGTCGATGTGGATGATCGGATAACCCATCTTGATCACTTCGTTGCAGAGATCTTCTGCAAGCATCGACTTACCGGCACCTTTCAGGCCGTTGAACAGAGCGCCCATGGAGTCCTTACACTCGAGATAACGAGCGAGGATCTCTTTCTTGTAGAGCTCGTGTTTACCGAACCGTTTCTTCGGGACGACAAACTTATCACGAGACTTCGCCAGAACCGAGCGACCATCGGCGGTCATCCGAATGTGATAGACCATGGCAGGAACTTTATCGATCCGTTTGGACAGGTCGAGTAAGTCGATGGTGATGTGGCGCCCTTCATCAATGATCAGCGTATCGATACTCATTGTTTAAACATCCTTCCCCAGGGTTTGTCTTCGGTATAGCCCTTAGCATGCAGGGCCTTCGTAATCTCTTCGATGGACCAGACTTCGTAACTCCACTGAAGTCTTGTCTCAACCTTCTTTGCCAACGCAAACGCTTTGTCAATGTCTCCGGTTAGGTGAAGAGCCATGGTGCCGATCTCTTCATGTTTAATATCTTGAGCACGAGCGTAACGCGTACCCTTACCATGCAGCAACCGTCTGGCAGTGATCGGATAGATACAATCCTCGTTGCCTAACGGCTCCCTTGATTCGGCAATGAAGAACTCATAAAGCTTACCACTTGGCGTAACAAGTAACGCCGGAACAGACCGTGCCTGCCATTCGGTATTGTAGTTACCTTCGAGATAGTCCACAACACTGCCGTAGTTCCACTCCAACGGAATGACCAACCCGGCCGGAAGCATCAACGTATCGACCGCAATCCGGGTTGGTAGTTCGTTGGTCTTCATGAGGGTAGTGGGGATTGAGATTCGATCATCCTGCATCAGTACGAGATTACTCATTTTTGAGTTCCTTTACGGCGCGGGGTAGGCTTTCTCTTGACCGCAGGGTTCAGAGGCTTGAGGTCTGACATCTTGACCGAGTCAACACCGTAACCTACGTCAGTAGACAGCTTACTCACTTCGATCACCGCATCGTGAGGAGTAAGGCCATGGGCAAGACAGACGTAGCCCATGTACGACCCATTCCCCATGGCTACCCGAGCATCGGTGATGTCGGTGAACTGTTTATCCTTGACATTATCGAAATGCCAGGCCTGGGTATGCGTCATGGCAATCATCGAAGTCGGCAGTTTGTTGATCGGCCCCCAATCAACCTCAGCATCGTTTAGGAACCCTTCTTCTGATAACTCGGCCTCTCGGCTCATCATCCGAATCTTGAGGATTTCCATGACGGCAAAGATAGATGCGCTATCCACCGCGTTACCACAGTAACCGATCGCGATCGTCTTGGCATCATTGACGAAGATCTTCTGCATGTCTTCGCAAGTTTCAAGATGACTGTGAGCAAACAACCGACCTAAACGGTCACCAGCCAATTGGCCATTATGGTAGAGAACCAACGACATTGCACGTCTCCGCAAAATAAAAGGACATATAGAGCGGGTCATCGACCCGCTCTATATTTAGGCGCTTACGGCCGGATAGGGTTTAGCCTTGTTGACGCATCGTCACGGAGCCCTGGGCAGCTTTGGCCTTAGGAGCCGAGTACTTTGGAGCATGGGTCTGGAAGACGACGCCGTCGGCGCTGAAGTAGACCTTGGTGCCAGGAGCGGTGATAACCGGGGTTTCGCCTTCTTTCACAGCATCCAGGGTCGCGGTAACTTGCACATCGCCTTCGCCCAGCAGGACGGCGGTGGTTTCGCTTTGCAGCGCCATGATGGCAAAGGTGCCTACGTCGTCAGATTTCAGTTTGGTCAGATCAGCGGTGGAGATTTGCATGTTGACTTACCTTTTCGCATTAATGGGAGGTGTTGCTAGTTGGGTAATGTGTGACCATCACCAGTTTCAATGCATCTAATTAGGAAGGTTTGTTGGAAGTTACATTTACGCCAAGGAACAACAGACCATCGAGAAGAGACCGGGGAGGATCAGGCAGGCTATTCATTTCTTTGATCCGAGCTTCCAGTTTCTCTAATCCGAGTTCATAGAGGCGGTATGAAGAATCAGTCGATTCCACCATCACTTTCCCATCAGCTGGCTGATTTCTATTGGCTCGATACATGACCATATAGTCGATTTGAGACATGGGAAATTACTCTTCTTCAGCGGCACGACGAAGGCGGTAATGAATATCTTCGTCATCATCCTCGTTCCGCTTTACAGCAGTTGGGGATGGTGGGCGATCTTGCTGCTCCATGTATTCGGCAATCGATCGAGGTGCTATAACGCGGCTACGTAATGTCGCCCAGTCAAATTTACCGAAAGGTTTAGTGGCTTTGTAAAGCGCACTATTTCTGAAGCTTTCGAGGCGGTTAGCGCCAATGATCTCCTCGATTTTAGCAAGCCCTTCTTTGGCCCGGACCTGCCATTGTGGCTTGTCTTCAATAGCTTCCAATACTCGGTAGAACCATGCCGTCTTTGCCGCGAGAGTATCGAGGAGTACAGGTTGCGGGTATGTCAGCAAGTGCTCTAAGTTCTCGAAGAACAAGCCCATGGGGACGTCTTCCAGATCAACGTGATCTTTGCCCATCAACTCCAATAAATACTGAGTGTGCTGACTGGTGGTCATACGGTCTGGATCTTCGGGGACAGTAGATCCGCCAAGCGAGTTGCGGCACGAGGCCACGATGCTCTCACGATAGGTTTCTGCATCGGCATTGGTCAGGAAACCGAGCTGGACCATTGTGTCGTGAACAGAAACCGAGACACAGGTGTAACCCTGATCAGCCATGGCCGATACGATTGCTGTACGACTATTCATCATACTGCCATGATTACGCGAGTTGTTAATCTCGACGACAATGTGGTCAAACGGGGAGTCTTTGAAAACTTGGCGGAGATCAATGTTCATCGGTAATGATCCTTTCGCATTTGTGCGGGGATGAAGATGCGGTTATAGACATAAACGAAAGTCATCACGCCAAGCCCGGCACCTAAGGCGCCGAACAAGACGTGGACGATAGTTCCTTTGGCGATGAGCAAGATTGCAGAACCTTCCCCAGCGTAGATACACATGCCAATAATCCCCATGAGAGGGTACTTGTTGGCATTGACCACTTTCTGTTGGAAGGCGCGCAGACCGATTACGCCGAATACAATAAGGAATACCGTTAGATACTCCATTACGACCTCAACTTGAATTCTTTAAGGAAGGCCGGCAGAGCGATGGTGCGAGAGTCTTTAGCGTCAACATCACGCTTGACTTTCACTGTCGACTTCTTGACTTCGTCGACATAAACGACTTCATTGCGTTTGTTCTTGTTGCGATACCAAGTCTGGCCTTTTTCGGGGAGGGTGGTTGGTTTGTTGATCGACAGAGTTTCTACCATTGCAGATATCCTTAGAAGTATTCAGAGATCACAGTGAGGACCACGTTTACGATAACGTACGCTACGAGAGTTGCCAGCGCAGCCACTGCAAATTCAATGGCTGCTTTCTTCAAGTTCATGCAGTGTCCCTACTTGTACATCTGGTTGACCTGATCGTTGATTGCACCGAGGAAGTTTTCAAGCTTCTTCTCAGGGCGAATCGTCTTCGGTACAGGCGGCTTGACGTTATCGAAATCAGGGCCGATCTCGAGGACGTTATCGATGAAGCTGTTGAACGCCTGGGACGGCGGTATGGTAGCTTCTTTCGTCTGCGACAGATACGCACTGATCTCAGCAATGATCTCAGGCGGATGGTAGGTCGTAGCCAGATTGTCGAAGTCGGCGTACAGGCTATTACCGAATCGCCAGCTGCGGGCAAGGTAGGCCGTGCTTACGTACTCGATCGTTGGGCCTACTGTCGCTAAGCTACCGCCGATGGCGTTGGTGAGTCGTCGTTTGCAATCTGCCAGATCTTCGAGCAATTGCTTCTCGATAACCAGGTGATCTGCCCATTCGCGCGACAGTTCTTGCAAGCCGCGAGTTGCGTAATCGTAGAGCGCTGCAAACTGCTCGTCATCGTTGTGGACAGATTCTGACCACCAGTCCGAGGCCAGGTTGATCCCAGCGACGGCGTAATGGGCTGACCAGACGTTATCCAGCAGAAGAGTTACGACGGCTGACAGCTCGAGGAGAGTTACGGTAAAGTTCTTGAACTGATGACAGTTGGATTTATCAGTCCTTTCGACAGGTGTGAATGTAGATGGACGGGGTTTGATCATACCTAAGAACTGGGCGATTTTACGCCCGGTGCTAGGCGCTGGTGGAGGCACTTCCCGTTCCATTGGAGCTGCCGGATAAGTGAACACGGCGTCGTACATGAGGACGCCATTACTACTACCGGCGCTGAAAAGAGCAACGGGGATCTGTCCGGTAGCCGGGAACAGGTCATCGAGGAACTCGTAGACCGTCGAATAGTCGTCTTTCAGTTTCTTGGTGAGCGTGATCACGATTTCGTTACCTTATTCTCGATGCGCTCAAACACGTAGTACGTGTGAGAAGGCAGGTTGATTTGGGGGTGGAGTGAATCAGGCTCGGTGATGTGGCGCTCAGACACCACTACCCAGTCTTCAGGGGCGAACGTAAAACCTTTGATGACGGTGTCGTACTTCGGTGCGGTCTTGTGGACCAGCGTAACGAACGCCTTGTCAACAAACTTCATAGCGTCCTCGTAGACGGAGGCACCTCCGATAAAGAAGATGGCCTCCGTCTTGAACGTACGGGCCAATTCCAGCGCTTCGTCGAAATTTGCCACGCCGTAGATGTTGTTCTCCGGGTCATGGACCTGAGAAACATACTCGGGAGATCTGGACATCACGATACGGATACGACCTCCCATTACCGCCGGGAGTGTCTCGTGAGTGCTACGGCCACTGACGATCACGTTACCCTCAGTCAACTGCTTGAAACGCGGCAGATCGCCTTTGAGGCGCCAAGGGATGGTGTTACGGTAGCCGATCTCGCCAGCAGGTGTGGCAGCGACGAGCAAAGCAAGGATTGGTTTGGATTTCATAGAAACAGATTCCTCACATGGGGGAGGTTTGAAGTGGTGATGCGGATAAGCTGACGCCGCACGGGTTTTGTAACTGGCCGCGATTCATGAATACACATCGCGTTTGTGGCGTAGACAATATCAGAGGGCATGGTGAATTTCTCCATGCCACCAAACTGGTCACGCAGGTGCTCGCAATCACCACCTTTACCAACCTCGCCTTCGACATCACCTGTCCAGACATCACAGGCCGGATAGTTACTGGCGATCAACATTCCAGCATCTGGGAACTTCGAATCGTAGGTAATGCCTGGATTACGATCAGTTCCCCAATAACCTCCTGGCCTCCAACCTTCAGTCAGTTCACCGGCTTTAGGGTCCTTCAAATACCAACCGTCGATGTGCGCGCCAGCGCGGCGATGGGTTTCGCCTGGGACCAGTTCACGTTCATCGATCGTCAGAAACAATTTCTGATCGAGGCTAACGAAGTACTTACACAGTCCAGCGATGATGTCCTTATAAGGCAAGAGGTCCTTACCCAGCTGCTGCCTGCGCGGGCTGAACTCCATCATCTGTACTTGAATACCTGTGAACTCTGGCCAGAGAGGGATAATGCCGACAGGTTTAGCACGACTACGAATTATCATGTTGTAGGCTCTTGTTAGTTAGCTACTCTGTCCCACTATCGGGACAGAGTATTTGCCGTTTAACGGTTATCGATGATCTGGCCGGCGTCCAGAGCGGTCTCGATTGCAGCATGGGTTTCGGCCGAAGCAACGCCGATGCCGTCAGCATCCATCGCGATCATGGTCTCGAAATACTCAGACAACTGACAGAACAGTTCGCGGTCCATGTTGGTATCGCTGAGAGAGCCGCCACCAAACATCCGACGAGGTGTAGGCACACGGTCAAACTCTGCGGCAATCGCGTTGACTACCGCCGGGGAGCGTATCCGACCCTCGCCACAGTGGACAACGATGTTCTCTTGACCACAGGCGATAACGAAGTCATAGATCGCTTTGGCCACTCCTTGATCAAGAATGTCACCGCGTTCCAACACCGGGAGCGATACGCGCAGGACCCGTTTGTGGGTGACCGGGAATGCGGGAGTTACCTGATAGTCAAACCCGATACTGATCACGTTGGTAGAGACCATCAGGCCCTGGATCGTTTCCCGAGAACACCAGCCGATAGTACCGGGGCCGAAGGCTTCAGGATCGGTTTCGAATGTGGCGGTGGTTTGTTTTTGGGGAGTCATGCACTGAGTCGTCACGGACTGCCGCGAGTTGCCCAACCGCTGAACGGGTTTGGTCGGTTCTACGTAACCTGGTTGTTTACGTTCTTTCTTGAGACGGCTTGCTTTACCCACGGTATTCCCCTTAGTTAAATGTGCGGATCAGTCTTGGATTGGAAGCCGTGATGAGGTACAGGCGTATGGGTCTGGCGGGTAGGATCAATGTCCCCGGCCTCCTTCATGCCGTGCTTGATGCCCAGATAGAAACGACTCCAAGCGTATTTCGTGGCTTTCATCCCCTCGATACTCTCGTAAGGGATTTCATTTTTGCCGAACTTGACACCGAGCTCGTAGAACTTTTGGTTCTGCTGGTGATGAGCGCGCTGGCGCTGACCTGCTCTGCTCACGATAACTCCTATTTACCATTGCGGTAAGGTTTGATTGTTTAGTTCGTACAACGAACAGACGGCCTCACGATACCTCGTAAGATCGATGAATTCCTTATTCAGCTTTCGGGCCTCAGCGCTATACGGGCTGATCTGATGTAACCTCAACTCAAGGATTGTCAATCGGTTATCGAGCGGCTTGACATCTCTGAATATCCCGTAGGTCTTCGAATAGATGTCAAGCCTGATCAACGCCATCTTAGGACTAAGGCTCACGCGCTCACCTATTGGGTATACTTGTACTGGGTAGTTGGAGTATGTTCGGAGATCTTCTTCCGCAACTCTTGATCCATCTGACGGACGGTCTCGTAGATCATCGAGCCAAAGACGATGAAGTCGATCTCACCGACATCCGATGTGCGACGCCTGCGAGGCAGTTCCGCAGTGATCTTACAAACAACCAGCGTTCGAGCGCGGATGATGTCAACTAACACCTGATCCCGGTCCAGGGTAAGATCCACAGTCGGGGTGTCGATATACGACATCTCGAGTTGTTGATAACTGATCACATCAGCGATGGGACACATCGCGATATCGACTCGAAACGTATCAGTACCGCCCCATGAAGTGAGAATCTCATGTAACGTGTGTTCACGCTCAGGCTTCGCAGGCGTTAGTTCTGTACAGTTTTCGTAATCATACCGAGCCTTCTGATACGCAGGCCACTTCAGGGGCGGAATATACCCCGTGGTCAACAGCATATCTGTCCCTAACACCGTGAGGATGATAACGGCGTTCGTACTGGCCGTAGCGTAACTGTCAAATGGTACGCCTTTGTTGAGCACGTCCACCTTGAAGTCTGAGTGGGTCAAGTCAGGATACTTGTGCACAAACAGTTTCAACGGGAAGTTACTGACCCGCGTTGCGGGGCTCTGGTTACGCAAGACCTTCAGCCGTGCAATGAACGCACTCAGATTGTAGGATGAGTCTTTGCTGACCGCCAGATGGTAGTACCCGCTGGAATGGGTGATCTTGTGGATGTAGTGCGGTAGCTCACGCTTACTGTTCGCCATAGGTCAACTCCCAGCAGATGATCTTGGCCAAAGACACCTGTTTCTTACCAGACTGTTCAACCAGATGGCCTGGGTTCTCAGGGTCCATGTGGGTAATCCGAGCCCTGACCGTGAACTTCGCCGGACTTGAATTGATGCCGAGTAGCGTGTCGCGCAAATATACTGCGTACGGACCGTACGGATGGATGGTGCCTACGATGGACGCAAGATCCTTATCCATGATCGATTCGACCAAACGAAGGTCATTGATCTTCCCACAGATCCGATCGGGATTAGGTGAGAGAGCGGCCCCTTCGAGTCGCTTGCCGGTGGTGTATTCGACCAACACCTCCTTCAATGCCATCTCGCGTACTTGGCGGCGCAGCTCATTGTTGAGCTTGTATACCGTGCCGGAGGCGTTAGGTACACCGATGTTAAGCAATGCGACTTCTTGTGAAACTGGTTTCCCCGTCTTTGGATTGTGATACGACATTTGCTGCACCCCTAATTGAGTTCTAGTTATTAGGACTTGCGTCCAGTCCCATGATGATAATGTATATCTGTGTTAATTTACGTCAAAAAAAAAGATGAGACATACAGCGGGGCTCAACGCCCCGCTGTATGCTGTTCGTGCGGCTTAGGCTTGAAGGGCTTTCAGCGCTTCGAACCCGCTGCCCAGTACCACGCGACCTTCGCGCTTCTTGGGAGCTACTTTAGGAGTAGGCTTCTTGGCAGCCGTTTCCGTTACCAGAGGCTTCGGTTTAGAAGGTGCCAGGGGCCGTGGTTTGCCCACAGGAGGCTTTGGAGCAGCGGCGACTGGTGTTGGTTCAGGTGCAGGCGTTACGGCCGGTACGTGAGGTTTTGGCTTGTAGGCTGCGGGCTGGGAGTTACGGCGAGGACGAGACTCGTTGACGTTCAGGAAGATCCCGAAGTGTTTCGAGAAGTCACCAGTCACCGCAATACGCAACTCGATGATGCGTTCGTCATGTTCCCACTTGACGGTCTCGAATTCAGGGAAGAGTACATCGCCCCATTTCTTCGAGAGAGTCAGCAGGTCCTGCTTGTAGAAGCGAACCAGGTCATCGACCATAGCCTGGATACTGAGCGGCAGTAGGATGCCGAAATAGTAACGGCTCTTGGTTTCGATAAACCGGTTAGCCGCAAGCGTGCGCAGTTTGCCAAAGTCTGGCAGGTCAGTAGTATCCAGGATACGGCCAAACAGGCCGGCCTTATCGAGCGCATCGTGGATCTCGAGCAGACGCTCGTTAACGATACGAAACGATTTGTACTCTTCAATTGTCAGGCCGTCGAGGATAGCGCCGACGATGCCAGTCGGGTTCTTCTCGAGATAGTGACGACCGTTCAAGTAGCCGTAGTTGAGGTCCAGCCATTGCAGAGCCTGCTCAGGAGAGACTTCAAACAAGGCAGCCATGTTGGCCCGCGCCTCTTCGCTAATAGCGGTAGAGATGTGGATGTAGTCGAGCAGACGTTTCTCGTTGATGGCGCCGGTACGCAGTGTGTTACCGGAGTCGGAGAAACTGTAGAAGAAATCATGCTTGAGGAGATCGAAGGCAATCTCTTCTTCAGCAGTAAAACTCGTTATCGAGCGGCAACGCAGAATGCCTTTCAGTTGGTTGTTTTGACGTTCGTTGAGATATTCTTCAAAACCAGTATGCATGTTGATTCCCCGTTCCTTTAATGGACTTGCATTGTGAATCCCTACCATTCCGATAGGGCATAAAAAGTTACGGAGGAAAAACCTCAGCCTTAGCCGAGGCTCTCCCAGTCAATCGCCAAGTATTTGTATTTCTTACTTAGCTCAGAGAACTGATTCGCGAGATGGTGCCACTGGGTCATCTGAGTCACTCGGACGCAGAAGATCTTGAGATCAATCACTCGCTGACCATCATCGGCGTTACAGGTCGGTAACGAAAAGATCCCCGTCGATTTCAATGCTTCGAACTCAACTTCTCCGAGCTCTAACAGGCGTCCGTATTCGGGAAGCTTTCCATTATAGAAGAGAACACCGTGATGCATGTCAGATTCTCCAAGTAGCAGCGATTTCGTCATTACGCGCTTTGGCGTATTCGTGGACATCTCGAACGATCGGCTTCTTCACTGTGTTGGTGAGTGCCAGCAACTGTTGCCTGATGGCAGTACGGACAGGGACCATTCCAGTACCTGCGCCGAACAGTGGGATCAGTACACTGGTGATGTCCTTACCAGTTGCTCGATAGCGCAGAGGTCGAGTTGGGTAGTTATAATCCCAAATCGCATTCAGTACGGCCGTCATCGCGGCGTATGCGGTATCGTTAGGCTGCGGCAGCGGCCCAGGGTATCGCATAGTAGGTGCGTAGATAACTATCGGTAGACAGACACCAAACTCGACGGATTCTTCATTCGCCCACACTACCGGAGGAATGACTCGACAGTCGCCGATATTGAGTTCGCCGACAGCCGTAAGCCTTACCGACTTGGCGACACCCTCACTCAGGCCAGGCAGCAGATCAGCAATCGCCAGATCCAAACCGCCAGACATAACGCCGAACGTATTGCCTGGACAAGCTACCGCATCGACAGAAGTTACCATCGAACGATCCAACTCGCCAGAATAAATCTGGATAGTGAATCGCTCAGCAAACTCCGGATCAAAGGTGACCTTACTGACTTCCGATCTGACCACCTCGTAAGCGTAGTCATCATGGGCCAAGAAACGAATCGTTAATGGCGATGGGCGCATTATTTCTTAGTCTCCTGCGTTGATTTGAGTCCAGCTTCACCGCGGCGAAGTGGTTTCTTAGCGAGTTGCTTCGGTTTCACATTCTCCTTGGTGTGTTTGATAACAGCGTCGAGGGCTTTGGCGGTGGTAGCAGCCGCTGGGTTTGAGCGCTTGGGGGCCGATGACTGTGTAGCCGCAGGTGTCTTGGCGGCAGTGGGAGTTTTGCTGGCCTTCTTGAACTTATCAGCGAAACCAGGTTTGAACTTCACGGTCTCCAATTTCTCAGGAGCGTCAAGCGATATCCACGACACATCGCCGCCGGTGCTTTCATCAATGTCTGAGGCCACCATGACCGCTTCGACAGGAGAAAGGCCCATGAACTTGATGGCAGTCATTGCGGCTTTGCTACCACTGCCGATGGAGATCGGGAACTCCTTGATTTCAGTCTCTTTGAGTTTATTACCCTCGGTTTCCAGCAGCCAGCAAGCGCCGTCTACAGTAACCACCATCACCCGCCCCGAAAAGACCAGTCGCGGTCTGGACGTATTGGCGACGAACATCGACATGGCCGTGAGGGTTGCTGCGATATCGAGTTCATTCTCGATACAGTGGAGAATACCGTGCGTCCAGTCAGTCGCACCGGCGCCGGTAACTGCCGCCACTGTCTGGCCTTTGAACTTCACCGGCTTCTTCGGTACGCGGAGTTTCACGTAGGACTTGATAGTACGGTTAGCTGATGTCGCACAGTTTGTGCAGACCTCTTCGGTAGTGTTGTGAAAAACAGTACACCGCGAATCGGCTGCCAGAATCTTCCCATCAAATACGACTGTAGTCATGTTAGTTAGTTCTCCAGTATTTTAGTTAGTGTTGCGTTGTGCCCGCATCCAACAAATTCGATAGACCGAATCCAAATGGTCTTGTCCTACCCCCTTCTGTTTCTCGGACGATACGCAATCATCCATCCGTTTGACAACATTTGCCGCCTTGTTTTCATGCTTGCGCCATTCTGGCAGAACGACAGAAAAGAAAAGCGTGGCGATGGTGATCACCAACACCCATGTAAACTTTCGCATCAAGGACATTCTGGGGTTCCGTTTCTATAATGGACGACAACATCCTTGTCCCGAGTATCTCCTTCTCGCACTTCAGAGACATCACCTACCTGTATCTCTTGAAGTTTGAGTACAGTGCCAGTAATCGGCGCAAGTGTACCGGTCTTGAGATTGACGGCTTTACCATCTCCGACGTCTGGCACTTCGATGTACTTCCACTGCGCCACGATGGACAAAGCCTCCTGTTCCTCAGTGAGATCTTCGGGCTTTGTCCATTTATCGGTCGCGGCTGTCACGCCTGAATCTGCCAATCATCCCAGTACGGGAGACCCAGTAGCTTAAAGTCACCTACCAAGATCCCGATGACCTTACTCTCCCGTGGGCTACCGGACTCCACCATCAAGTGAGAGACGGCGGTGTCGATAAGCTTCGAGTCCCCGGGGACTGCGACGCTAAACTGATGAAAACCCTTTCCTTCCCGCCGGCGCTTGATGAAGGGCACTTTCATCAACTCTTCCAGAGAACTGACAGTCCCTTCGACCAATGGTTCCTCACCCTCGCGACCTTCCCAACCCCAACGGTGTTCGCGGTACGATACACTGATAGGTGGTGCAGCCCCGAGTTCAAGGAGCGCGAAATGACGTAATACATGGTCGCCATCAGTCATGATGTCAAGCAGCGCCAGCATTTCGTGACGATAGACTTTCCAGAAATCAGGATCGTCTTTTCGAATTGACCTGGCGTTACTGATACAGTCGGCGTACTTGGCCGTCTGAGCTTCCCAGGAACCGTTTGCCGAATGTTGGCGATCGAGGTCTTTACGGGTCTTTCGGTTACCGTCTTCAGGTTTCGACACATCGGTAAGGTCCATGACCACATCGGCCACGTCTTTACTGAAATACATCCGCAGTTGCTTTTCTGTAACGCCCGTATCTTCGATGACATCGTGGAGTAAAGCAGCTGCCAAAATCGTCTGGTTGTGAACGCCGTGGTGCATGAGGATGCGGCATACTTCCATCGGATGATTGATGTAGTCTTCGCCACTGTACTTACGCTTCTGTTCAACTGCCGCATGAGCTGCGGCAGCAAAGAGCAGAGCGCGTTCCACGATGGGGCCAGCTTTGATGATATCGTGGAACATGGCGTTACTCCAGGACTACTTCGCCGATAGGGATCGGAGTTTCATCGATAGGGACCGGCGGAGGGGTCAGTTGTGGATGCGATGCTTCGCCATTAACGAAACGCATGTTGTGCTGCATCTTCACTGCGGCGTCGAGGGCTTTGCTGGTGTTGTAGTTACGGTTGAACTCTTCGGCTTGGCGGCGTTTGAGTTCGCGGTTACTCATACCGAATTGCAGGGAGTTCGGTACATGGTTCTTCTTGGCCATCGGTAGATCATCCTTCTATAAAAGAATAGACCACAGGTGGGACATCCCACCTGTGGCTATATGCGGTTTAGCGGTTTACGTAAGCGATGTGGTAGGTGACAGAACCAGACTCCGTCTTGACGCGCAGGACCGAGTTAACGCCCAATACCAAACCGAGGCCAGACACTTCATCCGGGTTAGGGCATGGAGTGTTGTTGCTGTACGATTCGATGGTGGCACGAACCGCATGCAACTTACTGGTGACGCAGTCAGGGAACAACGCCTGACCCAGATCGGTGTACGGGATTTGGCCCGGTACAGTAACGATCATTGCACCGCCCTGGTTGATAGAACGGCCGTAGTCTGACCAGTCGGAGCATGGAGCGAAGAACCCGCTGATCTCGTGCCACTGCTGGTTAGGCAGTCCACGGTGATACGGATGGATACCGGCATCGTCAGTACCACGAATCGCCCAGCCGCTGAACGGGTTACGGTCAGTCTCGCTGTCCCACTTCAGGATTGGCGGTGCCTCAGGATCGACAGCCGTCATGAAGCCAGAGAAGCGGAACTTCTGGTGGCGCAGCAAGCTGACCTCGATCGACTTGGCTTTCGGCAAGATGTCCGAGATGAACTCATTGAGCGACACACCGACTGGAGGCAGTTCGATCTCTTGCTTGGTGGCCTCAGCCTTACCCTTAGGCGTCAGATGGCCAAATACGCCGCCGTCAGCTGCTGGTTCTTCAGGAACCGCTTCAGGTTTGACCCAGAGAGCGAACGGTTTGATTTCGTCGAAGGTCGCCAGACGACGCTTCAACGATTCCTTGAGACCCAGTTCTTCGATCAGCTTCTCAGCAGAACGGATCTGACCAGCCGCTGGCGCTTCGGTTGGACGTTTGAACACTTCAGGACGGACACGGTCGTTCCAGTTACGGGTGATCCACGTACCGTTCTTGCCTTCACGTACCCAACCGATCAGGTTACCGATCATCGAGTCACGAGGAGTCGACCAGCCGTCCGGGCAGTAGCCGGCAGCTTTCACTACCAGTTCAGAACGGTTGCCGTACTTGACGATGTCTTGATGCAGGTCGATGAGGAACTGCATCATCGGGACGAACTTCTTCTGGTTGTTCAGCGCACCGGAGGACAGGACGTGCATGGCACGATTGCAGTCTTCCAGCGAGAAGTCGTTCAGAGCCAGGTTGAGCGTTGTGGCTGCGGTACGCGAAGCGCCGTTACGGCCAGAAGGAGCGGCGTGCGAGAACTCTTCCATCATCGGCAGGCTGAAGTGTTTCCAGCCGTTGACTTCGCTACGACCCCAAGGTTCCAGAGGGCCCCAGAAACGACCTACTGGGCGCCGAGAGGAGACTTCTTTCTCGAGTGCACCGAAGGCTACCTTGTACTCGTCAGAGACGTTGGTGGCATCCCAGATAGCCGAGACGACCTCGCCGGTGTCGGTGATGAAGCACAAGCCACCGAAGTTGCGGATGAACTGCTGACAGCACACACAGTTGACCGACTGCTTGAACGCCGGATCTTCGAAGCTATCCAGGTAAGCGGTGGACAGACCTTTGGTCTTGGTGTGGAACAGTTGGCCCTTGTGTTCCTTGAGGCGCTCATCGAACGTCTGACGCACGAACGCACCGACGTGGGTGAAGCGGTCGTTAACGGCTTCTTTGGCGTAAGGGCTAGCAGCAGAAGCTGCGTTAGGGTCTTGGACGTCAGTCATTGTACTTCTCCTGGTTTAATTGATCTTGTTCACACTAAAAGGATTGTTTGTGAGGATTTACTGTCAGACAGCTTCGATCTTAACAGACCCTACAGCCCAAGAAGCTAATGGCGTAATTTGCAATTGAGGTAATACATTAGCCGCATCGCCGGTCTGCGCCACAGGGGTGACTGAGACTAGCGAGTACCCACTTTCTTCCTGGCTCTGGTATCCGGGAGCGAATTCCAGTTTTACCAAACTGAGTTCAAGTTCACCTGAACGGATTTTGTGAAACAGCTGGACCTCGATGGTTACGTGTTGGTCCACGTAGGAATACCGTCCATTAAACAGATTACCATCATCGCGATGACAAACCAGAACCATCGGTCCAGTGAACGTGATGAGGTCCTTAGCTACCGGTATCCCGTCTTCCATTACCCATTTGCCGATAGTTGGGTTGGTCAGTGTAATTTCTGGAGTTGCCATTAATTCTATTCCTGATTGAGTTCGACGACGACGTAAGGATCAACACTCCATTTATACAGTCGGAGTTCCGGGATCTCTTCCACCTTTATCTGCAACAGATCTGCAAGCCGATCAACGCCAGCCACTTTCAATTGCTGACCATCGCGTTTATCGGCGACGAGGAATACTCGCTCCATGATCTAATCTCCGTAAACGCCTCATCCTTGAGGCTATTTATTCACACGGCTACCGGAATATCCAGCTTCGGACCAGGGAAGTAATCGACGATGTCGATATCCTCCAGTTTGAAATCATCGATGTCAGTAACCTTGCGGTTGAAGACGACTCGAGGATTGCTACCTTCTGGGGTTTCCCGGGTAAGGAGTTCCTTGACCTTCTCGATCTGGTTCGTGTAGATGTGGGAGTCTACACCTACCGTTACCAATTCAGAAGTAGCATGGTTGGTAACATGAGCGATCATGTGTTGCAGGTACGCGTACTGGGCTGCATTGAAGACGGCGCCGAGGGGAGTATCGCTGGAACGCAGGACAACGAACATGGTCATCGTGCGGATAGGCAGCTGATGTTCTACGCAGAACTTGCGCGCAAACTCTACCGATTCTTCGTCAGAGTCTGGATCGTAATCCGTCTCCATCAACGCCACTAGGTAGTCTTTACCCAGATTGGCCTTGTTGATTTGTTCTTCGAATTCAGCACGAGTACTGAGTTCCCAGCTGACGCACTGGAAGTACAGATGGCAAGGAGGCAGTGCAGCTTGCCAGATACGGCCGGGGTTCCACGCACTGACGATGATGCGGCGGTCATCGGGCTCGTATCTCAGCTGATCGATCATATTTTGCAGCTGATCGATCTCCCGTTCAACGACCACAGTACCACGCGGCAAATCAGGGCTGTTGACCACGCCGAGAACCTTGTAGCCCCGGTCGGTCCAGTCGATCAGGTTCTCGTCAGCACGGACAACCTGAGTGTCCTTCCACTTCCGCCACTGGATACCGTACGACCCTTTGCCGATGTCGGCATCGACCAGTTCGTATTTGGGGATCTTCAGCAGATCGAGCACTGCCTCCAGCTGCGGCAACCAGCGCTCAGGGAAGTCAAGTTCCCCGAAGACTTTCTCAGTAGGGCTGAACACCACCAGTTTGATGACCGTGTGTTCAACGTCAGGAGTGCCCAGGCCGTCGATTGTGGCGGCAATAGCTCCCCACGCTACTAGGTTATTCTTCGATACACGGGCCAGGCGGCGCTGGATCGAGATTGGTGTTGGGGTTGATTTATAAAGAGGGATGCCGAATTCTTTGGCCAAAGCTTCACGGATCTTCATTGCTCGGTATGGCCGATTGATGGACTGTTCGCCGTTACCTGCCAGCGGGTCGACCAATTTAGTTACTTCCGCCCACCCTACCTTTTCTTTGGCAAGATCCATCATTTCAGTTACCGTGTGCAATACGGCTTCTTCGTACCGATCAGTACCTTTGATAAACCAGCTGTCCCAGATACCGACTTTGTTGGCGCGCAGTTCCTTGATACTCGACGTACCGGCAACGAAGAGATCGAGCATTTCACGACGGAACGCTTTGGTAGGCACGTAGCGAGTCGACAGGATCGGAATCTGCCCATTACTGGTATCGAATCGCATCATCTGTGCCGGCAGCATCAACGTACCGACTGCCGTACGGTCACCTTTGAAGTGGCCATTTTCAAGGATGTTGGAATAGAGGTCATGGAACGTTTGATCAACAGCGTTTAACATACATAGTCTCCAAGGGACATAGAGACCCCACCTTTCGGTAGGGTCACCTAGGCTTACGCGTTATTGTGGCGGACGGACTCTGAGGATGGCGCTGGTAGCATCGAGAGGAATGCCGTTAATACGAAATTCGTAAGAAACGGAAACCGTCGCACGAGGCTGATCATCAGGTTGCTTCGCCAGGCGAGGGTCAACTTTGATGATATCTTCCATGAGGGAAGAGGCCTCGCGAATAGATTCGGCGACCTCAGGATACTTCTGCTCGAGTTGAGTAAAGTATTGGTTCTTCAGCCAGAGCGCTGTCTGAACCTTCTGCTCATCTTCAGCCGCCAGTTCGATTTCGAACATCCGTTTGTCGATTTCCGGAGACTCATCGACAGCGGTGGTCTTGTAAGCAGCGGCGCCAGAGAGATAAGGTGAGCCATCAACCGGAGTGATAGGTCCTTTCCGACCGCGAACGGTGTTATTGGCGCTGGTCAATGCGGCGGCGACATCAGCTGCGGCAGTCGTGTTTTTTACCAGCTTAGTGAACTCGACCCGACCTTCTTCTGTGTCGAAGTCGTAAGCATCGGTCAGCGGTTTATCGCCGTCGATCAGTGCTTTGAGCGCCGGATGTTCCCAGACCGTTTTGCCGTCACGCTCAACCTGAGTCCAGAAGGTCTGAGGTTCGGTGGAACGATACTTGGCGATGAAGTCGTCCATCGCCAGGTCAGTTTCACCCGCCATTTCACCCAGAGAGGTCGCCGTAAACACACTTGTCTGCGGCTTCGACAGATAGTCTTTACTAAGCTCCGCCACCAGGAACTTCGACCAGTTTTCGAAGTCGTAGCCTTTGCTTTCGACGAGGCTCAGGTCGATGAAGTGAGGGTTGACGATCTCATCAGGCCGGACGCTCGAGATCTGCACGTCAGGATTATTGATGATGATCGCGTAGGCGACACCCAGGTGAGTCAGACCGACGTTGTCGGTGTTGTCGTAGATCAGGCCCATCACCACGATGCGGAAGATATCAGGGCGGGATTCCACCGTGATCACTTCACCATTCAGAGTGAAGACCGCTTCTTCGCTGATCTCGCGCAGGAACGATTTGGTCAGCGTGTGTTGTACATTGACCACGGAGCGATGGTCAATCACTTGGTCAGCAACATCGACATGTCCTGCCCAGCCGCACGAGTACTTGCCAGCTAGGCGTGCTTCACCATTGTTCTTGGTGGGGCGCTGATACACGGCCAGATCGAAGTCACCAGTGGCGGACATCTTGAGGATAGGGCCGTACGGAATCCAATGCAGGACCGACTGAGACATCTCGGCCATCTTGCGAGGCATCCAGCTCACAGCCCAGCGCAGAGCAGTGCAAACTGCGTTCAGCTCGATCGGGATGACGCCGTTGGCCTGGGCCGGGAGGTTGTAAAACACGGAAGCTTTGTCGACACAGAAAATGGTCTCGAGCTGCTTCTCGTAAGGATACGCTTCGTACACGTCTTGATCAATTGGGTCAGTCACGGTAACTCCTTATTTCAGGTAGGTGTTTTTCCAGCGGTCATTGATGAAGACTTCCAGCTGGTCGATGACCTCGTTCTGGACGTCTTGCAACGGACGGTTGGCATCGATGACTCGATATCGCGCAGGGGCCAGTGCGGCACGACGAAGATACTCAGCTTGAGCACGTTCGTAATACGCAATACCTTTACTGTCCATCACGTTGACAACGCCGCGTTTCAAGGCCCGGTCAAAGCCGACTTGCGGATCGACGGTAAATAAAAACGTGATATCCGGATGGTTGTCGCCCACCACGCTTGCAGTGAGTGCGTCGATGAAACCCTGATCAACACTCCCGCCAGCCGCCTGATAGGCGTAGGTCGAATCAACGAACCGATCTGAGATAACGACAGAACCTTCCTCAAGATGGGGACGGATCACGTTATTCAGATGGATCTCACGGGATGTGAAAAACAGCAGCACTTCTGCCTTATCGCTGACGGGCTCGTCACGATCCTTGAGAATCAGATCACGGACACGTTCAGCAAACGGCGTGCCGCCAGGCTCGCGAGTCAGTACGGGCGTCAGGTTCTTGAGTCGGATATAAGCAGCGATAGTCTCTCGGACCGTAGTCTTACCAGAACCGTCGATACCTTCTAAAGCAATGAATACACCACGCATCATGACTTACCTAGTTAGTTAACTACACGATAAGTCATGATGGTGATTATTTACTAATAGGTCAGAACGACGGGCTGGAACGCAGCGGCTTTGACGACCATGGTAGTGCCGAAGTTATTTCGGGCGTAAAACACCATCTCGCCGTGTTCGCGGTGAAGTGCCTCGATTTGAAAGATGCGATCTTTCAACACATCTGCCGCAGACTCGTTCTCTGACTCTTTTAGTTGAATCCACATGCCTTCCCGAGGAATCCAGGTGCGTTCCACTGAAGGCACAGGCCGATCAGCTGCCGCTTCTCGAAGTTTATCGTGTTCGAGGCTACGTTCCAAACGAACAACAATCTCGCCATTCATGGACCGTCCTCTGGCTTGCGCCTGGAGTGACACCTGCCTGCATATATCCGCCGGGAGTTCTAACGGGATCTTAGCAAAGTTATCGGAAGCCATAAATCCGTCCTATGCCAATCGGTTATTCGGCGTCAAGCTGCCATGGAACAACGGCGGTGTAATCAATGTAGAGGTTACCCCCGGACATAGTCCGAAGATTAAACACGACTTCGTCCAGGTTATACCCGATGCCAACGATCTGCAATGGAACTGTCAGGTCGATGTCAGCGCTGGTAAGGGTCGCGTAAACTGCGGTGTGAAGTTCTTCCTTGACCAGTACGAACATACCGGTCTGCGGTGTCCATTTAGGAACGAACGTCATGACCTCACCGGGGATCGAATCGCGAATGATCTTCAACGACTCGTCGTGTTTCAGAGAGGCTTCGAGGCGACCGGCGATTTCAGCTTCCAACGTGAGCTGGTCGCCCAACGTGGTACGGGAGCTTTTGATTTTGTCAAGTAGGGTAGTTGGGAGGTTGACACTAGCTGTGGTGGCGATAGTCATGGTTGATCTCTCTTGGTTGGATGAATGTTTCATAATGCAGTACTGTAATGTATCATTTAAATTATCTACGGCATACAGCGGGACTCACGCCCCGCCTTATATCACTTCACACTGGAACGAATGATAGACAACAAACCATTACGACGAGATTCGATCATTGGATTGATCCACTTCTCGTAATCGTACTCGAAGTACTCGCCGGCGGCCGGGAACAGGTTCAACAGCTTGCCCCAAACAGCTTCATCATCAGGATGATTGTGATCCCACCAACGATAGTCGTCGGTATCGTCGAGTGTCCAGTAGTCTTCATCAGCATCGAAACTCCAGACATCGATCTCAAACAACTGATCGAGTAACGCGATAGCCTTACGCAGTTCTGGTTCAGTGAGAGCATCGATCTCAGATGGTCCAACTCCCTCGCCCTTCTTCTCGAACTTATAACCGTGTTCACCGGCCAGATTCGAAGTCAGGTTGGTATGTTTGAATACCGGAGGGGCAACCTTGTCGAGTTTGGTCTTCTCGGCTTCCACAGCGCCTTTGGCGTACTCTAAGGCAGCTTTAGGCTCCATGGTCTTGCACTTGTTGTAGATGCGTTCCAGAGCGACCGAGTAAGCTCCACGAGCCTTGGTGAACTTCTGGAAGTAGTCGTTGACTTCCTTAACCCCGGCTTCCAGATCGTTAAGCCAACTGCCACTGAAGTTAGGCATGCACAGATGACTTGCCGCCTTACCGATATTGATCTTGCCGGCTTTGAGATCATCGCCAGTGAACAGTTTAGGGTCACGGCTGAGCTTACCGAGCTCTTCAGGATCTTTGTCCTGATCCTCCACCGATTTGAAGATACCGACCAGCTTACTGATCAGGCCGCCTTCCATCGACGGAGTAGCTTGTCCCCAGCCCAGGAGATCGTAGATCTTGCGGCTTTCGGTAGACAGCGCCGCAGTGCGTTTCTTACGCTTCTTCTTTTTCTTCTTTTTAGCAGTTTCAGACTCAGCCTTTTCGGGCAGTTTATTGAACCACGCCGGATCTTCTTTTTCTTTCTTTTTATCTTCAGCGTGCCATTCTTTAGCAGCGTCCATGTCGATGCCGCGGTTCTCAGCAAAGTCTTTGTTGTAGGATGCGATCTGCATCAATTTGTATTGAGCCTTACTTTTGCTAGGCATCTTCTCGTTCCCCAGAACAAAAAAAAAGAAAGAGTGACGAGGGGTCGTTTGACCCCTCTACATATCTTTACCCGAACGCCGCTATACGGCGAGTGCTGATCATGTAGCAGAACACGGCCGAGCCGATGAGCATAGTGACCACCGACCAGTACATGCCGAGGCCGAGGAAGATACCAACGACCAGAATAGTGCTACCCCAGTCTTTGATCCAGTCGCCCGTCAGGCTTTCAGCGAGGACAGTGAGCGACTGCTGGTAATCACCGACGATGTAGTAAAGGCAGCCGTAGCTAGCCACAGCGCAGACGGCGATGAAGATCGCGACGGCCCAGTCGAAGCTGGTGATGAACGACAGGAAGCGGATGCTTGCAGCAACGACGAGTATAGCGAGAACTACTTTACCGAGAGTTTTCATTTCAATATTCCTTGCGTGGGGGATTTGTTTTACAGTGGAGGATCAGCGGCTACGGCGCCGATTGATCTCATCCATGATCAGGGAGGAAGCTACAACTACCACAATACCTACAGCGCATTGAATCAGGAAACCTTTCATGGCGTTTCTCCGAATTGGGATATAAAAGATGGCGCACATCTATGCTAATAATGTATCGGCATAGTTTATTTGATTACGTTTCTACAGCGCACCACGTTTTTACTTACAGCTGATACCACACCACGCGGTGAGGGATTCTTTGTATTGACCGGCTTCATTGAAAATACCGGAAGTCAAACCGCAGGTCAGTGCAATGCCGATGACCATGCCAATCAACAACAGACGAAATTGTTTGATGTTCATATTTCGATACTCCAGAAATAAGGTTAGCTAAGGTAGTTAGTGTTGTTCACCGAGAACTTTACTTCTTCTACCAGCGCTTGAAATTGTTTGATCAGAAGATCGGTAGTGATCGGGGAACCGTTGCGCATGACAATCTCGTAGACAACGTCTTCGCGGTCGATATAACCGACAACTGTCAGTCGATCGAGTTTGTAGATACCCAGCTTACCGTTCTTGATAATGCGGGCGTGTTGTACGCCCTTACGCATTACCGCATTCACGATAGCTTCTACGTAAGGGAGCTCATGTTTGAACTTATTCATGACTGACTCAGTCGGTGGTTGATGTTGGTTCATGGCGACAATGTATGACTGTAGAATTTTTGATTATACGACGACATAGACGGCGGGATTACCCGCCGTCTATGCTCTATCACTCGAAGACGAGGTTGAGGCTGAGCTCGCTGATCTTCCGCTTAACATCAGGCTCGAATAGTCCGAGATTGATGTAGAAGTTGGAGCGGCTTCTAGACAGTAGCACTTCTGCGTACAGAGTATCTTCCTCTGCACCGAACACTACGAACCGTTCTACACTGACGTTCTTTCCAGGACCCGGTTGTTTGTATTCGACTCGATACTTCTCAGCATCAGGGCCAGACAGGTACTGTTGGCTAGGGGATGGTAGGTTAGACCGATCGCCTCGCAATGAAGAGTACTTCGATGGAAACGGGATAGCAGTGTGGCTGACCAGCGGAATAGTGCTACTGACAGAAGACATGAACGTTCGCTCCCTCAACTAATCAGAAGGATGGTCGGGTCAGGTATGTTCCTGTTTACTAACCATCCGTAGAATTTGTTACGCCTTACTTTCTCGAAAGCTATATAGCTGTCCTCGACGATGATGTAATCGAAGAATGGCCATGGCGTTTTCACATCATCTACAGTACGATTTATTTCTCGCTGTAACTGATAAACAATTCGGACCCTGTCTGCCAAGGATTTGTTGACTTTTCCGTTGTGCTCTTCTCGGAAGAACTTGTCCAACATCCATTGTTTAGTGATCTGGTCTCTAACCACTAAGATAGCGGTTGGGTTTTCTTCGAGCAGATGTAGCCCTGTTCGCGACTTACCGCTCTGTCTCACGGCGGTAAACCCAATCGTACAGTAGTCCTGGAGCCAGTGGATCGGCGGGTAGTTCTCTTTAAAGTTAATGCCGTTGGATTTGGCCCTAACCATAGCTTCTGTCAATGTCCGCACAACCTCTCCATAACGGTAGAGTGTCTCGACCTTGTTTGACATTTATACTTACCTCAGTGTTGGTAAAGTCTACCAGGAATAGACCACGACATCGAATTTCTCTTCGCTACCAAAGACCTCTTCGATGACGGGCTTGACTTCGGTCAGGTAATCCAACCCTCCCGTTCTTTCACCGCATCCGATCTGTGGTAGATAACAGACCGAGATGGAATGATCTTTCATGTGCTTGAGCAATCTGGTAAGCGTCACCTTGATCAGGTCCAGGTCTGACGGATTACCCCAGTAGAACTTGGTTGGTAGCATCGCCAGCTGGAACTTGGGATGATCGTAGACACAGAGCTCTCCAGTCGCTATACGGCCGCGTTTACAGTCTTTGCAGTACCGTTTATACTGTTCAGGCCAAGCGATCTTCATGTAGCATGCCAAGCCCTTGCCGGCAACTCCTACCGTATTGACAGGGATGCCTAACAGACTGCCATGTGGCGTTGACTTCAACAAGTCGCCATTGACTTCACGCAACATTACGCGTTTCCTTCTTAGCCTTGTCTCTCTGATGCAGCCTTACGTTGAGAACTATCTCTTCGACGCGCTCACGCACATCTTGATAGTACAGATTGTAGACTTTGATACCATGCTCAATGGCGATCCGAACAGCGGTGCCAGTACCGCCTTTCACATGACCGCCCTTACCGGTTGGTTTGGCGTAACACAGAACGAAGTCTACGGCAGTAGCCAGATCATCGCCCATGACCTGGTAGGGATTTCGTGCGTGGAGTTTCTGTCCCCATTCATTCAAGCCTTCAAACGATCCGCGGGCCAGAGTCGCCATGATGACTGCTACGTCATGGTTATCAAACGCGGTAGCATCGTAGATACCCATCGCAGGATTGTGTTTGAGGCCTGCCGAGCCTTGCCAAGGAATATAGATACGGTTCTTCGACTTGTCGGAGGTCTTGTGTTTGTAGGCGCCTTCTAGGGCAGCTTTATCCATTCCCTTGGGACATCCTCCTGAATAGATGGCGTATCCACATTCTACCAGGATGTTGACGAAGGCTTTTGTTAGCTTCAATTCGAAATCTGGGGTCTCTCTTGACCCGATGACCGCTACCCGTTTGGTAATCATGATCGATCCTATGTGGACGGCGTTTCAGCAATTTTAATGGCGTAGTCCGAACGTTTATAAGGTCGGTTATTTTTAGTTTTCATATAACTGACGATCGACGTATATTTTGACCGTACCCCAGCATAGGAAAACACCCATGACATCCGTCCTGAAACAGCTTGCCGGGCTCAGCAAAGAGTCTGCCGAAGTTACCTACACTCCACCTGCGTCGATCACTGAAACCGAAGAAATGCCGCTGCCGACTTCGGCCCAGGAACTTCACGAACAAACCGAAGAGCTGGCTGAAGCTGTCAGTAACGATGCCGAGATCATCGCCAGTATCTCCAACGAGATCGAAGATCACGCAGCCGACATCGCCAAGGGTGCTGACGTCGCCGGTGCGGTCGAGAACGTGGTTGACCAAACCATCGCTGCCTACGGCGACAACGGCATCGACGAGCAAGGCGCTGCGCTGCTGACCGTGTCGGTTGAATCGATCCTGATCGCTGCCGGTATCAACATCCCAGCAAGCATGGTCGTCCCGTCGTTCGAAGGCAAGACTCGCATCGAGTACAGCACTGAAGCCGAAGAAAAGAAACAAGGCTTCATTCAACGCATCGTCGACTGGATCGTCAAAGCGTTCAACTCCATGGTTGAAGCTCTGAAGAACTTCTGGGCGCGTATCGTTGCCAGTAACAAACTGCTCAAAGCCTACGCTGAACGCGTCAAGGCCAAGGTCGATGGTCTGGAAGGTCATCCGACGGAAGCCAAGGTCAAGATGACCATCTGGGGCGCTGCTTGCACCACCGACGGCAAATCGGTCCACACTCCTCGCGAGAACATCAAGCAGAACACCACCATGCTGCAAGCCTTCACCAAGGCATGGGACGGCGCGTTCGGTGCTATTCGTGATCTGAATGCTCCTAGCTCGTTCGCTTCGCCTGAAGCCATGAATAGCTTCCTCAACGAAGCTGTCGGAAGCTCGGCGTTCAAGAACGGTGTCCAGCACCTGAATGGCCTGAAGCCAACCGTGACCCACACTGTCGAATTCAAAACCGGCAGCGACGGCCAGTACCCAATGGCGGGCGCCAAGTATCGTCTGGTCAAGAACGAAGGCGAGGGCCCTAAAGAAGGTCCTACCCTGTCCCTGAAAGACATGGATGAGGGTATCGATGACGTGATCCGCGGACTGGGACTGTCTGACACCATCGAGACGAAGACCAAAGAGTGGGACAAAGTTGTTGTCCGCGTCCGCAACTTCGGTTCGAGCATCCGCTTCGCTCAAGGCTTCACGCCTGAAGGCACCAAGAAGCTCCGTGGCTTCGCGCAGACCATGGTGTCGAGCGCATCGATCGTTTCGGCTGGCTGGTCGAGTGTTATCAGCTCGTACAACGACGTTCTGAAGAACAACATCCGTTACATCTCGGCTTCGGCTGCGCAGTACAAAGGCAAGCCAAGTGAGCTGAAAACCGTCGTTGCTGGGTCGAAAGACGATCAGCAAAAGCTGGGTAACGACAAGAACGCCGCCTAACAGGAGATCTCTAAATGAGCAGTGTATTGCTAAAGCCGGCAGGACACGCTCATTTACCTGGCCCTGTCGAAGCCTTGAGTTTCGAAGGACAGCTTGTGTCGGCTGATGACGTCAGTGACCACCTCATCGATCTTGATGGGGTGGCTTACAACATCAATCAGCAAGTACATGACGTGTCCAAAGGTGTCCGTGTATCTGAGTCCCTGTCAAACATCGTCGATAAGACGATCGCAACGTTCGGTGAGGACGGCGTCACGGAAGATGCTGCCAGAATCATTCAGGTATCTACCGAGAACTTGTTTCGTGCGGCCGGTATCCCGGTCCCTGCATCTCTTGTTGTGCCGTCTTTCGAGTCTGGTGCTAATTACAGTACTGAGCTCAAGGATAACTCCGAGAGTTTCATCAAGCGCATCATGACGTGGCTGGCCAATGCGCTGAAATCCATCGTCGAATCGCTGACAGCGTTCTGGAACAAACTCACTGTCAGTGCTGAAGCTATCGAAGAGTACGCTACCAAAGTCAAGGCTAAGGTAGGTGCGGTCAAGGGTGAATTGAAAGACCCTAAAGCCGTATTGAACCTCGGTGGTCAGACTCAGTGGATGCTCGGCAAGAATGACCAAGTGGTGGCGCCGGATCGCCATCTGGTCGACACGGTTGCTCGGTACGAGGACTTCGTTACCGAATGGGGCAACAAGTGGAAAGCTGTCGTCGAGTTTCCTCTGCGCTGGTCAATGAGTAGCACGGCTCAAATCGAAGACATCATCGGTAAGTTGAAAGAGGCTGCTGCTAAAACAGTGCTGAATTCCTCTGACAACCGAATCGAGTTCATCGTGAATCACTATCTCGAATTCAAAGGCGGTAAGGGAGATATTCCTTTGTTGTCGGCGACTACGAATATCGTCAGCGGTAATGATAGCAAAAGCCACATGGCTCCTATCTTGACCAAAGACGAGATGAAACACGGTATCGATACGGCTGTCTCTGCCATGAATGTCATGAAAGAGCTCAAGACGAAAATCGACGTCATCACCAACATGACTGATAAAGTCAGCAAACTGTCCAAGAGTGTCAATGTCTCCAATGACAAGACCACCGATGCGGCAGAGTTGCGCAAAGCCATGCAGTCCCTCAGCAAGGCCTGTTCCATTAGCGCCTGGGGTTGGACCACCACTATTCCGTATTTCCTGAAGACGGTCAGAGCAGGTATTCGATATATCGATATCTCCGCTGGTCGGTATTCCTGATCCCAACAAGGACAGATCATGAACGTTCATGACGATCTGCTACAGGTGGCGGCATCTGCCGTCATCCTCGACGAATCACCCACTGAAGAAGTGGTGCAACAACTGTCCGATACCGACGAGGATCTGACTGCGGCTGAAGTGGAATGCAATGGCTTGTCTCGCAATGCTAACCAGGTGGCTGGTATCACCGAGTCGCTCGAGTCCTACGTCAGTACGGTATTCGATACCGTGTCGGCTGAAAGCTGGAACCCTCGCGTTGCTCGTCAATTCGAAGTCGGTATGAGTAACATCTTGGGCGCCGCTGGCCTCGGTGTTCCTCGCGGCATGTACTGCGCCTCGTTCGAAGACGCCAGTACGACTCAGACCAACGAAGAAAACCGCGCTGAATCGAAAGAGAAGTCCGGTAACTTCCTGACTCGTATTTATCAGGCATTCGTCGAGGCCATCAAGAGCTGGATCAAATCAGCGCGTAACTGGTTCACCATGCTTGGTAAGTCGGCTGATGCCATCTCCCTGGCCGGTAAGAACCTGTCGGCTCAATGCGCCGGTCTGAGTGATGCCAAGACCCCAGGTAAGGTCGGTGGGAGTTATCTCGCTTATCTGAATGGCACCACCAATGGCGCATCAGCTCTGAACACCCTGGGTGCTACAGCACTCGTCTCTGTCGGCGAATGGCTGAAACTGTTCGAGGACGCTGCCACTGCCGTGAAGACTACGGTTCAGCAAGGCAAGCCTCTGGGCGAAACACTTCACATTTCTACCGACTGGGAAAAGTTCGAGAAGAAGTGGGCGGGTGGCGTTGAAACTGTCGTCAGTTCCAGTATCGGTACAGCTGGTCTTGCTGGTACTGTCGATAAGCTCAGCAGCGTCAAGGTCGAGGTCAAGAACGACGGCGGCGAGAAGGTTAAAGATATCGCCGTTATGTCGGTAGCCGAAATCAAGTCCGTGGCGACTGCTCTCGGTAAAGTAGCCGAATCGATGAAGCACATCGAGGATCTGGTGAGTAAGAGTGTCACCAAGATCGAAGACTTGGTCAAGGTCGTTGCCGAGAAGTCCAAATCGAAAGAGCCAAGTGCCGGCAAGTTGAACAAAGGCGACCTGAAGGGGATGACTTCGATCATCACCAACACCAACCTGTATCCGCAGAAGTTGGCAGGTATCATGGGCTCCGCCGGTAAGATGGCGTTCGCTCACGGCAAAGCCTGCGTTGCAGCTCACAAGGCTGGTGGTGGCGCTCACGACAAGGACGCCAAAGAGCATGCCGAACACATCCCTGACGTCGAGTCTACCGTAGAAGACGGTAAGGAGTAACTCATGGGTGACATTCTCGAACAGTACGCAATCGATGCGGGCGAGATCGAGGAGGTCACTCCATTCGAAGATGAGGTCGGTCTGACTGAGGCTGTGGACTATAATGAGTTCGATAAGGTCTCTGAGTCCGTAGTCAGTATTGGCAATGTTGTAGAATCTCTCGAGTCCCTGAATGCTCGATTCGTCGATACCATCGGGGATGCTGAGTGGAGTGTGGAAGCACGCCGTCAGTACGAGAGTGGTGTCAATGCCATCTTCTCTGCGAATGGGTTTACCTTGAGTAAGTCTACGCTAGACTACTCTGCGGAAAGTAACGGACCTACCCTGGTACAACGAGGGCGGGATCTGTTGGTTCGTCTGTGGGACGCTTTCAAGGAAGGGCTTGGTAAGTTGGTTGATATCGTCATCAATCTGATCAACAGCTGGGGTAAAACTCGAGCGACGGTTATGAGGATGGCGGTAACGCTTCGTGAGCGAGTTAAGGCGAATCCTCCTACAAGCTACCAGTCCAACATGCAAGGCTCTCCATCGTGGTCGTCTTACCTTCGTCAAGATGGCGTGACATTGTCTGCTCAGCGAGCTCTCAAGGTCACTGGCGATCTGATTAAGACGTTGGGTACAGACTGGGTAGATGTGTTCGACAAACTCGGCCGAGAAATCGCTTACAGTGTAGACCATGGTGAGATTGTCGATCAGGCTTGGCTGCAAAACCATCGGGTATTTTTCCCTAAAGGAACTTCTCCGTGGCCAGGAGGATACGATATCACCTTGTCTGATGGAGCTACGGCACTTGAGCAATCGATTGTCGTGACCCGGACGCCAGTGCTTGTCGATCGTCCACCTCTCCTGAGTGCTAGCGATATCATCGTAGTGGCTAATGCGCTTGATGATGTAGCTGACAGCATGGGTGACGTGGAGTTGGCGCTCAGGCGCGGTGTGGCTGAACTCAAGTCACTGCGCAAAAGGATCAACAGTAAAACGGCTATGGTAGGACCTCAGGTCTTGTCAAAGGCTGTGCGTCAAATCGCTGCTGGTCCTCGCACTCTACTGCCGATTACCGGTAGTATTTGCCAGAACGCATTCCGGCATGCAAATGCCAGCTTGCAGCACTGATGCAAAAAAAAAGAAAGAAGCTACAGCGGGGCGTGAGCCCCGCTGTATGCCGCTTATGCTGCCACGCCAAAGGCGGCCTCATTAGCAAACCGCGCCATGTCGATACTGGATTTGAATCGACGACGCAGGAATGGATGAGTGAGGTCAAAGTACAGTCGCCCCTGAATGATACCTTTACGCAGGAACTCTCCAGCCATCATGGTAACAGCTGTTTCATTGTTGTACAGAGTGTGGTCCGTGATCTTCAGCACCACGTCATACTCAGACTCGCCGATGTGTGCAATCCCCATCAGGTGTTCTTCAACGGGGAAGACGGCAAGTTCCATGATGATGTCGTAAGCATCAGCTGCCTTCGACAGCGGGAGGAGTGTATTACGGCAGAACGCACGGGGCGCTGTCTCTGCCAATTTCTTGGCCGTTTGCTGTACGGCTCGACTGGTGCCATGGAGCAGTGCAGCGATTGCCAGGACGGTGAAGATGTCCTTCTTTACATCAGGAGGCATCGACTGAGTGGAGGAAGATGTTTTCATAGCTGACACACGACATAAATCGTGGCTCCTTAAAAGTTTGGTATCGGGATGTTGAGGTTTGTGTCACTGACTGAGAGGATCAGTCTGTCCTGACTTACGGTAAAGCTGAAGTTCTCTTGTTGGAGCGCAGACGTGAGATCGTCTAGCGGGCCTGTCTGTAGGTAAAACTGGATAACGAGTGAAATCAATAATGCAGCTTCTGAATCGTTCCTGTTAATGAGTGTCTGGATGTCCTCGATAACGTTTGTTGCCGAAGGCCCAAGTTTCGATATACGGTTGGTGAGGCTGTTCATGAAGCGACTCCATTGCGACCAACAGGTCAGAACGTCGCAACATCACCTTGAGATCAAAAGCGGTATCAGGGTGATTATTCTTTAACCAGTCGATCAGCTCAACTTCAATCTGTGAGGACAGGTCTTTGGGCAGTGTAGATTCGTCAGGACCTACAATGTCCAATTCGCATTGGTACTGATCGCCATCGAAGATATCGATGAGGATCATGGCGTGGGCTAGTACTCGACCTTCTTCTGTTTTCAACAGATGGAGATCGCCTTGCTCGCCCATGAACTGCATGTACAGTTGTTCCAGTGACGCTACCATCGATCGCCCTGTCCACGCGCTGGTGTTCAGAGAATATCGGTAGTGTTCTTCGAGCGCTTCAGAGGGCCGCCCTTGCTCTCCGACGTCTAAGGTATACGATTCAACAGGAACAATGATTCCGTCTCTCTCAAGAGCTTCTGCGAGCTTTAAGAGCACATCCTCGGACTTGTAGTAGCCTTCGCTTCGAATGAGAGACAGATAAGTGGAAATGTTGAACTGTTTGGACACAACAAACGGCTTTGCTTCGACGCCGTGTTGTTTGCGGACGATCAGATTTAAAAGTAGGCCTGGATCAACCAGGGACTTTTCTGGGGTCAGCATTACATTCATAAAGCACCGCCTTGTTGAATTGATTCATCTGGTGTTCCCTTACACCGATTGCAGAAATAACTGGGGCCGTCGCCCCAGTCGGTCATGGTAGTAATGTATTACCAAAGAATCATAGAGTATCGATCTGTGGAGTCGGGCTCACTGTACCGCCACCCTGCATGTAAGCAAGGTAATCAGGATCGTTACGGTCGACGAACACCACCAGAGTCGTCTTGGCAAAGATCCTCTCTGACATCATCCCCGAGCCTTCCATCTCGTAAGAACTCGGAGCCATCAAAAGAGATCCCTTGATTGTCCGAATAATGCCGCCATAGTCGTACAGGATCTCTACAGCCATCCCAGGAGTGATGAGTGCGGGGTTACTGCGCAACCAGGGCAGGTACAAGATAGCGCCAGAACGCATGGCAAGCTTACTGGCTTCCAGATAGATATTATCCGTCACGGGAGCAGAACTTACTGGAGCAACGTTCTGGGCGTTACCGACCACAGTAGTCGAGAACTCACTGTTGTTAGCTGACCTTGAAGCCACCATCTTGTTGTTACCAACAGACACGACTCCATCAACTAATTTGCTTGCGCGGTTAAAACGTACGGCGTTACCTTGTTGGTTCAGCTTACCTAAGGTATCGTCTTCGATCTTTGAGATCCCGGCGGAATAGACACTCAGCATTCTGTCTTCATTGATCCACGTCTTGTCCACCGCAACCGATTGCCGGTTAGGAGCCATGATCACTTGCAGCATCCGGCTAGCAGAGTCCTGACGAGCGGTGTCGTACATCGGCCAGGTGTAGACCATCCTGTCCTGGATGTAGAAGCCAAGACCTGTCGAATAGATACCACCCTGCTTGTTCTGGATCAGATCAGGGATCGAGAAGAAGTTAGTTCCGTCAGGGATCATGACGTGGTTGCGAGGCGTTGTGTTGTTCGGTGCTACCAGATCGAACCCACGGATAGCTTCATCAGCAGCCAACTTGATGGCCTGTGAGTAACGAACCAACAGAGCACGCATGACTTCAAACGGTGGCGACGATCTGCCAATGAATCCCAGATACGATTTGCGCAGCTGGGACACCGCTACCTCTTCCAGAACAAACGCCACATGACGAATGCCATTACGGTTAGCCGTTTCAGTATCTTGAAGGGACGGATCGTAACCGGAGTCGGTAGGGCGCGGGATCTCATCAGCAAGGTACGCGACGTAGGTCGAGGACAGAACAGCTTCTGCTGTACGTTGATTGCCTCGACCATCGGCGTTGCTGATATTAACAGTGATTCTGAGATCGTCCTGAAAAGGACCGATATCGTTCATCACCGTGCCGACCCCAAGACTGAGTACCAGCGACAGCGCATCAGTATACGCTGTCCGGTAATCCCGCCCAATGTCATATCGGATCACTTGCAGGGGGGAGATCTCTTTCCCAGCGCTGTGGATGATGACATCGAAGTTGAAGTAAGGACTACCGTCACCAGCAATGATTCGCTGTAACTCCAACAACAGTGCCGATGACTGTAGTTCACTAGCCATGGTACATCTCCATGTATTGCTCGATGATGTCCATCTGCTCGATCGACTTGGCGACGACGCCTTCTTCCTTCTTCTCTTCCATGATAGATTTGCTGAACGTAGGACGTACACGCAGACCATCGAGAGGGTTGGCGAAGATCGGCTTGTCGATCAATGGGTTGATGTCGACCACGATCGTACGGATAGCCGTGGCGAATTCACCCATCATCCGGAAGTCTTCGATATCCGGCGGCATGTACATCTTGTCACTGCGTTGCGCTTTGATGTGCGCATTGAAGTGATCGAGGATTCGTTTGTAGGCGATCTCCGCGATGGACTTGTCATTGAAGCCAAGTGTTGCGCCGTCGATGAAGTACTCGACCATGTCCCAGACACAACCGTACGTGTTAACCGGCTGGTTGGCGATCCAGTTCATTTCTTCTTCGACGGGATTACTTGTCACTGTAGGGCGGTGGAGCGATCGGTTCTTTGCCCTGAAGTGAGCAGTGTCGACGTTGAAGTTCAGCTGTTCATCTTTACTGAAGATGTAATCAGCCGTATCACGTTCGATGTACTTACGTTTAGGGATCTTGAAGCCAGATTCGGCAGCAGTGGATGATCTCATTACAGCACCCCAGGTGCCAGCTTGATCAATGTCAAGATCAGCGGCGTGTAGTAGAAGCGTTCGAGGTTGTCGTACTTGTGGGCGTAGTCGGCAAGGTCTGCCAATTCCTTCAAGTCGATAGGTCGGTTGTTCAGGCGCTCATTGATCATGAACTCGAGTCGACTCATCTGGGCAGTATTGCCCTCGTAGAATGCTTCACTCAACACGTAGTAGTCATCGACCACTACTCGCTTGATCCAAGCGGCTGCGCCGCCCCGAGGCTCTTCACCTGTCAGGTCAAGCTGAGGTAGAAGCGAACGCATGTCGTCTTGACGCACATCGGCTTTAGCCAATTTACCGGCAGCGTGAGGTGCGTGGTAGCCCGTATTGACGTTGAAGGCAGCATCGATAGCAGTCACCACCTGTTTGATGCCACTGAAGGCGATACCAGCGAACAGGGGACGTTGGCGGAACGCACGAATAGGACTGAGTCCCATCTTGCGAGAGGCGCTATACAGAAGCCCTGGATCACGCTGAGCCAATGCATCGAACAAGGACACTTGGTTCGAATACAGGTCAGCCGAAACACCATGCGCGGTAATTGCACTGACCTGAACATGATCTCGGGTTTCAAGGATCGACTTCATAAACCGTACTACGTACGGATCATAGGTCAACAAACCGCCGAGACTCGGAACTACCGGAACGACGAACGTTTCACGAGCATCGTCGAAGAAGTCTTTGAAGTACAAGTGAAGCAGACGACTACGAGCGTTGGCCAGGCGTTTGATGACGTTCATGTCATCGAGGGTCAGGATAGGTTTCAGGCCGGAACGGAAGTTCTCCAGCGAGAAGTAGCTTTCCGTTTCAACGCGATTGTTGTTCAACCGGTCGAGGAAGTCGCGAGTGACCTGTCTGGTCAGTGTCCAGGTAACCGCCGTGGCGGCTTCCGGGTAGTACCCGCCGATGGTCGATTCATTGACCTGGAAGATACCATTCATGCCGTTACCGATGTCGGCAATGAACATGTCGCCGTCCTGTACCGGCAGACAGTTGTAGATCAGGCCCGCGCCGGTGGTGCGGTAGTTGTTGGTATCCTGAGTATCCTGAACCGTCTTCAGGTCATCGGTCACCACCAACTGGAAGTTTCGGATCAGTTCGTACTGACCGTAGGCCGGAGGCAAGCCATCCTGATAGGAAGCGCCCGCAGAATCACGGCCCAATATTTGACGGTAGTAATCGACCTGCCACTTCTGACCAGACAGATAAGAAGACAGCGTGTTGATGTCAGTCTTTCTGGTATCGACGACCTGAGAAACATACTGACTATCGCTGATCCTGACGTTAGGTTTGATAGGACCTTGGTCTTTTGGTGTTTCTGCAACCGGCATGATAAAACCCTCTGAAATTGTACGCTCATAGGACTCAGACAAAAAAAAAGAACGAGATGACAGCTGGGTTTCCCCAGCTGTCTCTTACTCGCTATCTGCGTACATACCGTCGTGCAAACATTGTGTCGAGGTACAGAACTAATGATCCCAACAACATGACTAACCAGACGTAAGTATCACTGACGAACCACGCAATCGCTGATGCCAATGCCAGTATTACCAACCAGAACCTCGAGTACAAGACGTACCGCTCGTACCAATGAGGATGTTCCTTATCAAGGCGGATACAAATCGCCAAGACGTATAATGCGACACTGAAGAGCACGGCCAGGAAAGTCACTGCCAATCCGTAGTACGTGAACGTGAACGCGTCATGAGTCATGATTAACTCCTTTTCTTTGCATGACACGTCGATGATGTATGATCTTAATTTTGATCAATCCACCCTCAGCGCGATAATGCTCAGCCACTGTAGGTACTTGATGTGTCCATCGCCTTCGCGAGCCCAAGGGTCTTGATAACCCCAGTCGCCAGTTCCATCGCCAGGAGACTTACCGCCTCCGGGCAACCCACCAGCCTCGCCTCGATTGATAGGACCGCCGACACCACCCGTCCCGTCTTGAAATCCAATGCTCTTATCCTCCAACATCTTGTAGAACCACTTGATGTAGGATTTAGGTACATACAGATCATCAATCAGGATAGAGATGGCGTAGCTTACATCTAAACGTGGGAAGATCGACGTGAAGATCTGGAGTGTGGCTTTCCAGTTAAGCTGCATGCTCCGGATAGCCTTATCCGTAAACTGGCCGTAGAGCGTCGGGAAGTTAAGACGTAGGTGATACGATCTTCTCAAATCCAACGGCACTTTAGCCCTGATGTTCAGATCCTTGTCGATCGAGAGCATATCTTGACTCATCCGAGTATCTTCGTTGTACAGCGTGAAGAAGATCGGCGCGCCTCCAATCGTGATCAGTCCAGCGTAATACTCCCTGAAGTAATCATCCATCTCTTTCGTGAAACGATAAGTGGGGATCTGCGTCAGGTTCAGGATGTCCTGAGGATCGTTCGGATCCAACTGAATCATCCAGCTGATGCCAGGCAGAGAATACTGAGGCTGATTGCGGTAGCCGGGGATCCACTCATCGTAAGCAGGAACCCGCATGCCGTCAGCCGGCGCTGGGAAGTAGTCGACGTTACCCTGGATCACATCAAGCGCTCTGATACCGATAGCGCCATGTTTAGGCAGCTCATCAACAGCAAAACGAGGCCGGTCATCGAATAGCGGACGCTTCACATGCTGCTGATGGATCATCAGAGGGTATACGAAGTACAGCTGCACGCAGCGATGGTATACCGCTTTGTAAGTAAAATCGATCGTCCAAGTGGACAGACCGTCTTCCTTTACTTCCTTCGGCACTTCACTGAATGCAAACCATCCTTGCGCTTGGGCTTGTTTCTCAGGGATAACCACCGTGGTCCTGCTGAAGTCGCCGTCCTTGGTAGTGCCGATCACTTTCAACTGACGTCTCTGAATAGAGGCGATGTACTCCGACAGCGTATCCCCATACCCAGCGATGTTCTCTCTCAATTCATGAAAGTAGGCGAGGGTTTGGAGAATCTCTTCGTTGATAGGGATCTCGTAATACACCTCATGTTGCACACTGGTCATGTTCTCAGCGAACTTGGTCACCAGACGGTCACGCCACTGCGTTGCGTCTTGGCGAGACTTTGAAGTGTACTTGAACTCGAGTTCGATATCAGAGTACTGGTAGATCGGACGCAGGCTAATCCCAAGCTTTCTATCATCGAAGACAGCGGGCATTTCGGCCTGTCTGGTAATCTGGTTGAGCACAGCCTCATTACGAGTGGAGTCAGTTGCCCTTACGCGCAGTTTTGACATGCCGGACCATTGAGGTTCGTCATCATCTCCTAACACGCCGCTGTTCTGTTTCACCCGATCGAATTCGTTGGTCATGTAAACCGGGACCTGACCAAGGCCACACAACGTCGCTACGTCTCGTGCAATTCCCATCGCCACTGGACGACTGATGGCATCATAATTAGCCACCAGATCAACAATTTTTCTTGGCATGATTTTGATACCCGAAATAGATCACAGCATACATGGAGAGGGGTCTTACCCCTCTCCATAGTGCGTTACCCTTGGAACACAGATTCCTCGGCGTAGCACAGTACCGCATCCAGACGAGTGACCAGATCGCGCTGATAATCGACCAGACGGTCAACCACACGGCCCAGCTCAGACACCAGTTGCGATTCGATACGCATCAGCTCGAACTTATTGACGCCGTCATCCAGATCGACTTCGTCATCACTTTCAGTCGTGTTGTTGAGTTTGGAGACAACCGACTCCAGAGCCTTGAACGACCCTTTGGTGGAGGACGAGATGCGCTCCAGCGTCTTCAGGCTTTCGGAGACGATCGTTTCGACGACCAGCAACAGCTTGCCCAAGTCTTCATTGCTGAGACTGGTAGGTGCGTCGAGATGGCGGATCAGCTCTTTGGCATCAGGGTCAGTCGTGGTCAGTAGGGCGGTCAGCACTTTGTTGTACCGATGCTCTTTGAACTCGTACCGCTGGTTACCCAGGAACTGTGCAGGTTGTTCCTTGATGATGTCACTGATCTGTTTGATGAGATCATCACCCTGGATCTGGACGAGACCATCGAGGTTGGCCTTGCCGCTACTGACTGCGTCGATCACACGGTTCTTGATCTGATCAGCCAGACGAGTGTGGTACACTTCGACAGCTTTGGTCAGGGCGATGTTGGTTGCAGCAAACGCCGTCAGACTTTCTGCAATCGCCGCAGGAGTCGCGTAGGTGTTGTTCAGTACCAGCAGACGCTGGGTGCCGGACGACAGCTTGAGTGGCTTACCACCTTCAGGATCACGCTTGATGATCAGACCACGAACGCGCATCGAACGTTTGGTCAGACCAGCCGAGCTGTCGTTCAGACGAGACAGACCCAGGGCCACGCGAGCACCGAACGAACCCATTGCTGCGCCAAAGGCTTTCACAGTGCTGTTGAACCAGTCACCCAGGCCTTCCATGGAGACTTCGGTGACAGCGCCGTGCAGGTCAGTTTCCAGACGAGGGATCTCGGTATCGATAATGCGTTCAGCATCGGCGATAGCACAGTTAGCCAGACCTACAACACCTTCTACCGCAGAAGGGGCAGCAGTATCAACAGCGTTAGCAGCACTGGCCACAATGTCGGCCACTTTGGCGGCGGCATCGATATCGTTACGGTCATCACCAATCTCATCAACAAAATCCAAGGAATCAGAAAGCTCTGCACGTTCTTCACGAACTTCTTCAACGAGTTCGCGAGTTACTACATCTTGCTCAACCACGACATCGTTGGTTTCAACGATCGATGATTCGAAGTTGGCTGTCCCGAGTAGGGCAGCGGAAAGGTCGTCACTGAATCGGGACATGAGACACCTGTGAGGTTAATTAGGGGACGCTATATTATCTACGGCATACAGCGGGGCGCGAGGCCCCGCTGTATTTAACCGACGCAGGAAGGACGATTACTCGCCTTTCTTGTCATCGTCTTTCTTGTCGTCATCTTTCGGCTTGGCATCAGCATCCGGAGCTGCTTCAACCTTGCCGCCGTACTTGCCGGCAGATGCAGCGCCGAAGCTATAGGCTTCTTTGGCAGCAGTGCCGACGTGGCGAATGAAGTCAGGAACGATATTCTTGTTCGCCGACATGATCGCCTTCACGGTCTTCAGCAGTTCACGGGCGGCGTGATCGTCGTCCTTGTCCGCATCCGACTTGGAGCCGGTGACTTTGGCTTTGATGCGAGCAGCAATACCGCCAACAGCCTTCGCAGCAGCAGCAACAGCCTGCTCGTTGGCGCTGATCACGGTGTCGCCGTCTTTCTTGGCGCTGGTCATCAGGGTGCTGATTTCGTCCAGCTTGCCGCCCAGGGCGACGATTTCCGATGGAGTCAGGATTTCAGCCTTTTCAGGTGCCTGGCTCTTCTCGGGTTTGGTGATGCCGAAACGTGCACCGGACAGACGGGACAGGCCTTCGCCTTGACCGACTTTCCAGACAGCTTTGAAACCACCAGGCAGTTCGCCGGAGTGGTCATTCAGCGAACTGGTATCAACAGCACCGGCCGCCGATTTCAGGCTGGCAGCGGTAGGGCTTTGCAGAGCGGCGGTCACAGGCTTCAGAGCGCGCATGATGGCGACCGAAGTTTTGACGACGTCGTTGTTGTAGGCTTTCTTCAAAGCGTCCAGAGCAGCGGCAGGAGCAACCTTGCCACCGACGACCAGGGTCTTGTAGCTACCACCGGACAGCTCTTTGACTTTTGGAGTGCCTTTGGCAGCGGCGCCAACGCGTTTCAGCTTCGCACCGGCAGCCTTGATGGCAGCAGCCGATTTACCGATGGTGGCGAAGAATTCCATGATGGCGGTTTTGATCGCCGACGCAGCAGCTTGCAGCATTTTGACGAACTTGGAGAGCAGGCCTTCGCCTTTCTCTTCAGCTTCTTGCGAGTAGTCTTCGAGTTGGTTGCTCTCGAAGGATTCGCTCATGATGACCATGTCGCTGCCGAACAGCTGAACCGGCATGCCACGGCCTTCCATCGAAGCGGTCATCGCCTGGATCAGGAACTTGGCGCCTTGTGCACCCAGTTTCTCGCCACGAGCCGACATGGCTTGCACTTGACCGACGTACGATTCCAGGGATTCAACGACTTCAACAACCTTCTCGGCGTTGGCGTCGTGTTCTTGCAGCTTCTCGACCTTCTCACCCATGTCCTCGACAGCTTCTTCGAGGTCCGACTGAGTGGCGTCGGTGATGACGGTGATTTCTTCTTCACCGGCCGGGTGGGTAACTTCCAGCTCGATCTCGCCGGACTCGACGCCGTACTGGAAGAGGGCATCGTTCAAGGATGTGAAAGACATGTGTAGCTCCTAAGGAGTAAAGATGACGTCGGTGCGACCGACGGCGTATACGCACATTATTACATGGACTGAGAAACCGAACGGTCACCCACGTAAAGCTCCATCGTACACGACAAGTCGTCTACGCCGAGCAAGACTACCCATTTCTGGATAAGCGCTTCAGGAGTCAGATTGGCGAGTTCAACAATCGCCTCACGTTCTTCTGCACTGAAAACCGGGAGACGTGTAGCCACCTGGATATCATGCTTCATGATGAGTGCTCTGTCCTGGAACGACACACGTCGACGTGTGATGCGCTTGGTCAGGAACAGAGCAGACTCTGCGATGAAGGCTTGAACACTCGTACCCAGACGCACGTTTGGCATCAGAGACGGAATGAAGAAGCCTTGTGTCGCTTTCCACTCACGGAGCAAGATAGCAATCTGGTCGGTTTCTTCAGCGAAGCCTGGCCGAGACTGGTCCATGCGGTCACGATAGATATCGCTAACTTCCGGCGCTTCATATACTGAGCCCGGCGTCGCTTGAATATCCATCTCGGTTGGGAAACCGCGGTGAGTGTAAATGATGCTCATCGTAGTTTCTCCTCCATGGTCTTGATGCGCTGACGGGCCAACGTCAATTCGCCTTCGTAACCATGAATGATTGTTTCTTCCTGGGCATCAGGAGCGCCACGAGACCGACGGTTACGCAGTGCTTCCAAACGCAGCTCGATCAAACGAGCATCGCTCTTCATGCACTCGAACTTCTCGATATCCCAATCGGTGCTCCGGATGCCCTGATAGTAGAACAGGCCGGAGATGATCGGGATGGCGTTCAGTTGCAGAGGATCGGAGGCAGCGCCGGCCAATGCAGGCACAGCGGACATGTCCGTCTCGGCAACCAAGATCTCGGGGATCTTTTCGATATCGCCCAGGACCTTCTTGGGATCACCATTGAGCAGATTCAATAGCCTCAAATACGATCCCCGGTTCGAAGTCAGATACTTGAGATCGTTTGGCGTGAACGGGTTACCGTCGCCGAGGCCGAAGGCTTCGATGTTGGTTTCAGACGCCACCAAGAACGACAGATGTCGGCTACTGTATTCCGCGAAGAAGTCCAGTAGATCGATCAGCCGCAGGATGGAGGCTTTCTGATAGGTAATCCCTTCCACATGGATCTGATCGTTTACGTTCTTGTCAACGTATTGATCGAGCAGATCCAAGAGCTTACGAGCATGTTCGACAGCAATGGCTGTGAGCTTGAAGTAAGCCACGCCCGGAGCGTTACGAAGGCCAGGAGGTAGCACGCTTGCGAGATCCTTGTGGAAGTCACGAGCGTACGTGGTTTTGAACGCCGCAGGATTCAAGTCCTGCTCGACCAACTTCAGAGACGGAAGGACGTGGTCCATCAGTTTCTTGGCGATGATCTTGATCTTACCTTTCACATCCTTTCGTCCAAACGAAGGAATGAGATTGGCGATGAAGGAAAGGATACTCATGTCGTGAGGACTCTCTAGGCAGGGTTACAGACGACCTGGAATACGGCCTTCCAGGTAGCTCTTCATGACGTCGGTCAGATCGCCGTTACCGGTTTGTGGACCTGCCGATTTGATGTCACGCAGGGTGTAGATACCGTAGTCCTCGATATCGCGGGTATACACGGTAACGGTTTCCATATCCGAGTCCACGACATAGAGCAGCAACAGAATGCCGCCTTCGAACATTCGCTGGCGCAGGTTGAAGTCGGTGAAACGGCCACCCATCTTCTCTTCCAGCTCACGCTGGGTTTCCTTGCCGATGATGCAGATCGACGATACGTCACCGATCGATGGAGTGCCGGTCAGCAGAGTAGCCAACAGGCTCTTGTCAGCGCGTTGGTGAGCTTTGCGGAAGTAACCCGACTTGTCGGCCATGGCTGCACGACGATACGCATCGATGCGATCCTGACCTGCTACCAGATCACGCAGGAGCTCGATCTCGCCTAGGCGATACTTGCGCCACCGCACGTCGCTACGACTGTCTGGGCCGTACAGGGACAGCATCTCGACCAGAGTAACCGGTTCCATGCCCAGAGGGCGCAGCTTGATCAGGACAGGGATGGTTGCCTTGTTCTGGCCGTCGGTCATGGTAACGTCGACGATCTGACCGATAGCCAGGTTACCGATGTCTTGGACCAACTTCGATGTACCGCCACCGAAGGCGTTGCCACTGTCCGACTTGCTGTCAGAAGAGAGCGGGCTATTGTCTTCGGTACTGTAAGTACCCCAGCGTTTCAGACCAGCAGCTTCGCCGACAAAAGGCAAGCCTAATTGATATGATTCGGTGGAAAGGAAGTTAGCTGTGGCCGCGTTCAAATCCCGGTCAGGAGCGAATTTGTCGAGGTACTTCGAAACCTTCACACCACTGATGGTGTTGTCGCTCGCCACGGAGAGCAGATAAAGGCTGGTGAATTGTCGCTGGGCGACGTTCATGACGTCTTTGATGAACGGCAGACGAACTGCACGGCTGTCGATCAGGCAATAGGGTTCGACACGTACCGATTTGGTTTTCGATACGTAGTTCTGACCAGCGCCTGCTTGCCAAGCCGTGTTGAGAGCGTTCGCCACTTTGTTCAGCGAGGAGTTAGCCAAACCGTCGGCGACCTTATCGACAACCTTGGTAAGGATAGCCCCTCCTGCGATGATGCCTGCGGCCTTGAAGATAGCACCAATACTCATTACGATCTCCTGGTAATGCGAGAGGGATACTGCCTGCTGTATCTGCGCAGGCTTAATAACTGTTTGATTACGGAGTAGCCATGGGAGCTTCAACCGATTTTCTTTATGCCGACATCATGAAACATGTCGCCGACACTGGTGGTCTTGACGACCAGTATGCCCTCATGGACAACATCTCGAGGACAATGGGTGCTGGTGCTGAGTACAGTCGCTACAGTGACATCTTCTACGGAATCAACAGATTGCCGGGATTGGCGCCTCTGCCTATTCATCGAGAGTCACAAGGGCTTGTATTATTTACCCGCCCTCACTTGAATCTTTCTTACGACAACATCAGTAACGTGCGGACTCTTGCGGCATTGATGACACAGGACCCGTCAACATATCAATACGCTGTAAGGATGATGCTCGATCCAATTACCTACGGATCTGGTGCGAAACCGTCGCCATTGGTGGATCGTTATAACCCGTACATCACGTTGCTGACAAACACCATTTCCACGATGAGTGCTCCACCTGATATCGGGTTGAACACGTACGTCTCTCCAGAAGGAGCGCGTAAAGAATCGTGGATGATGAACGACAGTATTGCTGAGTACAACGGCAAGTACGACATCACCTGCACGTTCAACAACCCAAAAGGTAATCCGGTACTTGCGATGTTGCACGCCTGGATCATCTACATCAGTGGTTTGCGAGTGGGTCCTCTCGTTCCTCACCCTCAGCAACGTATTCAAAACGAGATGGATTACTTCACTCGTATTGAACGGTACAAACTCGATGTGACTGGACGTAAGGTAGAGCAATGGTTCCACACCGGAGCAAGCTTTCCTACTAACCTTTCTATTGGTGCAGGCTTTGGCTTTAACCGTGAGGAAGCTCTGGAATACGAGAACAAACAAATCTCGGTTCAGTTCGCCTCGGTCGGTGCCGTTTATAACGACCCTATCCAGATTATCGAGTTCAACGAACGCATTCAACGTTACAACTCCGGCATGGCCGATGCTGTACGGTCGCAGAAATACAAGAAGATCCCAAACCAGTATCTGGTCGCGACCAACTACAACGGCTATCCTCGCATCGAGCCTGCTACCATGGAGCTCGAATGGTGGTTGGATGATGCCACCTATACCCAACTGACCAAAGGTCTATAACGGAGTGATGTATGGCATTAACATCTGATGACATCAAGGCTCAGATGGTCGCAGTACAATACGAGCCAACTCGTACTATCTCGATCATGGCCACTCAGCTCGAATCAGCTTTCAATGGCGAGAACTTGCTGGTAGATGCGTCGAACCCCTTCGTTCAGTTGCTAGAAGCTCAGGTCATTCTGACAGCTGGTGCAATCGATGAGAACCGTTTGCTGAACAATCAGCAATATCCGGTAATGGCCGCGTCTGAAGAAGACCTCAACGCCAACCTCTCTGATAAAGAATACGAAGGGATGTTCGGCTCTCCCGCAGGCTGCTGGTTTGACATCTGGATGAGTGAGGAAGAGATTCTTACCTTCGCAGTCAAAGTCGGCACTACGGGGACCAAGAAGCTCACCATCCCGCGTCACACACGGATCACCGTACAGGGTAAGATCTTTACCTTCCAGTATCCGATCAACTATATCGTCAAGAAGCACGGCAGTGTGGATGTTGTCTATGACGGCACTCAAACATCGCCTCTGCAAGTCCTGGCCGGTAACAAAGTTGACTGGGGCACGTACACCACGAGGGTCGTGACAGATAACAACGCCGGTGCGATTCGCATGATCCGTGTGCGAACGTTCCTCAAGCAGATGAAGAACACCTCGTACAAGTATTCGCTAACTGGTGCCAAGACACTGAAGAAAGTGTTGGCGCTCGACAGCGACTATTACTACACTCGTGCCTTCCGTCGTCCTCCGGGCGGTCAATGGACTGAGATCAAGACCACTCACTCTCTCCAGGTGTTTGATGCACAGGACCCAACGCTGCTGCTCAAGGTAATCGACGATACGTTGACTATCGAGTTGCCGTACGTGTACTTTGCGACCAGTCTGGTGCGCGGTGATTTGCGGGTTGATGTCTACACCTGCGATGGTCCAATTGAAATGGATATCAGCACTCTGCCGGCGGATAACTTCGTGGGTGAGTACATCGACCTTGATGAGTCAGATAACCTGATCTACTCAGCCCCACTGTCTTCGATGTCGACTATCAGTATCGGTGGTGACGAAATCACCGGCGGTGTTACTCGCCCAAGCTTTGACGTGCGTCGTCAGCGGATGCTGACAAACTCGGTCGGCGATTCGGTCATTCCTATTTCTCCGGCGCAGATGAACACTACGCTTGCAGATCTTGGGTTTGATTCGAAGATGGTTGTGGACATGGTGACGGAACGTACCTATCTCGCCAGTCGTGCAATGCCAAACAATGCAAGTGGTCGTTCTACTGCCGGTATTGATGCTGCTGTGCTGACTGCCAAGTATGCGATCAGGGATCTGGTTGGTCTTGAAACAGTGATTGTCAATGGCGATCATTACACCGTGCTGCCTAAGACGTTGTTCCGCAACGTCGATGGTGTCTTGCAGATCGTGTCTGACGATGATCGCAAAGCGCTGGAGTTGATGACTGGGGACGGCTTTGTCAACACCATCAGCGGTAATGGTTATCTGTACACCCCGCTGCACTACGTCCTGGACATCAGCAACAACGAGTTCCAGGCCCGTCCGTACTACCTGACGTCTCCGACGTTCGATGTCACCTCCTTCGTTGCCAGTAACGATACGTTGGGGTTGACCGCCAGTACGTCGTCTACTCGATCCATCATCAAAAATGAGAACGGGTATGTCATCCAGATCAAGTCAAGCTCTAACCAAGCGTGGCAAGCGCTGAACGACGATCAGGTGCATGTCCAGCTGGCGTTCAAACCTGTTGGTGAAAGTAACTACGCCTACGTCAACGGTGTACAGGTTGCAAAGTCTGGCGAGCGGATCTTCCAGTTCCAAATCAACACAAACTGGGACCTGTCGAAAGACCATCAACTGACGACTACCAACTTCAACATGTTCGAGCCTATCGAACGCGATTACCCAACACCTCTTCAGAATGACTTCTCGCTGATCTGGTCGGTGAGTAACTATACTGTCGATGGTGCTGAGCGTACTGAGGTGGATGACGTCATTGGCGACTTCCTGCTGCCTGCTGGATCGATCGGTCTCTACCATGAGCTGATCACTGTCAAACTGGGCGACTCGCTTGGTATCGATGATGATATCAATTACGGTCTATGGACTCGTGCACGGGGAATGGTGGGTGAGGCGAAGTACATCACCTATCCTGCTGACGTATACGCTACGTACGATCGTAACATCTACGACAAGGATGCTGAGGGCAAGCCGATCATCGTCGACGACGGGAACGGCAACAAATCGCTCAAGATCAAATATCCGAAAGGATCGTTCATCTTGGATGGGGACGGTAACAAGACTATCCTTTATCACAAAGGACAGGTCATCATTAATCCGGAGACTGGTGAAGCGACGGTTGAGACTGGCCGTAGCGTCATGCGCTGGTGGGACATGTGTCTGTTTGACGCAGTCTATCGGTACGCGACATACGCGCCTGATAAAACCTACGCTGATGCGGTGCCTAAAGTCTTGGCAACGTGGATCAATGAAACCCTGGCCGGCGTTGCATCGCTGTGCCTTGAAGAGACGGACATCCTATTCCAGCCTCGCAACACGCTGAAGTACGTCGAGTGTCTGGTCGACGATAGCGAGAAGAAGGTATTGCTGACCGCTCAGGATCTCGTGTTGACGTTCTTCGTCACTGCCGAGGTCTACAAGGATGCTGATCTGCGTGCGTCTCTTGAGGCGACTGGTAAAGAACAGATCCTGGTCGGCCTTGACAGCACTGTCGTGGCTCGGGATGGTCTGGTAGATCTGGTACGTAACAACGTCGGTATCGACGCGGTTGGTATCAAGCTGACTGGCCTTGGTGGACGTGATAACGACTTTGATGTCATCACACTTCTGGATGAGTCTTCGAGACTGTGTCTTGCAAAAGCAATGCAGGCACAACCCGACGGCACCTACGCAGTGGTAGATGGTATCGAGGTGAACTTCAAGCGCCACTCTGACCAAGATTGATGCGTTAGATATCCACTCACCCTTGCGGGTGAGTGGATATATTCTTATGCTGCGTGTTCAAGTACAGTGGTCATTTCTTCATTGGCGAAAGCAAGCATGTCGTCAAGGGTAGGCCAGCCGCAAACCGATTCCATGATCTCGATCGAGTTGACTCGACCGCCAGTCAAGTTGATAGATGCCAACCGCAATGTCTCGCGATCGATACCGTACACCTGACATGGTTCGAACATCGTTGTTTCTTTCGAGAGGTTCTGGATGATCTCTGCTCGAGGATACGTCGTCTCCACGTCAGCATCCGCGCCGTACATGTGGATGACAGAACGAATGGTCGGCATATCGTGAAACAGGAACAGTCCAGAATCAACAACGTTGTGCGATGGGAACGTGACAATCCATCCTTCCTTTGAGGAGAGGAGATTATCGTGATCATCTCGCATCGAGTTTGAAGTCGAGCAGATAATCTTCTTGCGCTTCTTCGCAACACTGAACAACATGTCGGTCACGTTGATCTTTGGCTGCGAGTTGAAACTTGAATAATCCAGAGATCCCGCCAGTGCACTGATCTGGCTGCTAAGATCTTGGTTCTTCATGTCCTGAACTTTAACACTCAAGGAGTCGAAGATGTTGTAGTTACCGTACCGTACCTTATACTTACGCTGCATCTCCATGTGCCAGTGGAGCGTACCTTCAGGGATGGTTGTATCTTCGGTCTTGTACTTGAGCTTACTAGCTCCCATGTGGCGTTCTAGGACCGCTGCTAGGCCGTACCCTCCCGATTCCTTACCTTTGGCTTTACGAAGCTGCCAATAGGCTTGCATGGCGTCCTGGCCCTTCCAGGAAGCGGTGTTCATGAAGACGTTCCAACGCTCCTGCGGTTCCAGCCGCATTTCACGACCAGACGACATCTTCTTCACCTTCTGACCTTCGCGCAGCAGGGCGCCGCGGTACTCGTAAGGAACACGAGAATCAGAAAGAACATCAGCAGGATCGTATCCAGCGTACTCAGCAGAAAGCGCCATGACTTTGAAGTCGAAGAAGGCGTTCCAACCGGTGACGATATCTGGCTGTGTATAATGCAGCCGATCTACCATCGCCTTGGTATTATCGAAGTGGTTAGAGTGCATCTCCACTCGAAGTGGCAGCTTCTCCAGCTCATCTACCCAAGCAGGATATTCACCCTTCTTGTTAGACAGCGTCTTCTTGATACCGAGCATCCACTGAGGCAGAGCGTCGTAATACTCTTCAGTGACTTTCTCAGCGTAGTTATAGACATCCCCTGCCCAATCGTTGTTGACATAGAGAACGATCTCTGTATCGGACACCAGGGACCACAGAATCGGCAACTGGGCTGATTTGTCCAGCATGCAGGTTACATCAGTCTCGGCGTCGACCACGCTGACTTTGTTTGGCTCGAACTGTCCAGGCCAGCGGTTCTGATAAGCCTGCTTCATGAAGACTTCAGAACTGGTATCGAGTCCGTACACATACGGGCTCTGAGCGATCATCTTGATAGGGTCGTTAGCACGCCCTTTCTTGAGACGGGTAACCAGATCGCGCTTCAGCATGATCTGCGTCACCTTGATCATCTCAAGGTTTTCAATGTCCTCGAATTCGATCTTGTCAGGATGGGTACGCAAGTGTTCTTTCGTCAACCAATAGGGACGTTCGTAATCTTGCTTGGTACGTACGGTTGGGAACCGTTCGACCTTCCCATCAATCTCTACAGTCACCCATTCCTTGATGGTGAGCATGTCGTGGTTTTCGCCATCACGGTGCATCGAATACGTGGCGTGTTTACATTCCTTAGCGAGGATTTTATCCTTTGGAACTTTCCTTAGGATGGTATCAATTTCGGCTGGACTTAACTGGGTTGACATCATGTACCTCGTGTAATCAAATCCTCTAGAGCATAGTGTTGTGAACTGAAAAACTACACTCCCGAATACCGGGGGAATTGCTATGAGACCGCTACCACACTCGGAGCAGCAACGTATGATGTCCTTACAGGAATCCATGGAGGCGATTGCCTTCCAACGTGATCTTAAATTCCCCACTCTGTTGACCGGTTATTTCGAAGAACTCATTGCTACTGAGCAGGTTCACGAAATGGTGCCGACTCTTCAGAAGATCGCCGACCTGACGTACGATGTCACCGGCGTGATGTCTACCTTCATCGTCACTCAGGCTCCTCCGGGCAAGACTGCACCGTATCGCGCCAGCATCAAGATGCCTGATTTTAATGCGTTCAGTCCTCTCAACCGTGGCGCTATTAAACGCCTTGAGGCCATGGACTTCGCCAACGTCACGCTCATCGATTTGATCGATGGTAAGCTTGATCGTAAGACCGGGAAGATGAGCGGCTGGTTCAGCACCATCGGTGTTGAGATCACGTTCTGTGACCGGTTCATGCACGGCGCATTCAGCGGTGCTGAGATCTGTGCGTTGTATCTGCACGAACTTGGCCACTTCTGGACCATGTGTGAGTTCATGGGCGAGACTGTATCGACGTCAGTAGTACTGGCTGAGATCGTTGGCCGAATGGATACTCAAGAGACCGTCGACAAGCGGTTCGAGTTTGTCCAGGCCGCGATGAAGATCACTGGCGCTAACCCCAACGTTCCTAAAGACATCAACACCGCAGAAGTCTTTGCGTTGCTGGTGAAGGCTCAGGGGACGCGTATGCAGAACCGTGCGGGTAGTCGCTGGTACGACATCCGTTTGGCTGAAGTGATCTCTGACCAATACGTCTCTCGTTGGATGATGGGGTCAGCTCTCGCTACAGCACTCGGTAAACTTGAGCGCGGTAAAGGCTTGTTCGCTGAAGCGGGTTATGATCCAGTATGGATCGGCGTCACTACCAACTTCCTGAACGTGGTGGCGTTTCCGTTCAGCTCCATCGGTAAGGGCGTTAGCATCGTCGTGTTCGAGGCTGTGAAAAACCTGATGTGGTCATTTGGTGTTTCATTAGGTCTCAATACGTTGATCTTCGGTATCAGCGAGAAGGGTTACAACACTACCCTTCAACGGGTCGCTCAGCAGCGCCGAGAGCTGGTAGGTTTGCTCCGCGACAAGTCACTCAGCGATGCTGAAGTAAAGCGGGCTCTGACTGATATCGATACGATCGATAAAGAGCTCGACAAAGTCCACAACCTCTCTGATATCTGGGGCACTATCACTCGTTATGCGATTGATGTCTTCAGCGGCGTCAGGAATGAAAACCATCGCGAGATCGAGAAAGAAGAGCTCGCGAACAATCGTTTGTACGAACTTGCAGCATCTCTGAGAGGATAACTCCGTGAACCCAATCAAAATCAACGCTCTGCTTGGCGAAGTACCGGAAGGTATTTCTTTCGATAAACGTAGCATGCGCCTCACCGTACTGTTCGGGATCGCAGCGGCTACGGTAATCCAGCTGCCGGGCACTCCTGTCGAGAACGACGCTGTCCGCGGCTACTTCTTCGAAAACGCCGCTGGCGTACGTGACCAGTACTTCCAAATCAATGAAGCCGTCACGTTCAACGTCGACCGGGCTCTTGAGATCGGTTACGTACTGTTCGCCGAACGTTACAACATGGCGTATCGGCCGCAGCAAGGCTGGTTCATTGACTCGACGAATCCGTTCAAAGCTGCGCTGGATAAGGTAGCTCCGGAATCGATCGATCTTAACCTCACCGGTAACGGCGATCTGAGCAAGGTTGTAGACTTCCTGCGCGAATGTCTCGCTACCGATTAAGACCAACACACCGCGCAACTGAAGGACGTGAAATGACTACTACCATCGATTTGAGCAACCTGTCGTTCGAATCCAGCGAGATCGACTTCGATACAGCGCCGGGTGATGAGCTGACAGCTGAAGCGGATAACCCGACCTTCGGCAAACCGTTTGAAGATATGCAGACGGTATACGGGATCTGGAATAACATCACCGTACGTAAACATGTCTGTCGTGACGACATGGAGCAAGTCAAGAAATTGGCTGGTACGTACCCATCTCTCGAAAAGCTGCTCAAGAAACACCCGGTCAATAGCTTCAGTAAGGAGCCAAGTCGTATCAACTACGACGTGTCGACCGAAGGCGTCTTCAGGACCGCTTACGAGGCAGTAGTCAAAGCCCTGCGTGATGTGATCGACTACATCGCGGATACGTTACGTTCGATGTGGGACTTCCTGACCAAATCTGGCCAGAAGACCGCAGCAGTGGATGATCTGTCTGCTAAACTCCGTGCATGTCAAATGTACGTGGTAGAAGTTGATCGCATCATCGCAGGCTCGTCCCAGGCTGAGGAATTCAAGAAAGTCCGTGAAGGTGCTTTCAATAATGAGTTTCACAATCTCTCCGGTAAGTGGAACACGTTCAAGAACATGCAGCTCAGCAAACCTGAAGCTTTGCATGAAGATCTGGACACGCTCGCCGGCGTCGTCAAGACTAAGCTGCCTACGTTTACTGACATGCTGGATCTGTTCCTTCGGTCTATCT